ATCGGCAGCCTCGATGTAAATCGTACAGCAGATCGCATTGTTTCTGTTGTGATTCTCCCGCAGTTGGGTGAAGATGCTGTATTCGCCGCCGTTGAGCGCATGATCTCCGACGGCGCTGGCGGAACGACAACAGATTATTACATTGAACGACTGGCCCGCCACAAGGAAACCTTCACCCGCGTCTTTGATCCAGTCCAGCAGAAGGCCATCGTCAAAAATGGCACGCGGCTGGTGGACAGCTTCATCGAGGTAGAGGGATTGGGTGGCATCGGGCAGGTCATCAGCGGACTCGATCATCTTGAGGGACGCGAGGTGATCATCATCGGCGCCCAGGCCGACGGCAGCTTTGGCCCGACCGGGACAGCCTATACGGTCGAGGATGGCGCGATCGCCACCGAAGAGGGCGTTGAGGGGACGGTCTGCGTTGGGCTGCCCTATGAGGGCTTCTACAAATCCGCCAAGTTGGCTTTTGCCGGGCAGGCTGGCACGGCGCTGCTGCAAAAGAAGAACATCGAGCATGTCGGTCTGGCCCTGCTCGATACCCATCCTCGCGGACTGCTGTTCGGCCAGAGCTTCGTCGAAGCTGAGATGTCGGAGCTTCCCGAGATCCAGGGTGATGGGCTGGCCCGCGGCGTGGTCACGTATTTCGATCGTTCGGTCGAGGAGGAGATCCAGTCCTTCCCCGGCAATTGGGACACCGACGCCCGCGTGCACATCAAAATCAAAGCAGGGCATTCTGCCGGCCTCAGCGCCATGTTGGTCGGCATCGAGACCAAGGAAAAGTAATGCAGATCCGTGACGCTACCCCCGATGAGGAGAGGGCGTTTTTCGGAAAGAGTGATCCGGCTATTCGGTCGCTGCGCTGCGCCATCATCGACGGCACCGTGGTCGCCATGTCCGGCCTGTACAAAGATCCCAGCTATTTTGGTTCGATCTTTGAAGATGATGGCCGCTGGATCGCCTTCCTCTCCGTTTCCGAAACGGCTCCCCCGCTTGGCTGGCAAGTCGTCGTGGCCATGCGACATTTCCTCAAAGAGCAGACCGATCCGATCATCGTCCAGCAGGATGATGCTCACCCCACCTCCCACCGACTTCTCGCCGCCATCGGATTCAAGCGGACCGAGAAGGTGATGTCAGACTTTCGAGATCCCAACCGCAAACTAAGGATTTGGGAATGGCAGCCCTCCCCGCCATCGCCATGGTTGCCTCGCTCGGCGCGACCGGCCTCCAGGTGATGGGCACGCTCCAGCAGGGGCGCGCCCAGCAAGCCGCCCTCAATTATGAGGCCAATGAACGCGAGCGCGTGGCCGCAGAGGAGCGTGCCGCCTCGCAGCGCGACGCCATCACCAAGCGCGGCGATGCCGAGCGGCTGATGTCCCGGCAGGTCGCCCTGGCGGCGTCGGGCGGCGCCGGTGTGGTCAACCCCTCGATCCTCGACATCTATGGCGAGACCGCACAGACCGGCGAATACAACGCTCAGACCGCGCTCTATGGCGGCGAGAGTCGCGCGCGCGGTCAGCTCTCCCAGGCCAACGCAGCGCGCTTCAAGGGCAAGGCCGCTTATAAGGGCTCGCTGCTCGAAGCGGGCGGCCAGTTCCTCAGCGGCGTCGGCAAAGCCTTTGGTGCTCCAGCTCCCGCCCCTGGCGGCGGCGCTTACGGATAATCATTCATGCCAAAAATGCCTGATAAAAGCCAGCTCCAGGGCGGCGCGGAATCGCTGCGCTCGGGCCGCGGCATCGTCTCAGCTTCGGATGTCGATGCCTCTGCGGTCGGCCGGGGGCTGGCGTCGCTTGGTCGCGGCGCCGAGCAGGGCATCGACGCCCTCAACCGCGGCCAGGAGAAGGCCAAGCGCGAACAGGACGCGCTCGATCTGATCAAGGCCGACGCCGCGCAGCGCCAGGGGCTGTTCGATGCCGAGCGCGCGCTGGACAATGATGGCGACTATTCGACCCACGATCAGCGCTACACTCCCGTCGCCCAGGAGATCAATACACAGGCGGCCGGACTGATCCGCAACCCGGATATGCGCCAGAAATGGCAGCTCAAGGCCGGCAATGACGTGCTCGCCGGGCGCGAGCGGCTGATGAAGCGCGCCGACGAATACGGCCGGCAGGAGCGCTTCGTCCAGCTCGAATCGACGCTGGAGAAGTACCGCGACGACTATAGCGACCCGCGCACGCCGGACACCGAGCGGGGCCGCATCATCGATCAGATGCGCACCTCGATCCAGCTTGGCCAGCGGGCCGGCATGCTGTCGCCCGCGCAGCAGGCCAAGCTCGATGAGCAATACGTCAAGGGCGCCGTGCTCCAGGAGGCCGAGCGTCGCAAGCTCGATGACCCCGAGGGGCTGCGCCGCGAGCTGCTCGGCGCGACTGCGCCGGTGGGCGAGCTGGAGCCGGGCAACATCGAACTCGACAAGCGGCCCGTGGTGCGCAACGAGGACGGCAGCATCTCCACCATCAAGTCGATCTCAATCGAGGAAGACGGGCGCGAAGTCCTGATTCCGACGATCGACGAGAACGGCAAGGAGATGACCGAGGAAGAGTCGATCGAGCGCTATCTCGGCACCGGCCAGCATCTGGGCAAATTCGACAGCCGCGAGAACGCCACCACCTGGGCGAAGAATCTGTCCGAGCGCCAGGGCAAGGCGTTCAAAACCTACAAGGGCGCGAGCCCCCAAGACATCACCGGGCGCCTGGAAACCGGCAAGACCAATCCGGTCGAGGGCGTCAAGAACATCTCCAAGGACAGCAAGGGCACCAAGTCCTACGGCAATCTCGGCCTCAACAGCCAGGAGGGCGGCTCGGCACAGCAGTTCATGCGCGAATATGGCTCGGCGCTCGGGCTGAAGGGCAAGCCGGGGACCGCTGAGTTCGACTCGTCCTGGGAGGCAGTGTCCCGCGCCGATCCGCAGGGGCTCATCGCCGCCGAGAAGGACTGGCACCAAAAGAACATTCTGGCGCCAACGCAGAGCGACCTCGAAACCGCGGGGGTGCCGACCGAACTGGCCAGCGATCCCCGTGTCATCGCCTATTTTGCGGACCGGAAGATTCAGCAGGGTCCAGCCTCGATCGCCAACCACGCCGAGCGCGTCGCGGGCGCGGCCAGCGGCGCCAAGGATGTGCGCGACTTCCTGGCGCGGATGACCGAGGCCGATCGCGGCAAGCTGAAAGACGATTTCCCGTCGGCACTCGCGAGCGGCGTCTACTCCGCCAAGGGTCACAACACCCGCCTGTATGGCCGCTATTCCATGGCCATGGCGATGGGTGAAGAGGGCACCCAGCAGGCCGAGGGCAAATATGCGATGCTCTCGCCGCTGGAGCGCGCCAAATTTCTCAATGAGGCCGAGCGCGCCCACCGCACCAAGTTCGAGGCGCATCGCGAGCAGCTCAAGCAGTCGCTCGACGACGATGTGGAGTCGATCCGTCGCACCGGCCAAGCCTCCGCCCCGGATCTGGAGATGGCCCGGCGTGTGCTGGAGCCGAACCAGATCAACCGCTATTTCCTTCAGCGCCAGGAGGCGCAGCTCGAACACGACGCGCTCAGCGATCTGCCGACCATGCCGACCGATCAGGTCTATGGCCGGCTGGCCAGCATCGCGCCCAAGCCGGGCGAAGCCAATTTCGAGATGAAGGCCAAGGTCTATGACAAGGCCAAGAAGATGGCTGACGATCTGATCGAATGGCGCGATACCGACCCGGCCCGCTCAGTGGACATGCTGCCGGACGTCAAGGCCGCCGCCGAGCTGGCCAATGCCAATCCCGGTGATCCGGCCGCGATCCAGGAGCTGTCGCGCGTGCGCATCGAGGCGCAGGGCAAGGTCGGCGTGCCCGAGGACCGGCGCTCGCCGATCACCAAGAGCGAGGCGCGGGTGATCATGGCGCCGATCCGCGGGCTCGAAGGCAAGTCGCTGACCGACGCCATGAGCGGCGTGCTCGCCGGCATGGAGCAGCAATACGGCCCCTATGCGCGCGCGGCGGGGGTTGCGGCAGTCGAACACATGGTGCAGAATAGAGAACTCGCCGAAGCAGTTCATTCACAGATCAAAAGAAGTCTTGATGGACTTCCCGTCTCAGGCGTGATAGCAAATCGTATCCGCTACCTGAATGAAAGCGGCGCCGCAGAGCGCGCTTTCCAGTCATTCGGCAATCGTCTCGGTGACGATGCCCCTGCGATCCCCATGCAGGGCGACCCGAATGCCTATTACGGTATGCCCAAACCTTCCCAGACTGCGATCAGTGCCCTCAAGGGCAACCCTGCGTTGGCGTCAGAATTCAATCAGAAATATGGGCAAGGTTCCGCTGAGGAGATTCTTGCCGAGCCAAGGTAATCATGGCCGAAAATTTCTTTGACCAGTACGAAGACGAGGCCGTTGCTCCATCAGCGGCCTCGACGCATGTCAAGGCCCCGGAAAACTTCTTCGATGAGGAAGTCGGGCAGGCGCCGGCCCGGCCGGGCGCCAACGAGACCATCGTGCCCAAGACCACGCCGGGCCGGTCGTGGCGCGACGATCTGATGGACGGGGTGTCGATCGACAACGCCCGCGAATCCGCGCGCGCCCGCACCCAGGCCGAGAAGATGAACCCGCGCATGGAGACCCCGGAGGAGGCGTCCTTCTGGGGTTCGATGGAGCATGCGCTGGGCAACCAGAATATCGAAGCCTTCGCTGACACCATGGATCATCTGTCCGATTGGACCGGGGATAAATGGTGGTCGCGCAAGGCGGAATCCGTCCGCGCCAGCCTCAAGCAGGACGGCTCCAGCTACCGGCCGGTCTATCAGAGCTACCAGCAGATCGGCGGCATCCGCGATTTCTGGGGATATGTGAAGGAGACCGTCGGCCAGCAGGTCGGCGTGATGGCGCCCTCGATCGTCGGCGCGGCAGCGCTCGGCGGCATCGGCGCCACCCAGGGACAGATCGCGGGCGGCAAGACCGGCGCCATGGTCGGCGGCACCGTCGGCGCACTGACCGGCTCGGCGCTGGGCTCGATCCACCTTCACACCAGCGACATGCGCAACGCCCTGAAAAAAGAGGGCGTATCCGACCAAAATCTGGTCAACTACACCAATATGGGCGCGGCCATTCTGGTCAGCCTGGATGCCGCATTCCCTGCGCTGCAAGCGGCCAAGATCGGCGGCTTCGCGCGCAAGCAGCTCGCCGACCGGGTGGCGCAGAAGCTGGCGCAGAACCTTGCGCAGGGCGGCAAGATGCGCACCGCGGCCGAGTTCACCAAGCAGTTCGGCAAGTCGCTGGTCAAGGACACCATCCTGGTGGAGCTGCCGACTGAGCTGGCCCAGGAAGGGCTGACTGAGCTGGGCTCGAAGGCGATGGCCGGCAAGGGCATCACCGGCAGCGACGTGCAGAAATTTGCCACCGAGACCGCGCCTGAGATTGCGTTGCGCACCATTATCGGCGCGGGCGGCATGGCGTTGCCCGGCTCCAGCGTTGAAGCCTATCGCGATGTGCGTGACGCCAAGAAGGCCGCTGAGATCCCTGGTGCCGGCCCGGCCGCAGAGGGCAGCGAGCCCGAGGCACCGCTCGCGCCGGTGGATGCCTCCGAGGAGCCCGGCATCCAGCCGCCAATGGAAGATCCGTCCGTCGATCCCACGCCCAATCCGGCCGAGGCGACCAAGGGGCAGGGCGCGCTTAAGTTCATCCAGTCGATCGGCGGTGTGCAGCCGATCGGTGAGCTGGACACCATCGACGGCCAGCGCTTCCCCGGTCTGGTCAACGAGAACGGCAAGAGCCTGGAGGAGGTGCGCGAGGCCCTGGTGGAGGCCGGCTATCTCGAAGAGAGCGGCCCGGATCAGGCGTCGCTGAGCAATAGCGATGACGTGCTCGACCTCATCCAGCGCGCCGTAGCCGGCGAGCGCATCGTGCCGCTGGCCGAACAGCAGGAGGATCGCGATTTCGAGGCGTCGCTGGACAGCAGCGATCCGCAGAAGCAGCTCGATTGGGCCGAGAAGCAGTTTGTGCTGCCGGCAATCGAGGTGTTCGAGGAAGAGACCGGCGATCCGACGCTGAGCCAAGTTTACCGCAAGCTCGCCCCCGATGAGCGCATCGAGGTGATCGAGGCGGTGCGCAAGGGCGAAGATCCCCTCAACGTCATCGAAGAGATCGTTGCGCGCAATATAAACGTCGAGGCCGTCCAGGCGATGGTCGCGGCCTACGGTCCTAATCCCGAGCTGGTCGGCCGCATCCGCGAGCTGATCGCACAGCAGCAGCCCGATCTGCTGGTCGCCTTCGATAAAATGCTGGAAGGGCTCCCGACCCGGCGCCCGCGTGTGCCGCGCGAGCCCGCGCGCCGTGCCGGTGATGAGCCGCCCGAGCTGGTGCGCAATATGGGCGTCCGGCTGAAGGGAATGGCCGGCGATCCCGCCGCGTTTGAGCTGGCCATGGGCGAGCTGGAGCGGGATCGTAAGATCCTGAAAGACGACGCTTATCTGATCGCCACCGACTTCATCGGCAAGGCGCCGAAGAAGGGCACCAAGGCCAGCTATTTCAAGGCGATCCGCGACGCCCAGACCAATCCTGCGGGCGCTACTCCAGCGCTGGCAGGCGGCGAGCGCGCAGACACCAAGCTGGGCGGCGACCCCGCCGTGCCGGTGCAGCAGTCCGTCCAGCCCGAATACATCGCCTCGCTGATCGACGGCAGCAAGCATACCGATCTGCGCAGGCACCTGAAAAAAGAGGGCGTCAGCGTCGAGGAATACGCTCGCGCCTACCGTCTGGATGACAACTACCCGCTGGTCGCGGAGAATGCGGTCGCCGAGAAGCATGGCGACACCCGGCAGACCGAAGATTACGACAGCTTCAAGAAGCGCTTCACCATCGGCGGCGAGAAGGCCGCGATCGAGCGCGCGGCGCAGAAGGCTACCGAGAAGGCCGGGAAAGCACCGGCGCCCGCGAAAGCGGAGGTGCCGACGGCCGAAGCCGAGCCCGCGCCCGAGCGTGATCTCATGCAGGAGATCATCAGGCTCGCCAACTCCAAGATGCCGCGCGATCAGTGGGCGGCATCGCTTGGGCTTCAGCCACATCAGATGCATATCGCCGTCACCGAGGCGGTCCAGGCCGGCATTCTCGCTTACGACAAGCGCGGCGTGGTGCGCCGGGCGCCAGTGGATCAGGTCAAGGACGTCAAGGGTATTTCGGCTGAGTTCGATGCACTGCTCGACGAAGCCATGCCGCTGGATAAGAATGGCGCGCCCGTCATCAAGGCCGTGGACAATTGGCATGCGCGCGCGACGATGATCGTGGCTGGACTTGGCAGATTGCCGCTAGCTGATGTGCAAAAGGTCGCCAGCAAGCTGGTCGGTCGTACCGTCAAGAAAAGCGAGGGCTCATCGCGCCCCAAGATCATCGCCTTAATCAATGCGCGGATCACCAATATCGCCGACAGTCGTCGCAAAGCCGCCGTGCTGACGGCCGGCGCTCGCGGCACAGCCGCGTTCATCGCGCCGGGCCGCGTCGCCAATGAAGAGGTGATGCTCACCCCTCAGGCCGAGAGCAAAGCCGAAGCGCTCCAGCGCGTCGCCGATGAGGCGGCCGACGGCATCCTGCCGGCCAGCGTGCGCGTGGACGTCAAGGCCAATATCGAGATCGGCCGGCTCGCCCGCGAGGATGAGCTGTTTGCATTGCGTTCATCGCGCTCTGATATTATGTCAGAAACGGAGGCGAGCGATGAATTATCGGGCGATAGCCGAGGCGCTGGACAAGAAGGCGATGGTGCATCCGAGCGTGGAACGCCGGCAGGCACTGCGGCAACTCGCGGAGGCGGCGCGGCTGTTGGCGGCGCAACAGGTGAAGGCCGCATACTACGCCAGGAGAGCGCAACATTACGAGACGACGGCTCAATCATTGCCGGCCGAATCTCCTCAGCGAGCCGATCTGCTGATGCTCGCGCATCGAATGCAGGAGAGATCCAGAAGGTCGATAGCTTTGAGCTGTTCGATATCGATGGATTTAAGGGCGTAGTCAGCGCCGGCCGCGCCGCCGATCATGACCGACTGCGGGAGCGCAATGCCCGCCCATCCGAGTACCGGCTGACGACGCTCACCTATCGGATGTATGACGAGTCCGCCGAGATTGACGCAGCCACTCTCAAAAATATCAAGAACTTCGCGCCCATGTTCCAGTCGGGGACAACGGTCCACCGGCCGTTGATCTGGGCGCGCGTCTCTCAGCACCTGGACGGCACCTGGGAAGTCTCCATGGTGGAGCGCACCGCACGAAGCGGCACAGCTCCGCGCGGCATGTCCGGCAAGTTGTACGCCGCGATCGAGAAAGACCTGGGCATCAAGATGTCGCCTTCCGGCATTCTGTCGGAAGAAGGCTATGCCATGTGGAAAAAGCGCTCACCCGAGAGCGTGAAATGGCATCAGTGGTCCGAGTTTGAGGGGTATTATATTTCGCCGCGACGGATCAAGGACAACCTTGATTTTATTGGCAAAGAGCTGCGAGCAATCGCGGCGCGACCGGACGATGAGAACAAGGCATTCGATCTGACCAACGCGCGCAAGGAACGCGGTGAGCTGATCAAGCTGTGGTCGAAGATGCCCGTTGAGGCCCGCGCCGAGACCCCGAATATGTTCTCGCTGACGGCGTTCCACGGCACGCCGCACCGCTTTGACCGCTTCAGCATGGATGCGATCGGCACCGGCGAGGGCGCGCAGGCTTATGGGTATGGCCTGTATTTTGCTGAGAATAAGGGCATCGCCGACTATTATCGCGAGGCGCTATCAGGCGCCGCTCGGCAGCAGACCGTTGTGCCTGACATCATGTTTATCGATGATCAGGAAACGGACATCACCGGCAATGATATGATCCATTGGCTGGGCAGTCAGCTTAAGGATGATCTTCCCAAGGCGGGCGGCGTCATCCCGTTGGGGATGATCCAGGAATATACCGCAATTATCCAGGTTGATTTGGACGCCGGGATGGATTCCTTCGGCGAAACTCTGAGCCTGGATGAGCGCAAGGCGGCAAAGGAAGCCATCGAGTGGCTCAAGGGGCTGTACGGCAAGCAGATTCGCTTCCCACAGCCCGAGATCGACAAGGGCATGCTCTATCAGGTCGAGATCGATCTTGAGCCTGAGCAGCTCCTGGATTGGGATAAGCCGCTGAGCAAGCAGCCTGCGGGCGTCCAAGAAAAACTGAAAGCGCTTGGGTTTGATGCCGTCGATTATCGCGACGGACGCCATGTTATCGATGAGCTGAGGCGCCGTTTCTACACAGATCAAGAGGCTTCGGCAGCGCTTCACGCGGCCGGCGTCCCCGGCCTGCGTTATCTCGATGCGTCGTCGCGCACCATCAGCCTGAACGGCAAGCCTGTCCCCGACCAGCTCTGGGGCTGGGCGCAGCAGAAGCTTGACGGCTCGCTCGACGAGACCGAGCAGAAATACCGCGAGCATGTCGAAAAGCTCAATTTCGAGATGCGCCGCGGCGACAAGGAGTCGGAAGACTTCTCGCCATTCGTCCCGCCGAACCATCAGCGGCTGACCGCCGAACGGCTCCGCGACGCCCAGGCTACGCTCGACCAGATCCTGGAAGTCCAGGCCGCCGATGTGAAGCAGGCCGACGGCACGCGCAACATTGTGGTGTTCGACGACAGCTCCGTCAGGATCACCCATAAAAACGGTGAGCCGATGGAGGCCGGCGAGCAGCAGGAAGTGCTCGACGAGCTGTTCTCCCTCGACGACAGCAATGAAAATATCGACAACGCCATTGTTCGCGCACTCGGCCAGACCGACCCACGCGCGGAGATGATCTCGATCGGCGCCAAGGCCATCGAGGAGAAGGCCCGCGCCACCGGCCAGTCCATGGCCGAGATCACCAAGACCACGGTGCGGCATGAGGCGCTGGAGTTCTTCCTGGCGCACGACATGATCACCGCAGCCGAATGGTCGGCACTCCAGGCCGCCGCGCAGAAAGAGGGCTGGGTTCGCAAGACCGGCGTCGCCCGCGCCTACACCAAGCGCTATGGCAAAACCATGGGGCCGCGACAACTCCAGGATCTGATCCTCAAGGAATCGATCATGGAGATGTTCGGCCGCTATCGTGCCGACCAGTATGCCCCCAAGGGGATCGTGCGGATTGCCTTCAAGCGACTGAGCGACTTCATGGCCCGCTTGGTCAACGGCATCAAGGGCAATGGCTCCCAGACATGGGAGGATATTTTCCAGAAGGTCGATCAGGGCGAGCTGAAGCGTCGTTATGAGGAGATCTATGGCCGCACTGAGAAGGTGAACACCCAGGCGATGATCCGCGCGGGCGTGCTCGCCGACGCGCGCGGCATCGCCACGGCCCCAGGCGCCACCAGGGCACGGCAGACGGCAGCGCCGCGCAGCATGGCCCAGAACGTCGTGCAGCGCTTCCTGCCCCGCCAGCGGCCTCTCAAGGCGCTCTCTGAGCTGATGGCGGACTTCCGCCGCGCGGCCGGGTTGTCGGTGGCGACCGGGCGCATCGACCCGGCGCTCCAGCGGCAGGCGACCGCGGCGGGCGGCGGGCAAGTCAACGGCCAGTATAATGGTCGCGCTCGCCTGCGCGTGCAGATCGACTTCGACACCTTCGCCCATGAGGCGGGCCATCATCTGGAGCGCACGCTGGGCGCCCGACTGCGCGCGGCCATGGTGGCGTTCTCGCACGAGCTGTCGCCGCTGGCCGGCGTGGTCGCCGGCCAGGGCAACACCAATCTGTCGGAGGGCTTTGCCGAATTCTTCCGCCGCTATCTGACCAACGAGACCGCGGCGCGCCAGCAGGCGCCGAATTTCTATCGCACCTTTGAGAATCTGGTCGAGGCGGAAGACCCGCGGCTGTTCTGGGCGATGCAGGACATCCAGGATGAGTACGACAATTTCCTGCTTGGCGACCCGCTCGATCGCGGCGCCGCGCAGCAGACCATGCTCACCCGCACCCCGAATGCCGCCCGGCGCTTCCTGCAAGACGCCGAGCGCGACGGCTTCGTCTCGACCATGGCCGATCGGCTGTATGATCTGCATCATGGCTTCGTCATGAACGTCTTCGACAAGCGCCATGGCTGGTGGATGGCGACGCGGGCGCTGCTCGAAGAAATCAATCGCGTCACCGGCCAGCGCGTCACCCTGGCGGCGGCCGACAATCCCAACAAGCTGCTGAAGATGACCTCGCACACCCAGGCATGGGCGATGCAGGATCTCAAGGAGGGGGTTGCGCTGCGCTCGCGGCCCAATGGCGTCGGCGGCGTATCGATGCATCAGGTGCTGGCGACAGCCTTCGGCAACACCAATCGGCGCAGTTGGAATGAGGCGCGGGCGCGCGCGTTCGGCGACTATCTGATCAGCCGGCGCGCGATCCTGCTCTATGTCCGCTATCGGCCGCAGTTCCGTGTGCAGATCCAGCAGTTCGTGGCCGCCAACCCGCAGATGGCATTCCTGCTCCAGCGGCTGCCGACCAACACCGTCTCGGATCTGGCCAATCCACCGACCGCCGAGGCGCTGTATGAGCACCTCAATCGGCTGCTGCGCCATGAGCAACAGAACCCGCAGTTCCGGCAGGCGGCCGAGCTGTATTATCGCTTCAACAAAGACATCATCGAGCTGATGTACGAGAAGGGTCTGATCACCCTCGATGAGCGCAATGAGTACCAGCAGGACCGGGATTACTGTCCGTTCCAGCGCAACATGTCCGATCGCGAGACGGTGGATGGCACGGATGCCACCTCGAAGCGGCCGGGACGTGGGCGCGACAAGATCAATAAGTATGATGTCTATCGCCAGCTCGAAGGCTCGATGCGCGATATCATCAACCCGATCCAGTCCACAGTGCAGACCATGTTCGAGATCCGGCTGCGCGCCGCGATCAATGACACGCTGCGCGCTATGGATCGCATCGCCCGGCAGGCCGGGCAGGCGGGCAACGAGATCTTCGAGCGGCTGCCGCCCACCGAGGCACGGGCGGTCGAAGTGCGGATTCGCGAGCAGCTCCGGCAGGCGGCGCGCGCGGCCGGCATGACGGCGCAGGACACTGCGATCATGCTCGCCAATGTCGAGACCCAGATCGGCCAGAACGTGGTCACGACCATGTTCACCCAGGCGCAGGCCAATGAGAAGGGCGAGAAGATCGTCTGGTTCTTCGAGAACGGCAAGCCGATCCCGGCGCAGCTCCCCGATGGCACGCTCGGGCAGATGATGTTCGAGGGTCTGACTGCCGTCGGCCAGCGCAATATGGGTCAGCTTATGGACGCCATGGCCATCACCACCAGCGTGGTGCGCACCGGCGTGACCTTCTCGTTCGGCTTCATGATCCGCAACATCATCACCGACTCGATCGCGTCCTGGGTGAACTCGCCCTATGCTCGGCCATTTCTCACCCAGGCGCGCGGCATGCGCGAGATCGTCCGCGGCGGACCCTATCTGCATCTGTATAACCGCTACGCCGGCATGATGGGTGGCGCCGGCCACGCCTCGCTCACGGATCAGTCGATCCAGCGCGACATCGAGGGGCTGCGCTTGCGCGGCTTCAATGTGCGGGTGCCGCGTAGCATCAAGGATCTGGTCAAGCTGGTGTTCCAGGTTGGCGAATTCTCTGAGACCGCCACCCGCGTTGGCATCTTCCGCAACGCCATGCTATCTGCCCAGGCCGACGGCATGACCGAGTTCGAGGCGGCGATCGAGGCCGGGCACTACGCTCATGACGTGATGGACTTCAGCCAGCACGGCTCAAAAACCGAAGCCTTCCGGCGCGTCATCCCGTTCTTCAATGCCGCGCTCCAGGGTGTCTACAAATATGCCAAGACCATGACCGGCGCCAATGACTACGGCAACCTGATCCAGATCTGGGATCGGCACAGCCGTGGCCTGCCGCTGTCGGTCAATGAGCAGCGCGCGCTCGGGCAGGCCGGCAAGGCGTGGATGATCTCCACCGTCGTGCTCGGCGGCCTGTCGCTGCTGTTCTGCATGCTGGGTGCCGACGATGACGACATGAAGGAGGTGCCGGACAGCGTGCGCGCCACCCATTGGCGGCTGTCGCTCAATGGCGTGCTGTACCTGCTGCCCAAAGACATGCGCGTCTTCCTGGCCGGCGAGGATGAGAAGACCGATTGGATGATGCGCATTCCCAAGCCCTTCGAAATCGCATGGTTCGCCAATGCGGTCGAGCGGAGCTGGGACTATCTGGTCGATCACGATCCGCGCGCGGCGGCCGGCATGGTCAGCGACTTCTTCACCACGCTGCTGCCGCCGCATTCGATCTCGGCGCTGGATCTGGTTTATGGTTTCGCGTCAGGAAAGGATATGTATTCCGGCAACGACATCGTGCCGATCTGGGAGAAAGGCCCCGAGGAGGTTGAGCGTCAGCAGCAGTTCGGCCCGTACACCTCATGGGCGGCCAAGCAGATCGGCGAAGCGCTCAACATGTCGCCGTATTATGCGGACTTCCTGATCCGCAATCTGACCACCTCGGTGGGCCAGGACGCAGCGTCTGGCCTGGATGCGGCGCTTGGCGAGGGGCCGATGCCGTCGATCGCAGAATACCCGGTGGCGCGCCGGTTCACTTACAATGCAGGCAAAACCTCGAACTCGCTGTCGAAGTTCTACAATATGATGACCGACGGCGAGGGGCTGAACAAGTGGTTCTGGGATACGGTCAGCGAGGACGCGCGCTCATTCCACTCGGCCTCGAACACCTACAAAAAGATGATCGACTCGGGCGGTGAGAACAGCATTCGGGCCTCGGAATTCCTCGGCCAGATTAACCCGGATCAGCGCGCCTTCGCGGTGCTGGAGAATGACTTCAAGGGCCGCACCAAGGGCAAATATCGCAATCTGCATCCGATGATCAACGCCAGCGAATCCGTCAAGATCACCAACGCGATCATGAAGGAGATCGTCACCGGCGAGCTGATCCAGGACAAGGACGAGAAGGGCGAGGCGCGCAAGAAGATGGACCGCGAGCAGATGCGCTTTGCCCGCAATGAGATTGCGCACATTCGCAAGGGCATGGCCCAGAACGCCCTCCAGATCATGGGGATCGACGGCTGGGGCCAGCAGAAGCTGATGGATGTGGACGCCCGGCTGAAGGTGCTCAAAGCCGGCGCCCCGGAAGTCTATGATGAGATGCTGCGCCGGATGAAGAAGGAGAAGGTCCAGGACGGCAAGCACCTCGCCAAGGTCTGGGGCAAGGTGCGCGAGCGCATCAATAGCCAGCGCAAGGATGCCGACGTCAGCGATCTGTATGGTCCGGTGATCGGGGAATAGGAGCGGCGCGCGCCCTCGCCTTACCTAGTGGGGGATCTTGTTACAGTGGAGCATCAAGTTGCGCTGCTCATCCCCCACTAACCGCTTATTGGTGGCCCCGGCAGGAGTCGAACCCGCAACATCCCGCTTAGAAGACGGGCGTTCTATTCCATTGAACTACGGGGCCGATGGTAGTCTCGCGTGGAGTTGAACCACGGTCGGCCGATTATCGGTCGGATGCTCTACCGTTGAGCTACGAGACCATGGTGGACGCTCTGGGATTCGAACCCAGGATCTTCCGATTAAAAGTCGGGTGCCTTAAGCCACTTGGCCAAGCGTCCGGTGGGGACAATATGTCTCCATGTCTTCCAGCGCATCTTCAAGGCGCTTCAAAATCTCGGGCGGAAGCGCCGTCGCCACGCTGTGTGGGTCGATTCCGAGCAGCTCAACGGCGCGAGCCGGGGCGTTGTCCTCAAAGGCGCAGCCGTTCTTCTCGATGTGATCGGCAACAGCCTCGGTTGCGAGATCAATGACGCTGATGCCCGGTCTGGCTTCAAGAAATGCTCTACATGTGACCGCTGCCGCTGCCATAACTCCACTCCTATAATGGTGCCCCAGGCAGGAATTGAACCTGCTGCCCCGTCATCACCAATGACGTGCTCTGCCGATGAGCTACAAGGGCGAAAATGGTAGTCCCGGCACGGATTTGAACCTGCGACCTTCCGCATGTAAAACGGGCGCTCTACCAACTGAGCTACGGGACCATTGGCGATCTGTGCGGGAATTGAACCCGCGACCTACGACGTGACAAGCCGGCGCTCTACCACTGAGCTAACAGACCATAAGGGGTGCCCCCGGTTTACTATGCTTCCTCAGCCGGCTTATCATGTTTACGGCCATATTGTAGGCACAAGGCTAGGGCTACGCAAATCCGGTGCACCGCGCCCATGCGAGCCGGGGACAACAGAACCATATATTGCATAGCGAAACGTGTCAAGAGCGTATCGCAGCGCCCCGAGCCAGCTTTGCATAGAGGATTGCTTGCCAGAACCGCCCAGAAACCCGACAGGGCGCGACCCTCTAACTGCGATTTTGGAAGTGTGGGCCGGAATTGAACCGGCTATCTCTTGGGTTGCAACCAAGCGCCGCTGCCGTCTGGCTCCCACACCTTATTTGGTACGCGCCGTCAGATTCGAACTGACACTTTACACGGCTTAACGGTGTTGCCTCTCCCGTTGGGCTAGGCGCGCTTAATAAATAAATCGACCGGCCACACCCTGATGTCGATGCCCTCCGGCCAACGATGGAGCCAGCACCACAGATCGCGCCGGGGCGGAAACCGGGCAACAATCGCAAAGAAGATCCTGGAATTGTCCAGAAGCGCATAGCGCTTGAAGACGCGCCATGTCCAACTGCGTTCCGTCTTGCCCCGCACGCGCTGCGTGGTCATGCGTCTCTCCTGATTGATGGCGATCCCGGCAGGACTCGAACCTGCAACCTTCGGCTTCGGAAGCCGGCGCTCTGTCCATTGAGCTACGGGACCGTCTGGTAGTTCTGCCAGGGATCGAACCTGGGACCAAGCGCTTATATGGCGCACGCTCTACCGCTGAGCTACAGAACCAGTCTTGCTACCGGGTGGCCGCGCGCGTCGGCGACGTCGGTGTGGCGGTCTCGGGCTCAGCCTGCATCATGAACATGGGCAGTGTCGAGCTGTTATATTTCGGCAGAGTGCCATCCCAGCGTTCGGCGATACGCAGCGGCACGATGCCGGGGTTCTCGCGGATCGCCTTGCCCTCGCCCTCGATCGCGAAGATCCGGGCTTCCGCCTCGGTCTTGGTCTTGTAGGCTTCGCCGTCGGCACTCAGCTTCGCTTCGGCAAATTTCGCCTCGGCCTCGGTGATGCGCTTGGTCTTCTCGATCTCGGCGCGCAGAGCGTCCTGCTGCATGCGGACCTTCTGTTCGATGGCCTTGTTGAAGTCGGGGGAGAAGTCGAAGTCGGTGATGCCGACATTGGCGATGCCGACCAGCCCTTCGATTTTCTTGGCGCGCAGGGTGTCGTTGACGTAGGCGACGATGCCGGAGACGATCTTGGCTTTCACCTCATTGCGCCGGGTGAGCAGCTCCTCGGCCGTATAGCCGGCCGTGGCGCTCTTGACGGACTCCTGAATGGCGGTCGCCAGGACGCTCTTGGCCAGCACCTCGCGCGAGCCGAGCGCATTGATCATCGTCGGCACCTGCGGGTCTTGCAGGTAATAAGGCACGCTCACCTCGGTGGTGACAACCTGCATGTCCTTGGAGGCGGCGCCGGCCTTGGCCTCGACGCTGCTGAGCTGAGTGTTGACGTGGACCACGCTGTCGAGCAGCGGGTTCTTGAAATGCAGGCCGGGGCCGTAATAGCCCTCTTGCACCGCGCCGAAGCGCTTGATCACCGCCACATGGCCGGCGTCCACGGTGTAATAGCTCCAGAATGCGATCAGGATGCTGACCACCACCGCGCCGATGGTCAGCCAGCCGCCGAGCATCAGGCTGCTGCCTTGTCCGCTCGGGCCGCCGTCAGAGATTTGTCTCATGTTAGTTCTCGCCTTTGGTTTCCGTGAATGGTGGGCTCCCGCAGATTTGAACTGCTCGGCACCGACCCCTCTATTTCATAGCCAACGGGTTTACAGCCCGCCGAAGGGAAAAGAGCCCGTAAGAATGGTAGACCCGGCTGGATTCGAACCAGCGCATGCCTGATTAAGAGTCAGGTGCCGTAAACCACTTGGCGACGGGTCCGTATTGGTGCGCGGAGCGGGATTCGAACCCGCAGTGCTCTGCCACCTCAAGGCAGCGACTTTACCGTTTGCCCACCCGCGCGAGAGTGGTGCCCCTCCCCGGACTCGAACCGGGATAACTCTGGAGTCTGGGTCCAGCGACTTTACCATTTGCCCAGAGGGGCACTGTAGTAATATATAGCACCAATACTTGTTGACGACAAGTAGATCCTGGTGCGATATTGGAGCCCCCGGCAGGATTCGAACCTGCGACATCCGGCTTCGTAGGCCAGCGCTCTTGTTCCACTGAGCTACGGGGGCATGACTGGAGCGGGAAACGGGGAACCGCCCCGACGATGGCCGCTACCGCGGATTGACCATCTATACCGTACTTCCGGTTAACCGGCGTGCGCTTTACACTATTCCCGCATAAGTTTGGAGCGAACAGGGAGGATCGAACTCCCGACGCCCACGTTGGAAGCGTGGCGCTCTGCCGCTGAGCTATGTTCGCGGAAACTGGAGCGAAGGGCGAGAATCGAACTCGCGTCTGAGCGTTGGCAACGCCCTGCTCTACCATTAAGCTACATTCGCAATCCGGGGCGGGAACAGCTTGCTTGCGCAGCCTCGTGGCTGCTAACCGCTTGCCGTTCTCCGCCAGTGCCCGTCCAGGCTTTCGCGGACCACGACACAGCTAACTTTGGTGATCCCTGTGGGACTCGAACCCGACACCGGCGCAGTGAAAGTGCGCAATCCTGACCTTTAGACGAAGGGACCATGGCGGGAGAGCGCGGAATCGAACCGCGGCCAGCGGTTTTGGAGACCGCCGCTTTACCACTAAGCTACACTCCCGAATTTGGTGGAGAAACGGGGAATCGAACCCCGGTCGTTGCTTTGCAAGAGCAATGCTCTGCCACTGAGCTATATCCCCGAATATGGCTGGCAAGGCAGGATTCGAACCTGCGGCCCCCTGGTTAACAGCCAGATGCACAACCGCTGTGCTTCATGCCAATTGGTGCTGGGGGATGGGGTTGAACCACCGACGCTCGCGCCTTCAACGCGACGCTCTACCACTGAGCTACCCCAGCAAAATTTTCAAATGTCAAAGAGCTATCGGCACTGCGCCGAGACCACTTCATAGCACCACGCAACGGAGAATGCAAGCATGATTACGGCACTGGTTAGCGCAGTGACGGGCATCCTGTCGGGCCTTGCCCCGGATCTCCTCAAGGAGTTCAAGGAAAGCCGCGCGCATAAGCGCGAAATCGAATTCACCACCCTCAACCATCAGCTCGCCCTGGAGCGCGCCAAAATGGAAGTGTCGGCCAAGCTGGAGGAGAGCCGCGAGGACTCCTTCCGCGCCGAGGTTTCCGCGGCCAAGGAGCAGCTTATCACGGCAATCACCGTCCAGGGTTCTTATCACACCGGCATCGCCTGGATCGACGGCTTCAACGCGCTGATCCGCCCGATGACGGCGCTGATCTTCGTGTTCATGTTCGCCGTCGGCCTGTGCGGCTACAGCTTCGGCCTCGTGCATAACGACGCCTTCGGCACCTCGCTGATCGCGCTGTTCTCCGAGGCCGTCCAGGCGGTGATCGGCTTCATGTTCGGCGCCCGCGCGGTGGCCAGCTCGAAGAAGATGGCGGTAGCGTAATGGCTGGCGCGGCAACCCCGACCGAAGGTGTCGCCCTGTGCGAAAAATGGGAGGGCTGGCACAAGGCCCTTCCCGACGGCCGGGCGAAGCCGTATCTGTGCCCGGCGAAGGTGCCGACCATCGGATTCGGCACGACATACTGGACCGACGGGCGCAAGGTGAAGCTCTCCGACGACGCGATCACCAAGGAGGTGGGCCGGCAGCTCCTGCTGCGCCAACTTCAGACCTATGCCGATTGCGTCGATCGCGCGATCAAGGTGCCCATGCATCCCTGGATGCGCGCCGCCTGCATCTCGCTGGCCTATAATATCGGCACCGGCGCCTTCGCCAAATCCACCCTGGCGCGCCGCATCAATGCGCGCGAGTGGAGCGGCTGCACCGAGGCGTTCTGCCGCTACAAAATCGGCGGCGGCCGGGTGCTCACCGGGCTGCTGTCCCGGCGCAAGGATGAGGCTGCGCTATTCATGCGCGGTGTCGCCCAGCTTCTCACGGCGCCGGCTCCCGCGCCATCCAAGCCTGTCGCCGCGGTCAGCGCCGTAGCGGGCGGCTCATGGTGGCAACAAGTTGTTCGTGGTCTGCTCGACGGGCTGGCGCGTCCCAGCCCAGCCTAACGTTTCCTCCCCCGCCAGGGCAGGAGCGGCCGGGCCGGCAGCCCGCACCGCTCCGTTTTACGCCTACCAGCAAATGCTGCCTGCTAGTAGACGGCCCCGCCCATGGCTAAGCTCAAACTCATGTCTAAAGGATGGCGGCCTGATGGCGGGAATGATTCTTCATGGCAACGGACATGCTTACGGCTCTCCTCCGGGAGACACGTTTGCTGAGCGAGCGGCTCGCGCGATTGAGCGCGAGCGTGAGCGTTATCGAGCAGCGCATCAAACTCGCCTCGTTGGCGGATCGCCGCGAGACGACAACGCTTATCCGGGAACTGCGCCGCGATCTGAAGGGTTTAGAGAAGAGGCTGGAGACCCAGCCGATCGCCTTTCGGCAGATCATGGACACGTGGTGGCTTCGGATCGCAGCTATCGCCATCCTGGGATTGGCCAATATCGATCTCAAGGAGGCTATTTCGCTCGTGCTGCGCTGATCCTGGATCAGAGCACGCGGGCGGCGCTGATCGCGCTCACCCTGCTCACCGTGGGCAAGGGGACGTTTTACGTGGCGGAGTGGGCGATCAAGCGCGCTGCCGCGCCCATCGTGGCCCAGGAACAGAAACGGCCGGCAATCCGCGTGGTGCCGACCGTGACCGTCATTCAGAAGGGGTCTGCTGAGCCGTCCGAAGTTCGGTGATAGCTTGCGGTATCCTTGCCATCACATCTTTAATGCTTTTCCCGGCGACCAGCAATCCCCTTAAGGCAGGGCTGGTGCCGTAATACAGCCCGTGCTTCCCCCGCTCAATGGTGATGGGGATGTCCGTCATGTCTTCGCCTTTCCGGCCTCATACCCATCTTGATACCCGCGCAGATATTCGGGATTAAGGTGGGTCTGGGGCCGTATTACTTTGATCTGCCGGTGTCCGTGCTCGACACCGATTCTTTCGACGAACCCGCGCGCCTCTAGCGCCTTGACGATGTTATAAATATTGCTGATTGAGTTTGATCCCAGCATCGCGGCGATCTCGCGATAGGTCGGGGCACCGCCTGTCTCGGCGATGCCCGCTTCAATCAGCTCAAGAACCCTGGCCTGCTTGCTGGTCAGCATCCCTTAGTCGGCGATCTCCGGGATGTGCTTGTTGATCAGCAGCGTCTTGGGTGTCGCGCCGCTGCGATAGGCGTTCCAGCCGCGGATGATCAGCTCCAGCCGCTCCTCGCGCTTGAGGCGCCGCTCCGACAGCAACCGCCGCCGCAGCGTGTTGATCGGCGAGGTATCCGACAGATCATTGCCGGTGATCAGCTTGTTGATGAACTCGGTGGCGCCGGCCGCGTGCTTTTCCGCGAACAGAAGATGGCAAAAGGCGATGAGCGCATAGCCGCCGAGCATGACCATGCCGGGCTTCTGCCCGACCGCATCGATCGTGGCCTTGATCTGCTCGAAATTGGCGCGGGTATAGTCGGCGCGCTGTGAGGTGCTGGGACGGTCGATGTTCTTGCCGCCCAGATCCTTGATATTGCCGCGGCGCCGGTGCAGATACAGCAGCGTTGCAATAGCCGAAGCCTTGGTGCCGTGGCTAAACTTGCTCATCGTCAAATAGTCGGCGGCGGTGCGCGGGCGGCCCTGGTCGATGGTCAGCCGGGCCTCGCGGCGCACGCCGAACATAAACAGGAACGGCAGATCGATGCCGCTTTCCAGTTTGGCATGCGAGCGGTGCTGGCCGTCGTTCATCAGGCCATCCTGGGCGACCTGGATGGTCTGGCCGTTGAGGCTGTCAAAGGTGCCGCGCTTCATGTCGGCGACCATCTCGGCCACCTTCATTGCCGAGACGTGGCGGTTTTCCGGGTTGTTCTCCAGCAGCCAGCGCGCCATTGCGGCGGTGAAGATCTCCTGGACGGTGAAGATACCGATGACGCGCGCCTTGCGCAGATGGTATTCGAACCAGTCGCTGGCGCCCTGGGTCGTGGTGGTGACGAAATTCGGCGTCGGGCCGGTGAAGGTCTCGATGTCCTGCGGCGAGGCCGGGGCGACGGCCATGGGCGGCTGGGGCGCAGCGGCCTTGGGGGGCACGCGGGCAAGATGCGATTTCGGTACGGCGAAGCTGACAGATTTGGTCATGTGCTATATGTCCTGTGGTTGAACGGTCTTCTTGATGGTAACTTCGACTTCAACGATCCCGCATTCATGAGTGCAGGTTTTATTGGCTCTTAAGTCTTCGATCGAGCGATAAATCTCGACCCCGTGGCAGTGCTGGCCAATTTCGCATTCCCAATCCACCCCGCACATATAGGCCGTAACGACGCGGCGCTCTGTGTCGGGGACGAAGGAGCGCAGCATGAGTGGGTAGTCCGCCGCCTTCATCGCCTCAGTGAGATACCCCTTTGGCAGGGTCTTTTTCACGTCCTTCGATTGACCGCGTTTTCGCATGGATCTGGATTCGCATAATCTGAATTATGGTGAACTTACGCGCGAATGCCAAGCTCGGCGCACAGCCGGGCGGTGGCAAGCGCGTCGTCGAGCATCTTGCAGAAATGGAAGGGCGAATTCGGCAGGGCGGGGGCGGTGCGATACCATTCGGCGCCACTGCTGGGATCGGCGATCGAGAAGCTCAAGCCGGAAGAGAAGACGTGAAGCCTGACATCAAACCCAGATCGCCTCGCACAGGAATCGAAATATTTGTGCTCCAGCTCGATGCGTTCAAGCGGCGTCATCGATATCCTCCTCTTCCGCGCCCCAATGGCGAATGATGTTCGCCGTCTTCGGATCGACCCGCTGCACCAGGACTGCCGGCTGCGGTGCCTGCCAGGGCGATTCGGCCTGCTGATACACAAGGCTTTCAACGTGTCGCGCGTTACTCATTTGTTGTTTTATCGTCGCGACGTTCCAGACAAAGCACAGCGCCCATCCGAAGATCCAGAGGGCGGCGCACCATAATACAGGTGGTCCGATATTTATATGAAATGTTACGTCCGCTGTCAATGGGCTCCTCCCATAAAAAGGCCGAGAAGCACCGAGAGCCAGATCGCTAGCAGTATGATATAGAGACCGTAAGCCAATGGCATACGTAGCTCCCATCTCGGCCACGAATCATCGGGGATCTTGTCTGCCAGTTTGAAACAGATGATCAGCAGCGCAATAGCAATAATCCGGGTTATCCACACCGGATCTAAGCCTATCGCCTCATAGGCTTTTTCCCAGCGCCGGGAAATGCCGGCAAAGGTCGCGGCATAGGTGATGGCCAGCAGCCGGCGCTGCCACTCCGCCCTCAATGCACAGCGCCCCTGGGCGCCGACGCCCCATCCTCGCCCTCCCCTCCCTTGGTGGCCTCGGCACGAGCGAAAGAATCTGAAATGCAGAAAGTAATGTATGACAGAGGCCCTGAGATCGGTCCATGGCGGCCAAAGTCTGCCCGAGACATAATCTCACCGCAGCAGTGTGCCAATACTTCAAGGATATCGCGAGCGTCGCCCTCCTCGTTCTCCTCTACCCAGGCGTCGATTGCATCCATTAGTTTGCAATGAAGGCAGTCTTGCGTCATCTCGCGCCTCGTTTAACTATCTCGCCGGTCTCGCGGTCCACGACCGTGCCGTCCATCTTGCGCTTATAGCGCTGGGAGAAGCCGCCGCCCTTCTTCTTGTCGGCCTTGGCCTGCTTGGCGATGATCCGCACGCCATGAGCGCGCTCGCCGGACTTCTTGCCGCTCTTGATCGCATGGCATGCCTTGCACAGCAACTGCCCATCATTGGCGCAGAGCGGCGGGCGCAGGCCGTGCTGGATATCCTCTTTTTCCCATTCCTCGATGATGTGATCGATGTCAAACGGCTTGTTCTTAACAGAAATCCCGCACTGCGGGTTCTCGCACTGCGGGTTCTCGGGGCCACCGGCCCGTTTGAAGATCTCGATCTTGACCTTTTTGGTAAATTCTAGCCGGTCAACCATCCCGCTCCTGCGGTGCTGTCGGATCGCTCCAGATCACACCATGCCGGCCGCCGAATTCGAACATCAGGTCGATCATTCCCGACATTTCCATCTTGCTGAGATCCGATGATGCCGTGCCCAAATTGACAAAGCCGGTGCCATCGAGATTGGGCACCGGCTCGATCTCGCGCTGGAGCGCATTCATAAACAGCAGCTTCCAATCGTCGGCACGCAAGCGGACTCCGTGCCAGGGAAGCTGCTCAGCGATGTCGGTGAGCATGGCCCACATGCGATCATTCTGTGGCGCGGTGCGCCGGGCCGCCTTCACCTCGACGCGCGTGCCGGGCGGCGCGGCGGCGATGTACTTGCTCGCGCGCTCCCGATCGGCCGGCGTGTTGAGGATGAAGACGTAGCGGCTCATTTCGGGTTCTCGATCCGATCCTTGTTCTGGTTATAGATCATTTCGAGTTGGGTGGAAATCTTGATGGTGATCTCGCCATCATACTTGGCGTTGAAGGCGTCCATCAGCTTGTCCAGCCGATCGACCGTCTTGGCTTGGCTCATCGCGCCAGCGCATGCCACCGCAGCCACCTCGACGGCTCCGAGAGTCTCTTCGGCTTGATCGGCCGGCGTCTCGGGCGCGGTGTCGGATACGCTGTCGCCCGGCCGATCGACCTCAGCGGGCTGCGGCCCGGCTGCATCCACGGCCGGATTTTCATCATTCTGATCTTGTGCTTGCTCTTGGTCAAGGAGAGGTGGCGGTGGCGGCGCAGTGACAAGCGTTCCACGGATTTCCTCCATTTCCCCTTCGACCCGCGCCACATCTTGCATCTCCTCGACGGTGTACATTCCCAGAAGCGCCTCCGACGCGCCGTCGGCGGCAGCGTAGCCGCGGGCGCGAGCGGGCAGCATGCGCTGCGGATATCTAAACCACGGGCTGTCGTTCGGCTTTTCATAGGGGCCGTCGCGCCCGCGCTTCTTGAGGATCGGCTCCTGATTCCAGAGCTGGGCCTGCTTGGCGTCGGTGACGCTGAAGGACCGGGTGACGATCTCGCCGGTGTCGCCGCGGGTGATCTCGCAATAGAAGGTCCAGTCGTCGGCCATCCGCGTGCCGGTCTCCCATTCGCGGATGCGGTGGCCGCGCGAGCGCACCAGGGCCGGCACCGCCTTGCCCCAGACGCATGTGCGGCCATTGATCAGCGCGATGGAATCCAGCGCCGTCGTCGGACTCATGTCCAGATCGCGGCCCTTCAAGATGATCATCGTGGCTATCGCGACGGCATCGCCGTCGGTGGCCTTCATCAGCCCCGAGCCGACGGCAATCCGCGCGATGCGCAGCGCGTTATCGATCACCTCATCGGGAATCAGGATGCGCGGCATGGGTGCCGGGCCGCCGATGGGGATGTCCTGGAGGGCGCGGCCAGGGGCCGCCGTGGTCAGTTCGTTCATGCGACCCTCATTGTGGGAGCGGTGAAAATTTCGGCTTGGCGGCCTGTTTGGCGCGAATTTTATCCACCAATAGCCAGCAACGCGCCATCTCGGCTTCGGCGGCGATGGTCATGTCAATGCCATAAGCAAGGCAGAGCGCGGCCAGCGTGTTCATTACGCCGCCAACCTCCTGCTTGATTTCGCCAACATCGCGGCCATAGACATAATCAACCAGCGCCAGCGTCTCCTCCTTCGAACAGCCGGCCGCCTGGACCAGCTCCAGCGCTTCTTCGATGAAGCGGTGACTGCGCTCGGCCTTGTCGCGGGCGATCTCCTCGCCAAAGCATGCGAGCAGCCATTTATCGACGCCTTCTTGGTATGTCATTTGTCCTCGGGGACTTTCAGAGTTTCCAGGTAGGTGAAAGCGCGGGTGTAGGGCGCTTTGTTGAACATCGTCATAGCGCCCTGGTCATAGATCATGGTCATGAGGTCGGAGAGCAGTCCGCGCACATCCATCAGCTCGCGATGCACATCATCGCGATATGTCATGGATTGCAGTTTCGCAGCGATGACCAGGGTCATCTCATCGCATTGGCTGACGTGGCCGCCGTCATGCTCGCGGCTGCCGTTGCAATGCGCAAACATGCCGTGGGCGGCAAGCCGGGCCATGTCGTTCCAGTGTTTGGCGCTCATCCTGCCACTCCATCTTCGTAAAATTCAGCGCCCGCGATCGCGAGCCCGTCACGGTCAGCCGAGCGTGCGCGAGCGTCAAGCAGCTTCTGGATCAGCGCGCGCACCGCGGCGTCATTGTGGTATTCGGCCATCACCAGATCCCAATTGGTGACGCGCGCCCTCCAGACCGTGCGTAGGCCGACGCGCTTGCTCGCCTGCCCGCCGAGCTTGGTCTCCTGGCCGGCGTCCTTCTTGGCCTTGAGGAAGGGCGTCAGGAGGCCGCGCAGCCGCTTGGCCATCTCCTGGGCGGCATCGATGGGGGCCGACCAGATCTCCCGCCTGCGGGCGATCTCGGCCTTCTGCTGCTCGATCTCGGTGGTGAGGGTCTCGCCGGCCATCTTCTCGGCCATGCGGATCATGTCGAGGTAATTGGCGAGGGAGTTGGCGGCTTCATCGGTGAGGGGCTCACCGCATTTCTTGATATAGATCTCGACCCGGCCGACCAGCTCGATCAGATCGTCGCGCAGCTTGGCGCCAGGATCGTCGGCGTAGTTGTCCAGCTTCAGCGCGAGGACATCGATCTCGCCTGGGAAATGCCCATTTTCATAGGCATATTTATAGGTCTCATAGGTGATCGGCTCGGTGCCGCAGCGCTGCCAGAGGCGGTCGAGATCGTGCTGGCGCGAGGTGCCGACACTGCCGAGCATCTGGCCGTCTTCCATCCAGATGGCGACGGGTTTCCACACCTTGACGCCGGCCGACGTCCACCGCACCTTCCAGTAGCCGCATTGCGGCGCTGGCAATTGCATCAGCGGATCTGGAATGGTGGAAAAGGTCCAGATCCGCTTGCGTTCGTCGTCGTCAGTTGCGTAGCGCGCCGCGACGGCGCATTCCCAATAGCGAAAGGTTTCCGCCAGTTTGGGTCGGAATGGTTGGCTTGGTGGCAAGTGGAACACGCTCCGTTAAGCGCGCCGCTCGATCCTCTTCAGCAAAAGCGATTGTACGCTCCAACATTTCAATCGTTGCGTGATGCCCCTTGGCAGCAATCAGGAGTGAGACTCCAGCGGCCAGGAGGTTGACGGCAGCGACTTCGTTATGGTCGGTTGAATCTTCGGTAAGGCGATGCAGGCGCTCTTTGAGCGCAGCTTCGGCGGTCACGATAACAACTCCGTTGCGTGCGGTATTCATCCCATTCGCGTTTTCCCCAATGAGCAAAGCAGCCGCCTATAACGGCAGCGGCGATGCCAAGTATGAGAAAAACCACAGAATTTGCGAGGTATGCGACGCTTATGAAAGCATAAGCCATTGCGCCACACAATACCGAAACGATCGCGCAGACCAGAGCCCCCAGAATAGCCGTGCGGACTTGCTGGCGGGCGTGGCGGAAATAATCTGAATCCTGCGCGATCGTTCTCGGCGACACGGGCATGGGCCGTCTTTGCGGGAAGGGAAGAATGATGGCCATGCCGCCTCCTAATTGCCTGGGGCCGGCGCGAGGGGCAATGGGGCGGCCCTGCGCAGGACGGGGGGACGATCCTTACCGGCCCCAGGCACCTCCGCGCTACGCGATCCATACGCGCTGAGGGTAACGGTTGAATTCTGACCCAAAAGAGGGGCCGCCGACGGGAAAGCAAGCGGCCCAGGTTCTGGGAGAGGAAGCATGAAAGTTCTCATGCGTCACCAGGGAACTGTAGGGGATTCCATTGCGTGAGTCAATGCTAATCTGGTACTCACAGTCACATTCGCATTATCCTGTGGCATGTTGCCGTCTTGCAATAGCACCGCATAGAGAGGGACTTTCCGTCCCATTTCTCTGGTGGTAGGATGGGAATCATGAAACTGTCCGAGTGGCTTAAGAGCCGTAACATGAAGCAGACGGAACTGGCCAGGAAGCTGGGCATCAGTTCCTCTATGGTATCAAAATTGTCACGAGGGAAGCGCGTCCCCTCGCTCGAACTGATCCAGGAAATTCATAGGCAAACAGGTGGCCGCGTAGGCTTGAAGGACTGGTCGAGGGTGGATGTGGACTCCTAGCGGGGATCGATATGCCGAATGATCAGTTGGACGGGCTGACCGAGGACCACTGTCGCTGGGTGCTCGGTGAGATCGAGACCGGGGAGTGGTGCTATTGCCGCGCCCCGCGCGCCCGCAAGGCCGACGGCACCTATCAGCGCTGGATGTGGTGTGATGAGCACCGGCGCCGCGTCGTGCGGACCGTGCCGGCTTATGGCGCGCTGATGCGGAAGGCAGCCTGATGGAATGGCCGAAGGGCGGGAAGCCGGTTTCGTTTGAAGATCTGACTCGGCCAATTGCCAGGGCGATCCGCTTTGCCTATGAAATGAAGCGGCGCAGGGCGGACAAGGATATTCCTTGGGATGGGTTGCAGATCGGCGGGCGTGAGCGAGCCTGCTCTTTGCCGGTCGAGCAGGCGCTGAGTGCGGAAAATCTCGCCTATTCTCTTGAGGATCAAGGGCGAGACGCGCTCGCAGAGATTCTTGGCATCCAGGCACAATTGGCGTTTGAGCAGGGACGGCGCATTGCGCTCGGCGACATTGAGATTTGGCTCACACTGATCGAGGTTGAGTGCAAATCGGATAAGTATACCAAGCCCATCCGGGAATATTTTCACAAGTGAGGATCGCCTTTGTCTCAGCGCCCATCCGGCTACGCCCGACAAGAGGCCGACAACTACGCGACCCCGGCCTGGGTGACGCGGGCGCTGATCCCGCATATCCCGCCGCGGATCAAGACGATCTGGGAGCCGGCAGCCGGCGAGGGCGCGATGGCCAATGTGCTGCGCGATGTCGGCTTCGTCACCATTGCCACCGATCTGCGACCGGGCAACGGCATGCCCACCGCCAAGGGCTCGGTGGACTTCCTCAACGAAAGCAGCGTCTTTCACGCGCCGGGGATTGTCACCAATCCGCCCTTCCATCTGGCGCAGGAGTTCATTGAGCGCGCCCTGGAGCTGACGCGCCGCGAGCACGGCTTCGTCGCCATGCTGCTGCGTGCCGACTTCGATCACGCCAAGAGCCGGCGCTTCCTGTTTGATGACGACTGGTTCGCCAAGCGGCTCGTGCTGACCCGGCGCATCGTCTGGTTTGTCGATCCCCTCACCGGCAAGCCCAAGGCTTCGCCGTCGGTGAATCACAGTTGGTGGATCTGGGACTGGACCCATCGCGGTCCGGCGACGATCGCCTATTACGTGGAGAGCAGCAGTGCCGACAAAATCGATCGGGTCGGGGTTCAAGGAAGTGAAGGGGCCGGACGGCAAGACCCGGATCGTGCCGGACAAGAAGGCGCAGATGGCCAAGCTGGACGTCTCGACCCGGCTGAAGGCGGAGCATAAGGCCAACACCAAAATCAGGTATAAGGGCAAGGCGTGATGAGTGAGCAACCTATCGAGCGGCATCCGCTCGCCGAAGTGGTCGAGACGTTCTTGAGGGAATTCGGCGCCAGCCGGAACTCCATCGACGCCGTGACCTATAACGGCTTCGTCCATGGGCTGCTGGACGGGAAGAGGCGCCCGTGCAAGCTCACCGTGCTGGCGGTCGAGCTGCACATCACCGAGATGCGCGCGATGGAGCCGGAGCGGATGAAGGAGGCGGCCGAGACCATTCGCCGGCTGGGCGGCTTCGTCTCGATGGACTCGCTGGGCCGTCCGCTCAACACGCCCAAGCGCCTGCCCGACAGCCGCATCCAGCGGATGATCGAGGAGGGGCTGCTGCTCGGCGCGGGCGACCGGCTGATTGACAATGTGCCGCATCAAACCTATAAATTGAGCAGCATTGCGCCATGAAACGCAAGTCGCCCTATCCCAAGCTCGGCACCGTGGCCGGCGATCAAGTGATCGGCGCCTGTGAGGCCATCGGATGCGGGCAAGTCCTGCGCCGGGGCGATCAGTTCATCACCCTGCTGGGCGACCGGCTGATCTGCGGCAAGTGCAACGCCAATGGATTCAAGATTAAGGAGGCCGCCATGAATTAAGTAACCATCATGGAGACCTATTATGGCGCATTACAAGCGCAAGCGGCCCCGCACGACAGGCGGGGCGCACACGAGCACGACTTCAATGCGGAAACGCCACGGGCTCAAGCCCTTTATCCTTCCTGATTGGAAGGACGCGCCGCCGCACAACACCCTGGAGTATCTGCGCTACCGCGAGGAGCGCCGGCATTACTGGCCTGACGGCCACTGGTTCGGACGCAACTGGCCTCGCTGGTGGGATATTCTGTTCCACACGCGCCCGGCGCGGCGCAGGGCGAAGCAGATCACCCGCAACGTCATGATCGGCAAGATCGATCCCGACGGCGCGGTATGGCCGAAGAGTCACGATAAACACTGCTATTACTGGTAGGATCATGAAGAGAGTTTACACGGCCGACGATTTCACGATCGTCACTCACAACAGAGGCTCGGAGGAATACGAAAACGCACAGGGGCCTGTGGTCGAGCTGGTGTTCCCTAGCCTGGGCAGCGAACTCATCTCGCTGACCCTGGCAAAGCAGATCGGCGCGGCGGCCGATGCGCTCGATCCTCCGGCCACCCACAGCCCCCTTCCCGTCGCCGGCTACACGGCGCAGCCCGACAGTCGAATCGCCGTCGTCAACATCAACAAGCAGCTTGAGGAGCGAGTCCTCCGGCGCCTTGATGATTTCAAGGGCGATGAGCTTGTTGATCAGCGCTGGCTGGCCATTGGCCGCACCCACATCGAACAGGCGTTCATGGCGATCAATCGCGCCATCTTCAAGCCCGAGCGCATCAATCTTCCCGAGGACACGTTCAATCAGGAGATGACCGCCCAGGAAGCCGCGGAATACGAGGCGGCCGGTAACGCCCCCGATGTCACTATCGGCGACGTCACCGTTATGGAAGCGGATCGGCCCGACTGATGCCCAGCGCCAGCGATGAACTGCGCGCCGAGTGGGGCGGGCAGGATGGCATCGGCGAAGACAAGGCGATGGCCTTCCTCAAAGAGAAGGGCTGGCACCTGTCGGAGACATGGTATTATAACCATCCGACCGGACATGAGCCGACCGAGGAAGAATGGCGCGCGCTGGACTTTCTCATCCAGGAATGGGACTTTGGCTATCATCCGCCTGTGGAGGTTAAATGATACGCGCCCTCTATGATCTGATAGCGGAACGGGTTCTCCGCCTGCTCGACAAGCCCTGCTGCAAGAATCCCCAGATCGCACCGCGCACCTGGACGAACGGTATCACCGAAGACTTTTGTGACAGTTGCGGCCTCTATCAGCGCAGTCCGCTGCGGAAAAACGCACATGGGCAGTGGCGATAGCTGTGGCGTAAACACCACAATACCATCCATTACTTAGCGGAAAACGACAGAGGCCGCTTCCCGCGGCCTTTTTCATTGTGCTACGCAATGTCTGCCGACTCGCAAGATCGGCGCAAATCGGAAGGGGTTATTATGAAACGTACAATCGGAATCGCGGCGCTGGCAGTCGCGCTGGCAAGCAGCGGCGCCGCCTATGGTGCCGATATCTATGGGAATTCCACGAAGGACGCCCCGGCGTCTTATATGCCCGCCATCACCTGGACTGGCTTCTATGTTGGCGTCACGGGCGGCTGGGCAACCGGCGAGTGGGACGGCACCCTTGCTTATACCGATCCCAAAACAGGCAAGACCGACGACGCGGGATTTGACAACCCCAATCGTTCAATCGACGGGGATGGCTGGAATGCCGGGCTGACAATCGGCGCGAACAGACAGATCGGCAAGATCGTTCTCGGCCTTGAGGCCGATGTCTCGGCTACCGATTTTGAGGGTGGCGACACCTTCACAACCGACGATTACAAGGGCGGCTTCGTCAAAAAGCACGATCTGTCCATGGAATATTTCGGCACCGTGCGCGCTCGGCTCGGCTACGACGCCGGCCGGTTCATGCCGTATGTCACAGGCGGTCTGGCCTGGGCGCAGACAGAAGCAGATCTGGAAATCAGCTATCCGTGCCCGCCCTGCTACGGTCCCAAGGGCAAGACCTCAAACGCCAGTGCAGAAGAAACCCATGTCGGTTGGGTTGCCGGCGCAGGCATCGAGACTGTCATCGGCAGCGGCTGGACATTCAAGATCGAGTATCTTCACGTCGATCTCGGCACCGAAGACTACGCCTTCAAGGGCAAGACCGCCACTGGCCAGCCCTTCAACACGGATAGCTTCGAATCGGATTTGAATTTCGATGTGATCCGCGCCGGCCTCAACTATCGCATCGGCGGGACCATCCCCGGCCTCGAATAGTCACAAAAAACCCGGCGCACGCGATACCAAGCGCCGGGTGATTTTCTCGAAGAGGGCATCTTCGAATGGGGGCCGGTGACAGCGGGGTGTTGTCACCGGCCCCTTCTTGTTTAACGCCCCGAATCTGACTGTAATATGAAGAACCGGAGATCATTCCATGTTCAAGACGACATTCGCCGCGCTCGCGCTGCTGCTCCTGGCGGCCCCCGCGCAGGCTGACGGCTGCAATCCGCGCCACCAGGACTGCGGAGGCTACAAGGACGGCCCGGCGCCCGCGCGGCGCGCCTACAGCTATCAGGCGGCTCCCCTGCGCGGCTGGGCCTGCCCTCCCGAGTTCACCCGGCGCGAGTGCCGGCGCATCCAGGCCGAGCGTGAGGCCCGCCGCCGTGTCGCCTCCTACACGCCGCGCCGTCAGGCTGCCGCCCGCTATGTCGATGATAGCCGGCCGGTGCGGGTCCGCTCTGCCAGCCGCTGCGGCCCGTACATCGCGGTGAAGGGCGATGCGCGCTGGACAGAAGGGCTTGCGCGCGGCTCGGCGCTGAAGGAATGGCGCAAGCAGGTTCGCCTCAGCCTCAACGAAAACTATGTCGATGAGCGCTACGCCCAGGGCTTCACCGTCGGCAAGTGCCGGATCATCGGCGACCGCGGAATCAATAAGCGCTGCACGGCCGAGGGAAGGCCCTGCCAGCCATGAATTTTACTCGGAGGGCATTCTTCCGGGCAGTGCCGGCCGCCACGCTCGTGGCGCGCTCGGCCGCTGCGGAGATCCAGGCCCATGGCTTGGCGCGCATCGGGGCCGGCGTCCAGGGCAGCCTCGGTCCGGCTGCCTATCCCGTCGCGGAGCCCTATGTAAATGGGCATAGCGAGGGCGGGATTGGGCGGCTCGCCGGCCGCATGCTTTCGGCCTTCTTTAGGAAACGCGGCCTGCCAGCCTGGAAAGCGCGGCAATTTCATCGCACTGCGCGGGAGAGCCGGCTGCTTGATCCAGATCTTGCTGCTCTCCGGTCTCTGTCGCCTAGCGCGATCATGCGGCTGCAATGGCGACGCAATGAGGAGCGCTTGATCGAACTCTACCTCAATAGATTTGAGGAGGAGAGCGAGCGCCGAGAATTTGAGGAGAAACACAACACGGATTACCTCGGGTAGGAATTCGATCCTGCCCCGGTATCGCCAAACTATTATAAAAAATCGTGTGAAATCAGTGCGTTGCGTGAGGAGTTATCCGAAACTACAATCCGAAGGTGGACTATGTTCCGTTTCCTTTTCTCATGGATGCTGCCAGCTAAGAAAACACCGAAACTTGTTGTTCCCGCGGCCAAATCGGCCACCGCGCCTGCGGCGAAGATGCCCACTTACGCTTCCGCGTTCCACCCCGAATTCGCGCCGCCAGCCGCCAAGCGCGCCCAGGCCCCGCGCCGGGAGAGACACAAGCACCGCACCGTCGGCCGCGCTGCTCATTGGCTGGACGAATGCACCAGTATTTCTGATGTAAGCCTTCCCTGCCCGTATGACAATGCCTGGAAGAATTATCTGGCATGGTGCCGGGCCGAGGAGCTGATGCCGCTCAGCAAGGGCAAGTTCATCCGCGGGGTAGCGGCCAGGGTCGGCACGCATGGGAAAGCCTTCACCGGCCTCGTACTGGCGGTGCCGACGGAAACCCTGCGGGCCGTGGCATGACGGTTATTGCTTGGGATGGCCGCTTCCTGGCGGCCGATACGCGCTTCAGCGTCGGCGGGACGGGCATCGTCCAGGGCACCCCGGACTCGAAGCTGCTCTATGCCGACGGCCGGGCCTATGGCGCGAGCGGCCGGATCGTCGATACGCATCTGAGCAAGCTGGCCGAGTGGTGGCGGGACGGCGCGGGGATCGGGGAGATGCCGGGGATCGGCCAGGGCAACACCGAAAACTTCGGCAATTTTTTGGTGATTTCCGCGGACGCCGCGCATTGGCAGTGCTGGTGCATTGCCTATTGCGCGCCCTATCCCTGGAAGCTGGGCGCGCCGGCTGGGATCGGCTCGGGTTCGGAGTATGCCATCGGCGCCATGGAGGGCGGAGCCAACGCCATGACGGCTGTGCGGATCGCCTGCAAGCACGACAGCTCCTGCGCGCTGCCGATTGATTTCTGGGACAGCCTCAGCCCGGAAGAGGGCATCCAGCGCAGGCCCTGAAAACACGAAGGCCCGGTGATGAGCCGGGCTTTTTTATTGTCACAGGTGTGGTAAAAGCAAGAGATTGCCGAGCCCAAATCGGCAATCTTTGCAATCATTCGGAGTGTCTCAAAACCATATGGACACACGATATCTGATATCAGGAGGGTGTCAATGGGGACTGCTGGGAATGTCCCGACCGTTTATCGGTTGGAAGAAATCGAGGTTCGGGTGGCCGCGGGGGATGGCGGCATTCCGTTGTTCGTCGCCAAGGATGTGGTGGAGAGCGTCGGGGCGGTGTGGAAAGCTGGAGAGAGCATTCGGCATGTTCCGCAGGAGTGGCAAGGGGTCCACTCTGTATGGACCCCTGGCGGATCACAGCAAATGCTGGTTCTCACCGAAGAGGGCGTCAATTTCTACCTGATCCGCTCCGACATGCCGAAGGCACTGCCAATCCAGAAATGGCTGGCCGGCGAGGTGCTGCCGTCGATCCGCAAAACCGGCTCCTATAGCGTTAAGCCAAAATTCCAGATCCCCGACAATCTCGGCGACGCGCTGATCCTGGCTGGGCAGATCGAGAAGGAGCGCAGGATTGCCATCGAGCGCGCTGAGATCGCCGAGGCCGCGTCCGAGCATAAAGACAAGCGGCTGGAAATCACCGAGCCGTCGCACGCCACGCTCCACGCCATCAAGGATCAGGAGGGAACCGTCACCGTTACATGGATGGCAAAATGGCTTGGAATTCATCCGCGCACAGAGCTGTTCCCCGCCATCAAGGCGGAGGGCTGGGCCTACAGGCTCGATGGGACATGGGTGCCGACCGAAAACAAGGCCCGCCTGAAAAAGCCCTATGTCGTTCGGTGGCGCGAAGTGATCAATGGCAGGATGTGCATGGGAATTCGGCTGACGTGGAAGGGCGCCATGGTGCTGCTGTATAAATTCGGCCAACAGCATCGCGAAGAAGAATTAAAGCAACATTTTAGCCAGGAGCAGCAATCGCCAAAGCAGGGCAGCCTGGATCTTTAAAACACGAAAGCCCGGCGTCAGTGCCGGGCTTTTTCGCGTTCTGCATTGTCGAGAAGCTTCTGGACGGCCAGTTCAACTTTGGTGGGAATGGGTAGCTTGCCGCGCCAATAGCGCCATGCTGTCGAGGGGCTGATGTCGAGGGCCTTGGAGAGGGGTTCTCGCCATTTTTCGCCGTATAGGGTCTCGCCGGCTCGTCGAAAGTCTTCCTGCTTCATCTGCTGTATCCGGTCGCAATGAAGGCCGCCGGGGACTAGCCTGCCCCGACGGCCCGTTTGATATAGGGCAGGATTTGAACCTGCTACCGACACCTTACAAGGGTGTTGCTCTACCCATTGAGCTACCTAAACCGCTCACTCCAGACCTCGGCAGTTTAGACTCCACTTAAGCTTATAACGATCGTCATACCAACTAGACTACCGGCTCATAAGGATTTGGCGAGCCGGAGGAGATTCGAACTCCTGTCTATCGTTTCATTGTGGAGCCGGTCGATAGGTCCGGCACGGCATCTGCTCAGTCTGGTTGGAATAGTCTAAATCTGAAGTGACACGATCCTGGGAACCGCTGCGTCTACCATTTCGCCACCCCGGCATAGGTTGGTGCCGGGGGCTGGACTCGAACCAGCACGTCACTGCTTTAGCCTAAAGACCAGTCTAAGACTTTCGGACTCCTATTTCAGGAGAAACTCAAAAATGGCGCCGCCGATATTGGCGCGCTCGCCAGCATCCACGCTGTTGGCCTCCTCGCGGGCCTCCTTGACGCCGATCAGCAGCTTGTCCACCCGATCGATCAGCTCCAGCTTGCGGGTCTTGGCGATGGCGCCGGACTGCCGCGTGGTGTTCCAGAAGCCGGCCAGGACGTCCTCGGTAACAACCTGGGTCTGCGCCGGATGCTTGTCGGTCGCCGGGAACAGCACGAGCGGGCGCTGGAGCTTCACGGTGCGCTGGGTCTCCACCGGCGCCGTGCGGCTCAGCCCGGAATCATAGTCGGGCTCCCATTCCTCGCCGATGTCCAGCTCGGGCAGCGCTTCCAGAAACGTGCGCAGATTCGTCAGCCGGCGCTCCAGGAACAGCAGCGTCGTCGCGGGAACCTTGCCGATGACCAGTTTCCCATCGACAAGTACCGGCGCGGCTGCCACAGTGTTGGCCTGCTCTTTCTGGGCCGTCACATTGATCGCCTCGGTCTCCGCCAGCCGGATCGTGCTGAGCGCATCGTCAACGCGATACTGCACCACCTTCCGCTCGCCCGGCAGCTTATCGCCCTCATCGTTTTTGGGGCGGTAGACGCGCGTCATGCCCTCGAACAGGGCCGGCTTCTGCACGACTTTGTAGAGAACATCGAGGGTTTCCTGGGCGCGCGCCTTCACGCCCTTCTCGATCGCGATAATCTGATTCAGTTTCATGATGTGTGTCTCGCCTTCTGTGAGACAGTTTCTATTGCATCATGCAACCCCTGTCAACAAGAAAAACCGCCACCTCATTTTAAGCGATGACGGCAAGTTCAACCGCATATCGTGCTGGAGAATGTATGCCGATCCGCGGCCAATTTCAAGAGATTCCCGGCTTGCTCCCATCCCGAGTCTGTGAGACAAGGGGAAACCTCCCCGAAATGCAAACGACCCCCGAAGGGGCCGTCGCAATATCGGAAGGGGGCGATCCGGGAAGAAGCTCCTGCTGCCACGCCTGTGGCTTCCATCCGGTTTACTGACAACCACCTGGGACGCTAAGCGTTTTCCGGGGCCGCCTTTCGCATGTCGAAGCGGGGGGCGCGACGACATGGGGTATATATACATGCGCTCCCTAATGGATGCAAGCCCTGTTTCACACGTGTTTCCCACAGAGTCTGGGGAACCTGTTGACTCGTCTGTTTCGAGTCCCGACGAGATCGTCCAATTCCATCATATTGACTGGCACATCGGCGACTGGCTCGGCGGGACCATGGGTCTCAGCCTGGAGCTGGAGGGCGCCTATTGCCGGTTCCTCAATCGCCTCTATCAGCGTGGAAAGCCCCTGCCGGATGATGACCGCTTTATGTCGGTTTCCATGGGCCTGTCGCTGCGCGTCTGGAAGCGGATTAAGGAAGTCCTGGTGTCGGCCGGGAAGGTGATTATTCGCGCCGGCTGTCTGACAAATGCCCGCTTCGAGCGGGAGCGAATTAAGCGGGCCGAGCGTATCAAACAGGCTGCCGCAAATGCCCATGCGCGCTGGCAGGCAAACCGCAGTTCCGAGGAAGTTTCCGCCAAGTTTGAGCCAAGTTTGCCCCAAACTTCGAGCAAACTTCCGCGAAAGACAGCGAAAAAAGTCAATAAAATCAAGGTCGCAGAGGATGCGACGGCAATGCTTCCCATTCCCATTCCCATTCCCTTAGAGAAGAAGTCCTCTAACGAGGACTCGTCATCCGGGCCGTCTGACGCCCCTCCCGTCGAGGCGCCAAAAATGATCGATGCGATCGAGGCGGCGCGCATCGTCGCTAGGGCCTGGAACGAACTGGCCGGACGCTGCGGATTGGCGAAGATGGAGAAGCTCACGACCACCCGTGGCGCGGCCATTGTCGCCCGGATCAGGGATGCCGGTTCACTTCAGAAATTCTTGGAGGTGATGGCCAAGGTCGAGAAGTCCGGCTTCCTGCTTGGCGACAACGAACGGGGCTGGAAAGCTGATTTCGATTTCCTGCTTCAGTCGAAAAGCTTCGTTCGGCTGATGGAGGGCGGCTATGAGCGCGGAGGCAAGCGTCAGTCCAACTATTCTGCCAATGGTTCGTATGTCGGAGCGCTGCTGTGACCGATCGTCTCTTTGTCACAATCAACCTCGCCGCTCACGAAGCCCTCGACAGGGCCGAGCAACAGCATGTCTCGCTCAATGAGCTGGGGCCGGACATCCTCGGAGACCGTGATCTGGTTCTTGTCGGCACTGTCCTCGAAGGCGTCGAGGCCGAAGCCTGGAAGCTGGTCGGGCAGGGGCTGCCAGCCAGCCGGGTGTCGATCTGCTCATCCGATGATGGCAATCGGGTCAGGCACCTGTTTTTCAGGGACGCACAGTCGCTGCGCCGGGCGCCGAGTGCCGACACTTTCCAGACCTACCCCTCGGGAATCGGGTTCCTGGATAAGAACTTGGGATGGCGGTGGCGTCTGCGCGAGCTGATGGTTGTGGCTGGCCCCTACGCCTCGGGCAAGTCCACCGTTTTGCAGCAATTGGCGTTTCAGTTCGTCAGGGTCAACGGTGCTGAGCTGGGCGATTGCTCGGCGCTGATCTGCGCCTGGGAAGACGAGGCGGCCGACATGCGGCGCAATCTGGAGCGTTTCATCAAGTATTACGAGCACCTCTACAAGGCGAATCTCGATCATATGCTTGACAGAATCCATTACGTCTGTCGTGCTCCAGATAAGGATCGCCAAGTTGACTGGTATATCGAGCTGGTCGATTTCTATACGCGCAAGTATAACGCGCTTTTTCACGTCCTTGATCCATGGAACGAGATGGATCACAAAAAGGACGTCAGGCAGATCGAGACCGAATACATTCGCGATGCCATGCGAATGTTCCGACGGTCCGTGGATACGAACCGGATCATCAGCGCGATTGGCACCCACGTCCCGGCAAAAATGATCAACGGCGACGGCAGCATTCAGCCGTTCAAGATCGCGCACAGTTTCGGCTCGGGCAATTTCGGCAACAAGGCCGATCGCGGCCTGTGCATTGTGCGCAGCAAGAAATGGGAGGCCACCCGCGGCCATACGATCTGGCGCCTGGATAAGTCCAAGGTGGAGGAGAAAATGGGCATCCGCGGCACGGTGGCTTCGCGGTTCGACACCGCAAATTTCCATATGGAATATGACGCTTACGCGACCGAGCAGGTCAAGGACATCTGGAAGGATTGAGCCATGAAATTTCTGGATGCAGCGCAGCGGTTGCTGGAGTTGGATTGGGCCGTGTTCCCGCTGTCGCCGGGCTCGAAGTTGCCGGCGATCTCGAAGAAGGCGGGCGGCCAGGGCGTGCTCGATGCCTCCAAGAGCCTGGATCAGATTCGGGAATGGGCGCGCCGCTTCCCGCACGCCAATGTTGGCATCGCCTGCGGCGCGGTGTCGGGGCTGACTGTCGTTGATTTAGATCCCAAGGCCGGATCGAATGACACGGTGCGGCAGATGAAGGCGCTCGGCCGAATCTTCAAGCCGACGGTCAGCGCGCGCACGCCGTCGGGGGGCTGGCACCTTTATTACGGCTACGTGCCGCAGGTGCTGAATTCCAAGTCGCTGCTGGGGAAGGGGATCGACATCCGCACCACCGGGGGCTATGTCGTGGCGCCGCCGAGCGTGCTCGATGGCGGGCGCTTCTATCGCTGGCATCTCGCGCCCTTGGGAGCGGATATCGCGCGCATGCCGATCTGGGCGAGCATGGCGCTCAAGCCCAAGGAGAATGCCGTCTTCGTCCGCAAGGAAGGCATTCGCGACGCCAACGCTGCCTTGTCAGGGCTGGCGAAGTTTGTCACCAACGCCGCCGAGAGCCAGCGCAATTCCTGTCTGTATTGGGCGGCCTGTCGGGCTGCGGAAGGCGGCTACGCCGATGAGGCCACCGCCGAGATGCTCGCCCAGGCCGCGGCATCGATCGGCCTGTCGCGCAAGGAATCGCTCAAGACCATCGGGAGCGCTTTTAAGGCCCGGCGCCGCTTCGCGTAATTGCTCTTGCTATTATTGCTATGTCACTCTACAACGAAATTATCAGAGGGCGCGCCAACGCCCCCTGACGATAGAAATCTGCTGTGGAGAACAGATATGGTGAAGGCAAAACCCGCCGTCGGCGGAACCATTACCCTGCCCGATTTTAAAGTGCAAGAAGTTAAGGTGTTTCTGATCGGCACCGCCCCGCTCATCGTCCACGCCTTTCCCGAGAAAGCCCGGAAAGAGATGCTCGATAAGCAGCGCAAGATCGCCAAGGGTGGCCGGGACGCGCGCGATCCTTACGCCGAAATGGAGGCGTCGCGCTATCCGCTCCCGGAGCCCCATGCTGGTGATGGGTTCCCGGCAATCGGCTTCAAGGCCGCCGCAGTGACAGCTTGCACATCGCTCTCCGATATCACCAAGGTCGCAGCGCGGCAGGCGTTTCGCGTCAGCGGCATTTCCATGGATAGGCCCGGTGTTCTTGAGGGCTCATTCGTGCGTACTGCGTTGGTGCCCCTGATTGCCAAGGCGCCTGTTATGCGTGAGGACGTCGCGCGGCTGTCTGGCCCCGGCCGGCCGCCTGAGATGCGCTATCGGCCGGAGTATTCTACCTGGGGCGTGGAATTGAACGTCAGCCTGAATCCGCAAGTGATCAGCATCGAGCAGATGATGACGATGTTTGATGCAGCCGGCCACGGTGTTGGCATTGGTGATTACCGCCCCGAGAAAGACGGGGACTGCGGTACGTTTCGCGTGGTCAATGAAGGAGATTTTCTGGTATGGCGGCAGGAACATCATATCTAAAGCCCGTGGAGGGCGATGAGGCCGTTCGCTGGGCGGACGGCTTTCATGCCCCCAAGGGGGTTTCCGCCGTCGCGGTGTGGCGGTCCATGCAGGAGGCTGGCGCCCATTCTCCTGAAAAGCTTTTTCACGCATCAAAAGATCCGTCGCATGTTTTGCACGAGGCTTTTTGGTCCGATGGAGATGAGGCTTGGGCGACGCGTGGCCGAATGGAATTCGCGCGCAAGGTTGTGTCCAGCTTGATCGTGCCCCATGTTGTTCGCAATAGGGTGATCGAGGTGCGCGCAGTCGAATTCGTCAGGGAAACCTGGATTCCGATGAATCGCATTGTTTCCGAGCGGCATCTTGATGAAGCGTATCAGCAAGATATCCTCAAGCAGGCCGAGCAGCTTCATGCAAAATTAGCCCGATATTTTGCACTGAAGGGCGCGGACTGATTGGCAGGGCAGGCTAGGCACGGTGGGGTCCGGTTGGTTTTGTTCTGGCCCGGCAGGGCAGGCGGGGTGCGGCAAGGCTCGTTCCGTTACGGCGTGGCGCGGCAGGCATGGCACGGCGCGGCAGGACAGGGCGCGGCTCGGCGGGGCAGGCATGGCAGGGCAAGGCGCGGCGGGGCAAGGCGTGTTAAGGCTGGCGTGGCAGGGTTCGGTGCTGCTCGGCAGGTTGGGGCTGGGCAGGCATGATATGGTAAGGCGCGGCGGGTTCTGGCTCGGCCGGGCAGGCATGGCAGGGCGGGTGAGGCAGGGCAGGGCTTGGCAAGTTAAGGCAAGGCGGGCTAGGCAAGGCCCGGCGAGGCATGGTGCGTTAAGGCAGGGCACGGCAGGCATGGCGCGGCATGGTATTGTGCGGCGAGGCATGTCCTGGTAAGGCAGGCTTGGTATGGTGAGTTCTGGCGCGGTAGGTCTTGGCCTGTTCTGGCAAGGCCGGGTAGGGCGGGCAGGGTAGGGCAAGCTTCGGCACGGCAAGGCATGGCAGGCGAGGCGGGGCGAGTCTGGTTGAGGCAGGGCTGGTTCCGGTTAGGCTAGGCGTGGCGGGCGTGGTATGGTTCGGTTGGGCAAGTCGTGGCTTGGTATGGCGGGCTAGGTAGGGATGACATGAGCAGGCTCGGCACATGTGCTTTTGCACGCCAAGTTCAAGAAATTGAATTTATCCCATTTGAGGATAATCAGCCGCATCTCAAGCCAAAAATTGAGGTGTGCCCCGAAGTCTACACATGCCAGTTTTTTGAGCACGAGGAATTGCCGCCGCCGCTGCGCCGGCAGAACGGAAGCTGGGAGCTGCGCGAGGGAGATTGCGAAATTTGCAATTATTATATTCCCGCTGGCGACAAGCTCCTGATCCGTGCACTACGCAAAAAGCGCTTGAAGCGGCGGGCGCGGGCGGCTAGGGTTTCACGGTGATCGGCATGGTGCCGTGATCATAGATTTGTGCTCTGGTTTCCAAGACGCGGGCACGCGGCGCCGTTCGGGGGAGACCTCGGACGGCGTTTTTATGAAGCAAGGCGAGACATGACCGACAATATCACTTCCATCGATCCGATCACGGCGGCAATTGCCCAGGCCGAGAAGGAAATGGCCGAGGAACTCAGCAAGGGAGCCACCCGGCAGCTCCTGGGCAAGCTGCGCCAGATCGCTGATGCCAAGCGCATTGTCGCCAATCTGGAGCTGGAATACGCAGCGCTTCAGCGCGATCTGCGCGCGCAGGCTCGCTAATGCCGTCGGGGCTTGGACAATACACCTTGTCCGAGCCCATCCCGATCCACTGGATGGGGTGGGAGACCGACACGCTGCGGCTGGCGCACCATGGCTGGCAAATCAGCGCCAGCGAGCATTTCGAGCGCGATGAGCTGACGGTGGCCTTCCAGCATGAGGAAAGCGACATTCGCGGCATCACCTATGCTGAGAAGTGGAATTATCGCCGCCTGCTTGACCCATATCATGGTGGATGGGACGGCGCCCCTACCCGCACTACTGGCCTGAAGGTCGATCGCATGGGCCGGCAGATCTTTACGCGGCAAGCATTCGGCGTTGACGACATGCGCTGGCGCCCCGTTGATCCCTATCCGCAAATGCGGCCCATTGATCGGCCGAAGCGAATCGATGACTTTGTTCACTTCGCGCCCGTGGTGCGCAAGCAGATCATCCTGCCGCCCGAGAGCGTGCCGGAGCTGATGGAGAAGATCCTCAAGCTCCAGCAGCCGATGCGCGAGGAGCATTTCCGCGAGCAGGTCCGCAACGCCAGGGCCAACGCAACCTTACACGCGCAAATTATCAGCCTAGCGGGGTGAGATGGAGACGCGAGAGGATCGCCGGGAGCGCTGCAAGGCGCTGGCCATGAGCTGCGAGACGCTTGGCTACACCCAGGAGGTGCTGGTCAGGCTGCGCAATGCGGCGGCTGATAGCGAGCGCTACGGGCTGGTGCCGCGGCAGGAGACGCAGCAGGAGCGCATGGAGCGGCTGTGGACCGTTCATGAGGCAAGGCGTGTTCGAGCTTGATCCCCTGGACCGGCGCCTCGCGTCAGGGCGCGTCGGTCGGTTCATCTGTCCGCTGTGCGCGCAGGGCTTTGACAGCTTCAACGGCAGCCAGATCTGCCCGGATTGCATCACGCGCGAGCCGACGCCGATCCAGGACAACGAGGCTGCGGACGGTGGCTGGCTCCAGCCCAAGGAAGCGCCGGAGATTGTCGTAGCGCGCAACGCGCGCGCCGAGGCCGAGAAGAAGGCGGCGGAGTATCGACGGGCGATGCTGTTCCTGCATCAGGTTGTCACCTCCATCGCCGGGGCGGCAAATCGGCCGCTGCGGCTGTTCCCGAGAGATCAGCATAAGCTCGCGCGGCGGTCGCTCGAACAGTTTGCTGAGGATTTCCCGGCGATTGCGGCGTCGATGGACTTGCACGGTCTTTTGGAATCCGAGATCGTTAAGGGGAATGCGGGGGCGGGGAGTAACGATGGGGGTGCGGGCTAAGGTGCAGACGGGGGAATCCATCGGCCCAACCCCTCAGCGCATTTTGCGGGCTGCTGAGGCCGGCTTGGGGATCGAGGAATGGGGTTCGGGGGAGGAACGCCATTGGCGCATCTCCCCCGTTCTCCAGGAGCTGAAAAGACGCAAAACGATCAGCTCGGACTCGCACGCAGCATTTTGTCGTTTTTTGCGCGAGTATTACCTGGGCCTGTATGCCTCTCCCAAAGCGTTCGGCTATAGGGAAAAAACGTCGCCGGGCGCCAATGGTTCCGCCGATTATCTGACACAGCGCATCCACTACGCTCGCGAGACCGAGCGCGCCATCCTCGCCGTGCCGCCGATCTTCAAGCTGGCGCTGGAATGGGTGGTGTCCACGCTCGGCGAGAGCGCGCCGCTCTCCACGCTTGGCCAGCACTACGCGCCCAATCTGGGTGCGCAGACGCAATCGGCCAAGGCCGGCATGGTGCTGGAGCTGATGGGCGCGGAGCTTTGCCAGCATTACGGCATCAGTCACCACCTGATCGACACCAGGGGGCGGATCAGCACTTTGGCGCAATTGCTGCTGGAGCACGAGCAGGCTTGACCCAACGGTCGGGGCCTGCTATCTTTCCCCAAGATGCAGAACTGCGCGGGCACGCAACCGCCAGTCCAATTCACCCCCGATAATTTGAAATTATCAACACCCTATTGGCTTGGGCGCCGATGGGTGCTTGCACACTTCTGCATAATGCGCTATGAAATGTCTCAGGGCCGCTCGCTGAGGCAAATTTAGCAACCCCGGTTGTTGGAAGAGACTCATTCCTCGCTGACATGATGAATGGCGAGCGGCTCATACTCTTTTAAGGAATTCGACCTATGTGGACTTTCCGACCGCGACAGCATCAACGGTAAACGCTCCGAGAGGGGCGCTGCTATTGCTGCGCGTAGGAAAGAGGTAATCCGCCTGATTTGGGATCAGGAGACCGCCTGTTCGACCCAGGCCGCGCAGACCAACCCTGATGTCGTTCAGTGGCTAGGACGCGCGGCTGTGGACCGCGAAACGCCAGTTCAATTCTGGCCTTCAGGACCAAGGTCTCCCTTCGTCTAACGGTAGTGACGTTGCGCTCTGGACGCAAAGGTTGAGGTTCGAATCCTTGAGGGAGAACCAGTTTCGCCGCCGTAGCTCAGATGGTAGAGCAGCCGCCTTGTAAGCGGCAGGTCGCAGGTTCAAAACCGTGCCGGTGGCACCAAATTATTGCGGGATAGAGCAGCGGAGTGCTCGCCAGTCTCATAAACTGGAGGTCGTCGGTTCAAATCCGACTCCCGCTACCAAACACGGGCCTGAAAGACCGGCCCCGGTCGATGGAAGTGATCGGCCAGAGCGGGTTCGGTTTAGGGAACCGGCGAAGAGGCGCAAACGCGAAGAATCGCAACTGGAGGTACAATCCCCATGTCCTCTAGACCCGTATCGAGTTAATGCTGGCGCGCTTGCACGACGTGCACAAGTCAATCGAGCCAACGGGGTAACGCCCCGTCGCCAGCGCCCTGTTTGAGTTGGAGGAGTGGCTGAGTCTGGCTTAAGGCAGCGGTCTTGAAAACCGTCGGGACACGAGAGTGCGCCCCGTGGGTTCAAATCCTACCTCCTCCGCCATTGCCAGGGTGGAATATGTGCGATAAGGTTGGGATGCGAGTCTAAGGACAGGATTCCATCGGGAAGCCTGGATAGGTGGCAGAGAGGCCGATTGCGGCGGTTTGCTAAATCGTTGGTCCGCGAAAGCGTGGCCCGCAGGTTCGAATCCTGCCCTATCCGCCAATGAGTTTTCAGTGCGTATGTGGTGACGACGGTTGCACGAAACTAACCCTGGCCGGGTCTCTCCAGCCAGGGTTTTTTCATGCCTACGCCGCCTCGTTGTCGTTGAGACGGGGATTTGTTGGAAGCCAGCGCAGCTTGCGGCCATCGATACGGCCGATCGGGTGCGCCCGCGTGTAGCGAGGCATCACGTCGCCGCTGAGCGGCGTGGATGACAGCCATGCCGGATCGCCGGGCGGCGGCAGCATGGGGGCTTCCTGGGGCTTCCCAGGGCGTCCTGGGAGCTTGATGGGCGCGAAGGCCAGGGACATGAGGCCGGTGGCGCCGATCTCCAGCGCGATGGCGAGGAGAATCGGCATCCATTCGTTGATCTGATCCGGCGTCGCGTCGATGAACTTGCGCAGGGATGCAGCTTGAGGATCGGCAGAGACAGGGCGCCCCCGGCCGATGGTGTCGCGTGCCACGCCCAGCTCACGCTGAGTGCGCCGCACCGCTTGGCAGTAGTCCTTGCTTTCCGGCAGGGTGTCGTTCGAGCAGCCCGCCGTAGCGGTCCAGAGCCGATGGGCTTCTCCGGGCCGCTTGGGATTGACGCGCATGGTGTCCAGCTCGCGGGTGAGGCGAGCCAGATCGGCCTCGGCCTGAGTGTAGGCGGTGATGGTGGTCTGCGCGCTCCCCACATTGGCCGAGCGGTGTTTGGCCGCGTTGCCCATGGAGGTGGTCAGCACCATGAGGGTGCCGACGGCAAACACCACCCAGCCCAGCACTTGGTTGGCAAAGGTGGTCGTGCTGATGATGGACGGGATGAACCAGCAGCCCGCCGCCAGGGCCGAGAAGCCCAGGGCAGCGGGCAGGCCAGCAAAATCAATCCCGGCCTCCCAGGCGCTGGCTACGCAGAAATAGCCAAGCGCGAGGGCGCATAGCCCGCAGACGACACGCGGGAATGCGACGATCAGGATTTTCATGATTGTCTCCGGTCACAGGGGACGATCCCCGGCCGGGCGGAGCGGTACTCGCCCCGCGCTGTTCGGCCGGGGTCAGTTTACGCAGTGGTATGCGTTGGGGACGCAAGCGGACGGATGCCGCGAGCGCCCCTTGTAGTCTTCATCTTGCCGGCTACCATCGTTCACCCCGCGGGGGTCCAGGTGGCCTGTCCGGCTGCGATTACGTCAGGCGCTCCACACGATCCACGGACGCGCCGGAGATCGTGATCCCTGCCTTCATCGGATCAACGATCCGGGTCAGGGCATTCGTTACCGCAGTGCGCGCGGCGTCAGTGCAGCCCCCGTCTCCGGGGACTGTGACGTCGAGCGTAGCGGTGACTCGCACTACGTTCATAGGACTCTCCTACCTGGGCGTTTCAGCCGCCCACCCAGATCATTTTAACGCCGGTGTTGAAATGATCTGGGAAGGCGGCCGGGGTTTCCCCCGGCCTAGGTGCTATCGTGCGGGGATGATGTCCCCGTCGATTTTGGTGACGAACATAACGCAGACGTTCTTCATGCCTTCCCCTTCGAGATCCGCTTCGATCTCCAGGATCTTGGCTTCCGTCAGCGGGCCGTCCAGCCCATAGAAGACTCGGCCCATTTGGCTGCCATCGTAGGCGTATCCGAACAGATAGCCTTGCATGGCTATTTATCCATCAGGCTGCTGCCGCGCTGGAAGCACACGGCAATGGTGCGCCGGTATCCCGCCTTCTCGGCGGCGGCGCTGATCGATTGCTTGGCGGCGTTGCATTCCTCCTTCGAGAAGAAATCGATCTTCTCGCTTTGCAATGCCACGCTGCCAGGGTCGTTCGGCCCGCTGTTGGAGTAGGCGAAGAGAATCAACAGCATCCAGGTTGTCATGTGCTCGCCTCATTGGTGTGGCCTATGGAGACGATGACGTTGCGACCGGCTTCCGTTTCCTTGCGGATGCTGTCCAGCTCCTCCATCAGCTCATCCAGGCGCGGGTCGCCGGAGAAGGCGATGGCGTCGATCAGCGGCCCGATCAGATCAGGCCGAAGGTGATAATCGGCAGGCATAAACTCCTCCCAAAAAACGCCGCCTGATACGGACAGGCAGCGCATCACGGGAGGAGCGGCCCCGAAAGGCCGCCCCGGTAGGTTAGTGTCGTTTGCCCGGCGCGCCCGGATCTTGCGTCTCGGGTGGCGGCGCGCTGGGGTCTACGCCCCACTTGTCCTCAAAGCCGCCCGGATCTTTTTCGTAGTCCTCGCGGACCACATCCTCACGGCTCGGCGGCGTCGGGTTGTCTTTCTGAGTCATTGTTTTCCTTTCCACATACAACAAGGCCCCGGCTTAGCTTATACGGCTAACCGGGGCCTTTGTCATTTCACCATGCTATGAACGCGCGAGCGCCCACTTGCGCCCGGCAAAGACAAGGACGGCGGCCAGCGTGATCAAGTCCTCGATCAGCAGGCTACCAGCCGGGTCGGTCAAGAACTCCATCACGGCGGCATTCTCCTCTCCAGCATGAGAGCGTTCTCCTCGCCGAATGTGCCCAGCGAGGGCTCGCCATCATATTCCCAGCGCTCGACCACGCACCACCAGCGCTTATAGATCCATCGCGGCCAGCGCCATGTTTCACCATAGGGCTGAGCCACGATAGAGGTGATGCGGCGTCCATCCGGGGTAACGGTGCCGACGGATGGCGCCAGCCTTTGCGCCCAGGCTTCCGCCCAGGCGCGTCGGCCGCAGTAGTCTTTACTGGTCACTTCATCATATCCTTGGCGCGCGCCGTCGCGATCCATTCGTCAACGGTCAGTTGTTCGTTACGGATCACGCGCGTGAGGAGTGCTGCTTGTGGTGATGTTCGGCCCAGCAAGCGGAGTCCAGCATTGATGAAATCGCCTCCCAATTGCTTGGCTTCATCCGTGCCGGGAGTGGCAGTGAACGCCATCGACAGGCCCTCCGCGTCGTGCGCCAGCCCAATGGACGGAGGCATTTGCGGAAGGTGGATGTGGATGGGGGGTAGCTTTTTTGGCATGTTCACCTCCAAACGAAATTGGGCGAATCTCGCCCAATTCGGCGCGAAGGTGAAGGCGGGCACGCGGCCCGCCCTCCTGTCACTCTTTCGTCTTGTCCGTCTTCGTAGTGTACGGGCCTGTCTTGGAGCCCTCCTTGCGGCCGGGCGTCGCCGGGCCTTCCTTGTCGATGCGCTCGCGGATCGCGGGCTGATCGCGGGTCGGCTTCACGTTCTCGTTGTTGTAGGGTCCACGTCTTCCTGCCATGCTCACCTCCAGATGACGCCGCCGATGATGGCGACGCGACGCGAAGGTGGCGGGGGCAATGCCCCCAGCCGTTAGTCCTGTTCGCTGATATCGCAGGCTTCGCTTTCTTCGAGCACATGGCGCGCGGTGCGCTGGATGCTCTCCGGCGTCATCAGTGCGCCGGTGTTGTCGTTGACCAGTCCGCCGACTTCCGGGACAGCGTTCGCCATCATGCGGACGAAGCCGGTCAGGTTGCCGTGGAGATCGATTTCCACGGTATGGTTCATGCTGGGCTCGGGATTTTCTTTCTCCGCGCTCCACGTGCCGATGGCGCGCTTTGCGTGAGTGAGAAAGTCAATGCCGCGCCTGTCGCACAGGTGGCCGAGATCGGCGATTAGATCTGTGATCTCGTCGGGCAGGTCGGCATCGGTCAGCACCTCGCCCTTGGCCTTATTGAAGCCTTGGATGGATGCCAGCGCCCAGCCAGCCCGTTGTTCGTTGTCAGGCATGCTCACCTCCAGAAAAGCCAGCCGATTAAGCTGGCCATCGCGAAGGTGAGACGCGCGATCACAGGGACCGCGCGCTCACATTGGCATTGCCGAGGCTATCAGGCCGCGACCGCGACCTTGGCGTCATAGACGAATTCGCCCGCATCACGGACGCGCTCGATCAGCGCGATATACATCGCCTTCTGCTCTTCGAACGGGGCCTTGACCAGTTCGGCAACCCACGCCGGGTCGGCGTAGCGGTTGAATCGCTCCGACGAGAAGCCGGTCTGCTCATTCCAGGCCACGCTACCGTCACGGCCCTGGCCGTAGGGCTCGATGCCGAGCCATTCGCCGAGGCCGCGATTGCAGGCGTGATCCTTGCCGTTAGGGCAGAGCGCGCCGCCGTCCGGCACCATTTCACCGGCCAGCTCGACCAACCAGCGCCGGAAATTCTTGGCGGTGATCGGCTCGCTCGCCGGAGCGCCCTTGATGAACTCGATCAGCTCGGTGAGCCGGGCGGCATCGGGGGCGCGGGTGTGGTCGGCGGTGTGCTCTTTTGCGTAATCCATCGTAATCAACTCGCTATTATGCGTTATGGTGAGGCGTGATTCTCCTCACGGAACTCACCTCCAAAAAGGGCTGCCGAGTGTGAGTTGGCAGCCCTCCGGGAAGGTGAGGCGGGCTTGCGCCCGCGCTCGGTCTCAGGCATTGAAATCCCAGAAAACACGGGTGCCGCCGCTGGCGCGAAGGCCCTCCAGCATGCGGATCAGGACGCGGTTCTGCTTTTCGGTCCGCATTCCCATAAACGTGGCGAGCGAGGCATAGGGGTTAACAGCCGCGTCGCTCTGATTCATGATGTAAAGGCAGCGGGCGGCGGACACTCCGATATCAAAGGCATCGGCGATGTAGTGCAGCCCATAGGGCTTGTTGTCGGCACGCGAGTGCGCCCGATCTCCATGCAGGGCATCGCCGATGATTCCGACCATGCAATCGTCATGCATGAGGAAATCGTCGCTATGCCATTTGCGGGTTTTCAGGAAATCGATGGTTTTGTTGATATTCTCAATGTTCATGGACTCGCCTCCAGATGAGGCTGCTTTGCGGGCAGCCCGACGTGAGGGCGAGGCGGGCTAGGTGCCCGCGCTCTCCTTGTCGAGGTTGACGTCACTGCACTTCACGCTGAGCCAGCCCCTGTCGAAATCGACCAGGAACCAGCCGTTACGGACAATGGCAGTGATGACGCCGCGCTGCCCCCGCAATGAGGGCACCACGCCTTGCGGGTGGTATGTGATGCGGTCGCCGATATCGAGATTGCTCATAAAACCTCACGGTTCGATGTAGTTATCGAACTCGTCTTCACCGGGGATGAAGGCGAGCGCGTAACGTGGTTCACCATTGCGGCACTGGTAGAAAGTCAGCGCCTTACGTCCGAAGCCACCATCATTCCGCAAGCAATAAAGCCGCCCGTGTGCACGGTAGAAAACCCGGAATAGGCCGGGCTCCTCCCGTACCAATCGATACTTTGTTTCGGTCATTTGGTGTTCTCCGGTATCGCCTGCCCTGGCGGGGGACAACGGCGCTCGCGCGCCGCGCCCGTGGCTATCGAATAACCCTGATCGTGACAGGCCGCTCGCGCCCGGTAAGGCGGTCGATAAGCCGTTCGAGCCCGTCGATGACGAACCAGAATCCGGCTATGGCGATGAACAGCCATGTCAATGCGCCGGTCACGATCAGGAAGAACCCAACAGTCAGGGGAATGTCTAAATGTGCCATGGTGCCCTCCGTTGTCTCGCGGCAGGGCAGGCGTGAAGTGCATCCACTTCGGGAAATGCAGCGGGCCGAAGCCCGCTAGGCGCTACTCCAGCAACTCCACGTCGATTGCCTTGCGGTTCTCGCTGTGGAGATAATGATCATTGAGATTGTCGGCATTGCCATAGGCGTCTTCAGCCGCAAGCTTTGCTTCAGTCTCGGATTCGGCTTCCACTTCAAATTGGTAGCGAACCGTCTCCTCAATCGTTACGCTGTATTTGGCCATGCTCTTTCCTCCGCTCCATTTACCGAAACGGATGCATACCGTTGCCCTCTTGAAGCGGAGCCGCCCGGAAGCGGCTCAACTCAGGTCATGCTGCAAACCAGCTTTCAATCTCGCTCACAATCTCGGCCGGGATTTCTTCCGTCAACCATGCGCTGCCATATGAATACGGCTTGCCATTGCGGAGGTGGCCAGGGTCAGGGTTGAGCCCGACATCGGCCAGCGCCGCGCACGCTTTTTCATAGTGGCTTTCAGGGTAGACGAAAGTAACAGGATTGGCTTTTAGCCACGCCTGTTGAGCCGGACTTCCCGCGCGCATGTCGTTGAGATGCCAGTCGCGCCAGATTGCGAGAATGCGTTGAGCGAGTTGATTTTCGGGGAAATATCCGGCGACCTCCTCGACGCATTGACCACATGTGTAGTAGTCACGGCGCGATGGCTGCCAGATTCCTGCCGAAGCTGAAAAGCGGACACCATCCCACGAAACATCAAGTTCGGCGGGGCAGTTGGCTTTTCCGGTTTGGTTGTAATCGACTTTTCCGAGTGAGAAAGTCTTGCGCATGATAATTCTCCCCTGTTGCGGTAGCTCCACATCAAGGGGGCAATGGTAATAAGGGATTCCCGAATGCAATCTGCTCTATAAGGGCGGCCCGGCGCGGGTGACTAGATGGCGAGGGCGGCGGCAATGACGCGCAGATGCGCCTCAAGCGTGGCCCTTTCGTTCTCATAGACTTCCGACAGGTATTCTTCGCCGCTGTCGCTTTCGATGCTCCAGAGGCCGGGCGAGGTCAATTCGTAGCAGGCAAAGCTGGTGCCGCCGACGGGGACCATGATGCGAACGCGCGCTTGCACGCCCACCCATGTCCAGTCGCCGTTTTCGAAAGCGGCCATGCGAGCGTCGGCATTATTCCAGGCGATTTCAAGCGCCTTCGGATCATCTGTGCCGATATAGCCGTCCTCGCTGGCGGTGCCGGATGGCCAGAAGCCATCCATCGCCTCATCGGGGCGCGGTTGCTCGCAATCGTCCGTGACAAGGCGCGACCAATCGAGTCGCACCTGCTGCGGCAGCTTGCTGTCAGTCATGTTGAATTGATTGAGCATGTGCTTCTCCATAGGGGGCGTGAGCCGCCCTTATAGAGCAGATTGCATTTCCCGAATGCCTACAAAGGCAACCGCAAAAGCGGTTGCGAGTTTGTCAGTCGTCAAAGTGAAGGCCGTCAACGATTTCCATGAGCCGTTGCTTATTGTGACGCAGCAGTGCCGCAATCTGCGGGAAGGTCCAGGATCTGTTATCGTTCTGGCCATCGTTGAGCGTGGCCAGGGAATATTCCCATACAGCTTCGCCGCTGGTCATGTGACGCAATTCTTCCGGCACATTCCAGCCTTCGGTGTCCAGCGGGGTGCCGGTATCGCTGATGCCAATTTCGCGCATCAGTCTCCCGGAAGGGAAGCTGACAAGGCCGAGACCAGCGCCAAAGTCATAGACGGCGCAGTCGCTGACATCGCCATCGTATTTATGCGGAATGCCCGCTATATCGGCATAGACGCCGAGACAGCATTGCCCGCCACGTTTGCGCATTGCGCCGCTTGCTTGAGGAATGCCCGAGTCGAGCCTATCGGCCCAAGCATCGATCAAGGCGCCTGCAATAATAGCATGTTCTTTCATGGTATTTCCTCACACGGTTGCCCGTGAAGGCATTCGGGTTCCCATGATTTCCTAAGAGAAGGGCAGGCAGGCGGTTAGGCTATGTTATGCGGCTTTGGCGAGGATCTTTGTCATCTCATCTGCCAGAGTCCAGAGGGCGCGATTGAGCTTGTTGGCCTGATCGATGCCCTTGACTTCGCGGGTGCGGGTGCGGCGATTGTCTGCCGTCCGGCCGCGAATGCCGCCGCGCACGGTGTTTTCCTGGACCACGTTAAAGGTGCGCCACAGCGTGGCAAAATCGCGACCTTCTTCGGGGCGATGAACCGTGAGCAGCTTTTCAGCCTGGATAGGGGCTTTCGAGTTGCCGAATTCATCCTCATCGTAACGCAGCTCAAGCGCCGCGCGAGCGAACGCCATCTGCATGTCACGATTGACAGGAATCTGCCGCATGTGGTCGCGAGAGTCCTCGACCACGCGCAGTGTTTTCAGGACTTCATGCGCGCCCTCGACAACATCGTCGATGGCTTTGCCAGAGTGGCGAACGCGCACATCCTGATAGGTCTTGCCGACCATGAGGCCATTCTGGCAGACCATTTCCCAATAACCGGCAAGCATCTGGTAAGCTGATGTGCCGTCATGGGAATTGAGCAGGATCACTTCCGCCGCGCCGCCCTTGCCGATGTGGTCAGGATGACGCATGCGAATCATGTGCTTCGTGAAATCCGACTTACCGGGGATGCGCGAGGTGGACTGGCAGACCATGAAGGGCTGAAAATCCGCCTTTTGAAGCTCGCGGAGCACGTCGATTGTCGGAATGTACGCATAGCGATCAGACCGGCTTTCGTGAGCTTCCGCTGCGAAGATAGACGGCGCGACTTCGCGCATCTCGATTTCATTGAGAACACGCGAGCCGTCGAGCTTCCGCAGACCCTGATAAGAAAAGCGCTGAGCAAGTGTCATGTGTGACTCCGTTGCATATATGGATTTCAGACGGGTAACACCTGCCCTTCACTAAGAAAATCATGGGAATAGGGAACTGTATTTGCGCCTTACAAGGGCAACCCCGAAGGGTTGCAGTAGGCTAGTCTCCGATATAGGCATAGACCTTGCCATCATCGCCGGGATAGATGCGGCCCGAGCACGTTCCAGCTTCCGCCAGCGCGTGATAGGCTTCCCAATCGATGCCGCCCGTGCCATCGCCTGGGCAAAGGCTTTCCGCCTCCCGGATATCGCCAGCCACGAACTGAATGAACAGCGCATTGCAGGTGATGATATCCCAGCTATTGATTTCCTCATCTTCCCATGCGCCGAAACCGCGGAAGTAATCGCGGAATTCGTCCAGTTGATCAGGCAATAGCATTGGCCTATCGCGCGCCTCATCCATGGCGTTATTCCATGTTTCAGGCCCTGCATTGGGGCCGCGCTCGGCTTGGGAGGCGGAGAACTCGGACATGTCTTCTTCCGCCACCAGTGCGGTGATATCGATTTCCATAGCTGCCTCACATGGTTGCCCATGAAAGGCGCAAATACAGGTTACCTCACGAATTCCAGAGACAGCCAATTGTGGCCATCAATTGGTGCTCTGTCGATCACGCCGCGAGCGCTTGAGCAGGGGCGGAATCGAGGGGACGAATGTTCGCGAACGCGACCTTGATATGATCAAGGGCGCCCGCGACTTCCACGTATGCATATTTGCGGCCGAGCTTGGCCACCTTACCCGCGACAGTCGCGGCGATGCCGGGCAGATGCGTGCCCAGGTCGAAACTGACGATATCGCCGACGGCGCACGGCTTCACAGCCTTGGCCTTGGCGGGTTTCTTGCCCTTAAGGGCAACGGTGCCGACGTTCTGCGCTTCCACGACTTGCGTATGCGTGACAGTGCAGCGTTTGGGCAGTTTGGTCGCCTTGTCGGCGGCTTCACGCGTGGCGGAAAAGCCGAACTTGACGGCCTTTTGCGTCTCGTCTTTGGCATTGTGGTATTCCACGCGCCATGCGAAGCCGAGCGGCTTGGCATAGTCGCGGTTTTCGATGATTTCCAGGCCGTTCGAGGCCGTGAAAACAGCGCGATAGGTGTTAATGGTCATGATACAATTCTCCCATAGGTTGATTTGACTGCCTGATCACTCTCAAAGGCAACCGCTTGCGCGGTCGCTAGTGCTTGTAATGACTAAGCAAAATCCAGATTATGCCAAGCTGGAAAGCTAGGGTGAACAGTGCCCAAGCGATATTTGCCCTCATGTGAGCACGACAAGGCAAGCGGCCATGAACGCGGTCAGGCCGAGCATGAACACCATGCTGGCCACGAACACGGCTTCCGAGCGCTTGCGCTGCTGAGTGTAATGGTTCATGTCATCCCCCAATGGTTGCCCATGGGAGTGATCAGGCGGATTTGGAGTCTAGGCTGCCTATGGAATTCGTGAGGTTCCCAGCACGTAGCGCTTCACAAGTCAGCCGCATGGCGCGGCTGAGCAGTGTGTTAGGGCTCAATCAAGCCGTCTTCGACGTGGCGAATCCACGCCTCGATATCGTTCTCCCAATGCAGCGCCAGGACGAGGAAATTGGTGATGCCTTCGGAATACCCAAGGGCAATCGCCGCCTCGCGATGCAAGTCGGAACGATGAGGGATATCGATGCGATCCAATTCACGCGCCTTGGCGAGCAAGGGCTTGATCAGGTCGATAAGCTGTTGAGATGTTACCATTTAGTTCACACTCCACTGGCTGACCAGTGAAGCACTACGTGCTTGATGCTACGCACAGCCAAGCTCATATTGAGCCTGGGCACCGTGCAGCCCGCATGCGCTGGCCGGACTAACCGGACGCTTGCGGGATGCTTGCACGGTCGTGTGTGCCCAGCATCTCTTTAGGGTGACTTGTCCCGACATAGGGCCGGGTAACGTCGTCAGAGCCCTTGTAGCAGAGTGGAGCGTTTCCGGTCCGTCTCTGCTATGCCCTCACTATAGGGGGACCGGACGGTCCTGTAAACCAATCTCTGGTTGAAACTGAAATAGCCTGTGGATAACTCACAAAACCGTTGCTCAGCTTGGAGTTTTGATGCCCTCCCGCATGACCGCCGCAGAACTGACAGCACACTGCCACACGCTTGGGTTGAAAACGGCTGACCTCGCGGCCTGGGAAGGAACCACCGTGCGCAGCGCGCGACGCTGGCGCTCGGGTGAGCGACCCATTCCGGGCGCGCTCGCGACGCTTGTGCGCATGTGCGTAGTCAATCCCGCGCTGGTCGCGCTCGCCCGCGATGCGTCGCTAGGCCAAGACACCGCGCCCGCGCCCGTGTGTAGCCATCCTCACGCGCCTCACGCGCATGCGTAGTCTATCCCCGCGAAAATTGACGCCCAAATCGCCGCCTTGCACAACTCTCAGACCATTGCCAGATAGCCCCAGGAAAGACTACCCGCGCACACTCACACGCGATTGTCGCATGCGCGTATCAGCCACAGGTTGTGGATGCGCTTCGTCGCTCAACTAAGTCGGCGGGCCTCGCATGCGAAAGCGGGGTATTACTACGCGCCTGTGCGCGATTCTCCGCGCGTGGCGAGGCGGGGTGGCATGCGCACCCTCGACAGGTCGCGGCAGTCCGCTGTCGCCACACCCCGGAAACCGTTGGTGAGCAAGGGTTTGCACCCCCTGGCAGCCGGGGCCAATTTGCCATAAGATACCTTATGCGAATGGCCTGATGCACATGCGCGCGCGAAAGAACACCGCGCGCAGCACACGCGCCACGTGCACACGCCCCCACCCCCACCCACCCCCGCGTGCGGAGTACGGGCGCGCCCATAGTGCCATCCTCCCCCACACAATCAAAAAAATTTTTACTTCACTTCCCCCTTCCCCCAAAAAGGCCATTGACAGCTAGCTATCTAGACATCTATACATCTAGACATGACCAAGGGGACAAAGACAGAAGCGCTGCGGGCGATGCGAGAGGCCCGGCATACCGAGCAGGGGCGTCCCTCGCGCGAGGAGAAGAAGGCGTCGCTGACGGATTTGCAGCGAGCCATTGGCAAGATGGTTGAGGTTGCTGATGCGCCTCCCCCGGATCTGAAGCCGGCCAAGCCTGCGCCGAGTGTGGCGACGAAGGGGAAGAAGCGCACGGCCGAGGTGATTGGCAAGGCGCGCGAGGCGGGCCGGGTCGGCAAGCGCCAGCTCAATATATGGATCGAGAAGGATCTGGCCACTCGGGTCAAGGTGGAGGCTGCGCAGGCGGAGACCACGCTTGAAGAGTGGGTCGCGACGGCGATTGAGATGCGGCTGGGGGTGAAGTGATGGCTGAGACCACGGATATTGAGGATGGCCATGATCGACCTCGATCGCTTGGCCAATCGACGCGGGGCAATAGGGTCAGGGAGCTGCGCGGGGCGCTGGGGATTTCAACGACTGAACTGGCCAACAGGATTGGCACAACGCAAGCGCACATCAGTCGAATTGAGCGCGGCTTGGTTGGGCTAACGCAGATGATGATGGAGTTGGTGGCTGGGGCGCTCGGCGTTGAGCCATACGAATTACTTCCTGAGACCGAGGGGCTTCATGCCCGGCATTTGAGCGCCTTGCGCCGGGCTGGGTGGATGGTCGCCATCCACAATGACTATACCATGAATGGAGAATTCTACACGTTCTGGCTGCTGACCCACCCTGACGGGCGGTATGTGCGCGGCGAGGGGCGGACGGATGCGTTGGCGCTGGAGATCTGCGCGCAGAAGGCGAGGGTGAAGTGACCTACGAGGAGTTCGCGGCAAAGGTGCTGGGGCCTGATGTGCATCAGTTTGCGCAGGCGGTTGAGAAAATTATCGAGGCCAAGCTTCGTGGCCTGCCGCGCCGCATTTATGAAAACGACCGGGATCAGGTCTGGAGGCTTTCGACGGATCTTGGTGGATGTCGCGCCCAGAAGCTACCGACGAGTGCTGTCCGTTTTTCCGGCAGGGTCGTGCCCACCTACCAGAGCGGCTGGGAGGGCGTTGGGTTTGACATGACGACGGATGTCGGGGATGTCAGCGTCGCCGACCCCGAAGCGGTTGCCGCACTCATGCTGGGCATGGCGGCCGATGGGATCAGGGCGAGCAAGGGGTATGTAAGCTTAGTGGAGTTGAAGTGATGAGCGATTCTCAAGCCGAGACAGATAAGTTCTTCGACGGCATCGTTGCGGAGATGCGCGAAGCTGGGGTTCTCCCGGTTGGCAGATCTCAACCGGCCGCGACAATCACGGAGCTGTCGCTCGCGCTGGAGAAGATCGGCGTGAAAGCCAGCGGTGGCCTGACGTCGTTCTCGGCCGAGGCCAAGCATGAGTTCCTCCTGGACATCGCCAGGATCTGCAAGGAATTGGGCTTCGAGGTGCCGGCGCTATGAGCGAGTATACGTTGGTTCAGGTTCATGGGGATTTCCCTGATCCACCACATGTCTCTGTGGAGTTCAAGCTTGGCGCTGGGGCCGTTTTGGTTCTGGAGTTTTCCCCCCAGCAGGCCATCTGGCACGGGCAGCAGTTGATCGAACATGGCAAAAGAGTGCTGGATGGGAAGCTGAAATGAGACCCGTCGCCGGGCTGAAACCGATCTGGGTCGAGAACCCGCCGAACAGGACGGGCTTCGAGATCGATATCCTGCCTCCGAGCTTTGACACGCGAGGCAGCCCTTGCGTCCTGTGCGGAGGGTCGTTGGACGAGGGGTGGGAGTGCACGCGCTGCGGTGCCGACCACTTCCCTGCCGACCACTTCCCTGCCGTGCGCAGATTATTGAAGGCGAGAGAAGGAAAGTGACGATGGAACAGGCATTACCGGGTTATCAGGGCGATTATCAGGAGCCGCCGAAGCCGGGCAAGCTCGTGCGCGGAATCGTCCTGGCGCCGATGTGGCCGCTGATCTGGTTGCAGATGGGCTTCGGGCTGAAGCCGTGCCGGGCGGCGGCCGATGATGGGTGCGGCCTCTGCGCTGGCGGCTCGCTGTTCCCCGGCTGTTGCGAGCGCGCCGAGGCCATGGTCCGGTGGTGGCGGGGGTGAGAGACGTCGAGGCCGAGCTGGACCTGTTCGTCGAGGCCGTGCGGCATCGGATCAACAATGAGCCCGGCTTGCGCATGGGCAGCATTCATCGCAGCTATGTCCGCCATTCATGCCAAGTCGGCTTCTGGTGCGGCGAGACTGAGGGCTGGGTGGATTGGGTGGAGGAGCGCGGGTGGAGCGGCCAGCTCCTCCCGCAGCTCGATAATGCGATCGTCCATCTGCGTCGCCGCGAGGCCACGCGCGTCGCCGAGCGCGAGATCCTGATGGGCACTGTCGCCCGGTTCTATGTTGATGAGGATGCGTGATGAGTGAGCGTGAGCGGAACCTTCGGCGCGCCCAGCGAACGGAGATACGCCGAGAGCTGGATGTCATGCGGGCCAGCAGATTGTCTGGTTGTTCCACCGAGGGATTGGGGCTGGAGCTGCTGGTTGCCACGATGATCAATCTGGCCGAGACCGTCGAGGGCGTCTCCGATACCCTGCGCGATATTCATGAGGGTGGGGCATGAGTGCGCCCGATCTCAATCGCGAGGAGGAGATTGCCGAGTTGGATCGCTGGGTGAAGTCCCTGGAGACGCCGGAGCGCTTTGCCGAGGCTTTCATCGACACGGCGCGGGCGCGCGGCGCCAGGATCAAGAAGGGCAGGCCGACCGAGGCCGTGCTGCGGAGGATGCTGATGCAGTTGTATGTGGAGCGCGGGCTGTGACCATCGAAGTCGTAAAATGTCCGAAGTGCAGCTCGACGAACGTCATCCCGGACATGGAATGGGACGGCAGGTTCGGGGCAATCTGGTGCCCGAGCTGCAAGACAGAGTTCTGGTTATCCGGCCCGACCCGGACGCGCTGGATTGTCATTGGGCTAAGGGCGCTGATCGTCATCGGCGGCTTGCTGTTTGCCTATGAGCTGTTTGCAAAATGATCACCCTCACCATGTCGCCGGGCGCCGTGCTGCTGACCGCGGCGTTCGCGGCGTGGCTGATCTGGATATTCCAGGATGAAGACGAAGACGAGATCGAAGAGGAGCCCGTCGTGGCGAAGGTAATCATCCCGGCTCTGCCTGGGTATTATGTGATCGAATTCGACACCGACAAGATGAAGGCCGCCAAGACGGTTGATGACATCCTGCGTATCCTGGTGCAGTGGCCGGTGATTGCTTGGGAGGTGGCGGAATCGGCGGACTATGAGCCCCCCATGGCGATCACCACAGCCGGCATCGAAAACAAGTTCGTCGTGCTGCTGTGGCCGAACGGAGCCGTTCATGAGCAGGACGGGGAAACATACGGCGGCCTCGGCTATTACGCCGAACATCTGCTGAGGCTGCGCGCCGAGAGTGCCGACTGAGGAAAAGAGAAACAATGTTCACGGATGACAAGAACCTAACCCCCGTCGGCATCTGGCTGAAGCGAAAGCTCCAGTGGGTTGACGCCAACACCCTGCCGGTCGATTGGCTGATGATCGGGCTGGGCGTTGTTTTGCTGGCTCTATGGATTTTGCTGTGATGCCGATCGGTGAGAAAAATGGCGCGTCGCGCGTGCAGCCCAACCGCAAGGATAAGATGGGCATGCACTCTTATGTTTCGCAATCTCTGCATCGGCGGATCAAGGAATCAGCCGATAAGAACGGCGAGACCATCAACGATTGGCTGAGGCTTGCTGCCGAGCAGCGGCTGCGGCGCGAGGAGGGTACGCTGTGACCGAAGCTCCCGAATATGACTTCCTCGATCTGCCGCACCCAGAAGTGCGCCGGCTGATCTCGCGGCTGGCGCGAGGTGGGCATGGTTACGATATCGATTCCGCGGTGATCAGGGCATTGAAGGCCGGCGCATCCGGCGCGCTGTCACCGAGTTCGAATCTCTCTCATGCGCTGATGCTGATCCCCGAGAACTGGTGGTGGCATATCGGCCATCTGCAAGCTGAGATCATCCCGACTGGCCCCGCCGATGGGTTGCCGTGGTCGAATGCTGCCCGGCATTACCCGAATGGTAAGCCGGTGCGCTATAGCTCCCCCGCGCATTACGATCGCGCTCAGCTCCCGCGCGCGGTCTGCGCTGCGATGGTGCGTGCCGCCTACGATATCCCCGATGGCTACGCCGTGCAGGCATCGACTTTTTCCAAGGAATCGGAAGAGGTGATCAAGGCGCGGCAGGAACGCATCGATCAGTGGCGCTCTGTGGGAGGAGTGGTGTAATGCCGTTCGGCGTGGCCATGCTCTTCCTCTGGCTGTTCATGGTGCTCACCTTCGGTGGCCTCAGCCGGGCGCCGCATTGGCGGGACCGCCCCGAGCAGCCGCTTGAACAGAAATGCACCATGAAGGGCGGCTCGGAGCACGGGCTGCACTGCACAGGACGGAGGCCAGGGCCATGACAGCAGATCCGAGGACGGCACAGGCGGCGGCTGAGATCCGCAATATGCTCCAGGAGTTCCAGCCCAACACCCGGCTGGCGATCCTGACCACCGCGCTTGCCCTGGCGGCCGGCGAGGATGCGCAGCTCGATACCCCGGAGACTGCGGCAGAGTTTATCGTGAAACACAACAATGCGTTGAAGCGCGTGATCCAGCAGATCTGGGAAGCCGCAGTGAAGCGGCAAAAGGAGAAAGTGCAATGATGACACGATCGCAATTGTGGTGGTCGCTCGCCGGCTGCGTTGCCGCGGCGATTATCGTCTGGCTGGTGTTCTCCGGTCTGACGCCGCCCGCAGCCCCGCCCGCATGACGGTGGACAAAGCCTCCGCCCTCATTAATCAGATGGTGGAGGCTTATTACGCCGAGCTGGACCGCTGGACGGTAAAGTTCGACAAGATGAATCGACATTGGGTGCTGTGCTACCGCGGCAATCAGATGTATGTGCCGTACACCGAGCAGGATGCCGCCCTGACCGCGCAGCTCGCGGTCTCACGAAGCAACGCGATGTACGCCGCCGTCGGCGTGCTGATGACGGAATACCCAGAGTTGGCGTTAATGCGGGAAACGGGCAAATGATCTCAGGTGCCGGTATATGGCTGCTGGTAATGGTTATCTTTCTCGATAGCACTGTGGGCGTGTCCGTGGCTAAGCGCTATCCAACCGTGGAGGAATGTCATGCCGATGCAGCAGTGATGGCGCTGAGTGCCGGCGCTGCCGGCGCGGAAGCCGTCGAATACAAATGCACAGATCTCCGCGGGCGCGATCCTGCGGAGGTCGCCGAGCAGGTCAGCCAGGAGGTTCTGGTCAACAGATTGGGTGGCGATGAAAGTCCTGTTCCTGGATATTGATGGTGTCCTAAACAAAGCCACAACAAAAGAGCGCATCGGCGGCGACAGCATCTGGGCCGCCATGCACGGGCTCGACGCCAAGCTGGTCGCGCTGCTGCTGAACTGGCTGAAGGCGCACCCGGAAGTCGTCGTCGCGCTCTCCTCCACATGGCGCCTGGACGGGCGGCTGGTTGATATGATCGAGAAGGCCGGCATCCCGCTCCATTCCGTCACTCTCAGCATGGACGGCCGGCAACGGGAAATCGAGACATGGCTGGCCGGGCACCCGCAAGTCCAGGCTTATGCCATCCTCGACGACATGCAGTTTTTCCGCGGAGCCGTCGCGCGCCGCTTCGTGCAGACCAGCTACCAACACGGCCTGCTGCCCCAGCATCTCGCCAGGGTGGAGCATCTCTTGGGACTCACACATGCTGTTGCCACTTAGTGTTGCAGAAGAAATCGAGCTGCGCATCCGGGCCTACGAGATGACCGGCAATGGCGTATCGGATATGGCGGCGCTGCTGCGCCGGGCGAAAGAGCGGATCGAGGATCTGGAGCGGCCGATCAACGAGCGGGTCGCTCTGTTCCGGGAAACCCGCGCCCTTGGGCGTCGATCGAAATACCCCTGCCATCCCGACTGCAAGCGGTGCGAGCGCAGCCGGGAGATCGACTTGGCTGCCAAGCGCCGGCTGGGGCAAAGAAAACGAGACGGCACGTTGTAATAGGGAGAGACCATGGACCCGGCAGAATTCACGGTGCTCAAGGTCCGTTTTTACCGCGTAAGTCAGGACTTATACATCAATACAGAGTACGGCATTGAAGTCCACGGGGATTATTCCCGTGGACTCTTTTTCGTTTGCCGGGTCGATGGCGAAGGGCGAGAATGGCTGTGGCGGCGATTCCGTGCGCCGCGGCCACCGGGGCACCGACATTTCTTCACGCGCACCGCTGCGGCCAAAGCAGCATTGAGGGCATGGCATGGGGGTCGTTCACCAATTTCCCAAGAAGCACCCGCGTATCCGACGCTCATCAGTGGCGCCTGAGAAGAAGGTCTGCGATGCGGTCAACGAGCTGATCATGGCGCAGGGCGAGGAAGAGACGTTTCATTTTCTGGCAGATGTAGCAGATAAGATGCGTAAGGCAATTCGCAAGGCACAGAAGCAACGAAAGAAATAACATGCTCGCACGGGCTCAGATTATCGGGTATCTCGGTCAAGACCCCGAGGTGCGCGATCTCAGCAACGGCAATAAGGTGGTCTCGCTGTCCGTGGCCACCACCCGGAAGTGGAAAGACAAGGACGGCGAGAAGCAGGAGAAGACCTCCTGGAATCGCGTTGTTGTCTACAATAAGAACATCGCCGATCCCTGCGCCAAATACCTCAAGACGGGCAGCAAGGTCATGGTCATGGGGGATCTGGAAACCCGCGACTATGAGAAGGACGGCGAGAAGCGCACCATCACCGAGATCATTGTCTCGGCCTTCCATGGCGAGGTGATCTTCCTCGACCGCAAGGAGGGCGGCGGGGGCGACCGGGCGCCGGCCATGCCCGAGGAGACCCTCGACAACATCCCCTATTGACCGGGCGGACCGCATCGATTACGTTGCGTGGTGAAATGGGGAGGGTCCAGTGGTTGACGCATCCGTACTGATCGAGAAGAGCCGGCCCTCCGCCCAGGACGAGGCAGACATGGTGATGTCCAAGGCGATCGTCACGATTCTGGACGCGATGACCGACGATCTCGTCCACGCCGCCAGCATCATGGCCCTTGCCGTCGCCGGCCACGCCAAGCGCGAGGGGGCGATCGAGACCAAGGAAGACAAAACCGAGTTCATCAGAACCTGGATGCGCATGCTGGCCTACGCCATCCGTGCCGTGGAGGCCGACCCCAATGCCAGCCGTTGATTATGAGGGGATGTACACCCCCTATTCCCAGCATGTTGAGGCCGATGCCGAGGCCGGACGCGGCGACGCGCTCGACTTGATGGTGACGCGCGAGATGCTGATCATGATGCCGGTCGATGTCGAGCTGGAAGCCACTTTCATGGAGACCTTCGGCCGCTGGTTGCGGGGCTGGGAGGCGCGGCTGTGACGCTGCTTTACATCAAGAAATACACCCGCGCCTATATTAAGGCGCATCCCGACTGGCTGTTCGTGTTCGGCGACAATATGATGCGGCACGGCCTGGGCGGGCAGGCGGCTGAGGCGCGCGGCGAGCCCAACGCCATCGGCATCGCTACCAAGCGCAAGCCGTCGATGGAGCCTGACGCTTTCCTCGCAGACCATGATTACGACAATTGGTTTGCGGCCGAGCAGCCGACGATGCGGCGCCTGATGGAAGCCGCCCAACGAGGACGGACAATCATCTGGCCGCTGGACGGCATCGGCACCGGACTGGCGCGACTGGAGAAGAATGCGCCATCAATCTGGGCTGATATCGATAATTTGCGCGCGGCAATCCAATGAGCCAGATCAGGGAATAGCCCCATGCCGTCTGAGCACCGCAGGCTATACATGCGCAACCTCATGCGCAGGCGCCGCGCAGCAGCCGGCCCGAAGCGGCCCGAGATCACCGATCGGTCAAGGCCACCGGCATGTCTGTATGCTGCGGACCGCACCCTGTACATGAAGCTGTACATGCGCTGGTGGCGCGCCAGTGAGCCGGTGAAGGACGGCATGGACGAGTGGCACACATGAAGATGACCGACCGGGAACTGATCCGCCGCGCGCTGCTCGATGCAATCTCCTGGCGCCACAGTCTCGCGGACGCCTGGGGTGCCGACACCGTGAGCGGCAAACAGGCGGCTTTTGAGGCCGCGCAGTACCGGGACTATTATACCCGCAAATACGGCCCGCTTGCGACCGAGGACGTTAAGGCGCGCCGGATCAATGCTGCGGCCCTGCGCGCCGGGATTCATGTGTTTAAGGGTGAGTTGTGATGGGCGCGGTCATTGCTGAGTTTATGGTCCGTTTTTGGTTGTCGATGTTCACCGTGATGTGCGTTGCCATGATTGCGGTTGGGATGACTGATCGCAATGTTGTTGTCGTGGTTGTCTTCGTGATCCTCGCGAGTGGGTTTCTTACGGGGCTTAGCTATCGGTAGGAGAAGCGTATGCGTGAACTGCTTCGTGTGTTTCCTGTGAAGTCGGTGGTGCTGATCAAGGAAGCCGTTGGCGACGATATCTGCCCGCAATGCGCGGACAGCCTCGATCGCAGCAAGGTATGCATGGGTTGCGGGGCGGATTGGCACAAACATGTGCCCGCCCGTTATAAATGGTCCGTCCCGGAGCCTGTCGATGCCTGAAACCAACCAGATGGTCGCAATCGATGTCCGAGTGTTGACCGCCCTGGTTGAAAAGACCCCCTTTAAGATGCATGAGTTCGAGCACCTGATTGGCTGGAGCTTCAGCATGGGCGACGCGCCGCGCGACAAGCGGGCGCTTGCCTGGGCGGTCCTCAATCTCCCCAAAGAAGATCTCAGCACCCTCCATCTCGCACAGCAGTATTTCCCGAAACTCTGGATCGGAGGGATCTCAGATGTGGGCAGTGTTCTGGTGGGGAGTAGCAACGTGGTGCCTTTTAGACGTATTGAGGCTGCATGATCGTCGAGTACGAGCGCGGATTGGGCTTGACAACGCGGCAAATACTTGCCGCGCCGGTGGATGCAGTGTATGTTGCTTTGAATCCCACGAATGTGCTGTATGTGCGCCGGCTTGCGGAGCACCTCCGGCGCACCGACTTGAAGGTGGTCGCGCCGAATTGGCTGGCGCTCCACTGGCGGGGCCTCAAGGGTCACATTGTGGTGGATCACGCCGTCACCATTGAGGCCGTCAGCCGCGGCGAGGGCCGCCAGCAGTGGCACAGAATGCTCCATCACATGGGCGATCGTATCATTGTGGGACTGCCGGCCGATCCTTCTTCCTCTGAAACAGACCCAGCTCAATAGCATGCGGCTGGCATAGCCAGGATATCTCCAGCGGCTTTGCTGTGTCTTTGTGGTAGATATGCGGCTTGGCCGTGCAGTCCGGCATCTCGCAACACTCCGCCCGCTTCATGCCCCTGAGCCCGCGCCGGATATATTCCGACGCATAGATGCGCGCGCGATCGACGACCCTCTGCGTTTCATCCAGAATCGGCTTGCCATGATTGCGGTAGCGATCACGCGAGATCCCCGCCCGGCAGTCCTTACAATACGTTTTGTCTGAGCGGGGCTGCTTCTTGCAGCGCGCACACATCGTCCGGCAGGGCTCGCAGTGTTTTGCGCCCGGAGTCGTGACTGGATTCTTCCAGCAATTCGGACATTTGAACATTGTAGTTATACCCTAAGTTTATTTGCAGCAATCGGTATAACTACAACTAACCCCCGAGAAAAGCAATGGGCTTAAACAAAACCGAAGGCGAACTTCTCGAAGGCATCGGCCGCGGCAAGGTCGCGCCCGTGGAGAAGTGGGCCGGCATCCTCGGCATGGTCGAGCAGGCGGCGCAGGAGGCGGCGAACTATTTCCACAAGGCCGGCGCGCCGAAGGACATCACGCTGACCGAGGACAATTTTGTCATACAAGAATTTCACATGATCGCCACGGTGGTGTTCGTGTTCTGGCTGCCGATCAACGGCGTGGATCACTATTACCCCTACACCTTCAAGCTCGGCGAGAGAGTCCTGCGCGAGCTTGCGGCGGTCGGCAAATGGCCGATCGGATTCTCCATCCCCCATCTGGAAACGAGGCACTGATGCTTGAGGATGATGATGTCGATCTCGGCGAGAACGCCGATCACATGTATCGCAGCGGCGCGGTCTATGTCGGTCGCGAGCCGCCGCGGCTTGGCACTCCCGAGCACGAGGAATATATCGCGTGGCTGCGCGATCAGTTCTCCGAGGAGCGGAAATCCAAAACCAAATACCGGCCCGAGATGTGCGCCCAGGCGCGCAAGCTGTTCACCAAGGGCTGGATCGACGTTGAGGTGGCCGAGTTTCTCGAAGTTCACGTGGAAACGCTGCGCCTGTGGCGCGCGCAATATTCCGAATTCGCCGAAGCCTGCAAGCTCGGCAAGGCGGTGGTCGATGATCGTGTCGAAGAGGCGCTGGTGAAGCGCGCGCTTGGCTACGAACTTCCGTCCGAAAAGGTTCACTTCGATAAGGACGGCAATGTTTCACGTGCCAAAGTTATCGAGCATATTCCCCCCGATCCCAAGGCGGCGATGAACTGGCTGAAGAACCGGCGCCCGGATAAGTGGAAAGATCGTCGCGAAGTGACGGGTGCCGACGGTGCGCCGCTTCACCCGGTGGGCCAGCCCCGGCAGTCGAAGATCGAGATTGCGCGTCGCGTGCTCAACATCATGCAGCGGGCCGCCGATGAAGGTGGTGAGCTGAAAGGTATTCCTCACATCATCGAAGAAAAGGTCACGATCCATGAATGATCCTGGGCGAAAATCTGGGAGGAGATTTAAGATGTCTATAAATCTAGAAATCGGTCTCGGCATCGGGGCGCTGGGAGGTGGGGGAGGGGCTGCTCCCGTGCCGCCATTGCCTGCGTCCGGTCTGATCTCCGAATGGCGCTTCGCCGAAGGCAGCGGCAACAGCGTCAATGATGAGGTTGGCGCGAACGATATCAACTTGGCACTGCCGACGACGCCGAATTTCACGTGGCAGCCTTACGGCATTTCGCTGGCAGCAGGGCTGATTCAAACGCCTGCGATAACATCTTGCCGCACCGTTGCGTTCCTCTACCGGGTGGGGCGCGGTGAGGCGGCAGGTTTTGAGTTCTCGGGAGGGACAGCCGGGAGTAGCGACGGTGCTCAGGGGGCTTACGCCTCGGCAACGTACACATGGCTTGTTGGTAGCGGCCAAGGGGTGGCGCCGTTGCGCAAAAGGTCTAATGGCACTTTTGCAGACAGAATAAACCGTGGCGGATTTATCCTTCTCTTTTGCGAGTTCAACGCAGCCGCTAGCAACCCCTTCGGTTTTGGTGGACGATACGGCCTCACAAGCAGTCGCTGTGCAGATTTTGAGATCATGTGGGCGGCGGCATGGTCGGGGCAACTGACAGATCAGAACCGATCAGACGCGTATGGATATGTGCGGAATTTAGCCAAACTTCGCGGCAAACCCATTGATTGGCGGGATTGCTCAACCTTCCGCAATGTCGTTGCGCTATGGGGGCAATCAAACGCTGACGGGCGCGCGCCTATTTCCGGCCTATCGGGTGCCGATCAAGCGCGAACGACGCCTGCGAATAGCTTCATCCTGTCCGCATCCGGCTCGCTGGGCAACAGTCTTATTTACCCTCCTGCCTCGCTAACTATGGGGACAAATCAACAGCAGACTTTGCCCGCCACTGATTTTGGCCCGGAAATGGGTGCCGCTTGGTTACGTGAAGACGGCGGCGGCGCGACGGGTTTGATGTTTTCCAAAACTGCGGTGGGTTCGACTTATCTCTCACCGACATCGGCTGGCGTCGCAACGTCGGGGACGTCGTGGAATACTGCGGAACCAGTCGAATCATCGCTGTTCCAGAACGCATTGCGCAATTGGTACGACCTTGAGCAATACTATTTGAGCCTGGGCATCGGCCCTAGGTTGCGGGGACTGTGGTGGATGCAAGGAGAGCAAGACGCCACCAATACAACAGCGTCAGCTGGGTATCAGGCAAGTCTACAGTCGCTTTACGATCAGGCGAAGCTGTATACCGCTGTCACAGGCCTTCAGGCCGTCGTAGCCCGCATCCGAGATCAAGACCCGACATTTAACCCAACAGCGGTTGCGCAGGTGCGAGCCGCGCAGGCGGCTTTTGTAGCAGCCAATTCCGGCTTTGCTACGCTCATAGACACAGACAGCCTTGCGCTGCTTGGCGACCTTGTGCACTACAACGCGGCCGGAATGAAATCCCTTGGGCAGGCGTTCTATAACGCAACGGTGCTCTCCTGACATGACCACCCAAACCTGGGAATAAAATCTAGATTTCTAGCAAAATGGAGAAATGAAAAATGAGCGGAGTTGAAGCCGGCACCAGCGGTGCCAACAGGGGCAGCTATTCTGGAATGCGCGGTGATCCGGCGATGTTTATCCAGCCGATCACGCCGGCCACGGGCACGACGGCAGCGCTATTGCCGTTCGGTCCATGCCGGGCGATCCAGAGTATTTCCAGCGGAACCATGAGTTTCATGGATCACGCTGGAACGACGCTTGATGGATTTCCCATTAAAGCGTTCGACAATCCGATCGGGGCCAAGGCGGTGTATTCGATCTCGGGCACGACTGCGATCTGGGGGCTGTACTGAGCTGGTGGACAAAGTGTCCATCGGTCTTGTCGGCATGGGCGAAGCCCTCCAATCTGGGGCGATGCTTGATCTCTCAACAATACCCAATATTCTAGTCACAGGCGCGACCGGCTCGTTCGGTCGCGCCTTTTGTCGTTTCTTGCTCCAGCACGACCTCGCCGAGCGGGTCTGCGTCTATTCTCGGGGCGAGCACACCCAGGCCGCCATGCGCGCGGAGCTGAAGGATGATCCGCGACTGCGGTTCTTCATCGGCGACGTGCGCGATCAGGCCCGGCTGGTGCGCGCTATGCAGGGCGTGCAGCTCGTGGTCCATGCCGCCGCGCTGAAGCGGATTGAGGTGGGCCGCTTTAATCCCGAGGAGATGGTTAAGACCAACGTGCTCGGTGCCATCAACGTCGTTGAGGCGGCCCGGCTGGCCGCGGTCCGCAAGGTGGTGGGACTGTCATCAGACAAAGCGTTCCAGCCGATCTCAGCCTACGGCACCTCCAAACTGCTGATGGAACAGCTTCTGCTGGCGGCCAACGAGACATCAGGCGCGCACGGCCCGACCTTCGTGATCACAAGATACGGAAATGTTTGGGGGTCTGCCGGCTCGGTGCTGCCGCGCTGGGTGGAGATGATCGGCGCGGGGGCGCGAACCGTGCCGGTCACGGACCCTGAATGCACCAGATTCTGGATGTCGATGCAGGAGGCGGTCGAGCTGGTGATGGGCGCAGCGGTTCACGGCAAGCCCGGCGATATCGCGATTCCCAACCTGCCGGCCTATCGGCTGGAGGATCTGGTCAACGCGCTGCGGGTGGGCATGCAGATCACTGGCCTGCCCCCGCATGAGAAGAAGCATGAAAGCATGGATTTCGAGCGATCGTCCGATACCGCGCGGCGGATGACGGTGGAGGAGCTGCGCGAGCATATCCGCCAATGGTTCGATGAGAGGCATCCAGGCAAATGAGCGACCCCTTCCAGATCACTCGCGATTTCGAAGCGGCGCTGTGCAAATACACCGGCGCTCCTTATGCTGTGGTGGTCAATAGCTGCACGATGGCGATCCTGATCGCAGCCGCGTGGCTGCGGCAGCATCGGTACGCGCCATATGGCGACATCGTTTCCCTGCCTCGGCTGACGTACATCGGAGTTGTTTATGCGCTGAAGGAGGCCGGCTATAGGGTGGAGTTCCGCGATGAGGACTGGCAGGGTGAACACCAAATCAGCCCGCTGCTGCTCTGGGATTCTGCGCGGCGGTTCACCGGAGGGATGTTCTCGGCCATCGAGTCAAATTTGTGGGATGCCGGAGACGCCCATTCATTTTTCCAGTGCGTGAGCTTCCATAACACCAAGATCCTCGGCCATACTCAGGGCGGCGCCATCCTCCATAACAACGCTGCCGCAGACGGCTGGCTGCGCCGCGCGCGCTTCGACGGGCGCACCGAGGGGGCGCCAATCGCTGACGGCGTGCGGCATCAGGGGCGGGCGTGGCACGCATACCTATCGCCAGACGTCTCGGCCGCGCTGCTGTGGAAGCTCTCCTCGCTGCCGCGTCACAACGCTGATTTGTTGCGCTCCGACTATCCTGATCTCTCAACGTTTCCGGCATTCCAATGAAGACAGTCGCCGTGATTCAGGCAAGGCTCCGCAGCACCCGGCTGCCGGGCAAGATCCTGCTGCCGCTTCCGACCGGGCGCACCGTGCTGGAGGAAGTGATCTATCGCTGCCGCGAGGCGCGCTCGATCCATCAGGTGGTGGTAGCCATGCCCGACAGCGAGGATAGCGAGATCCTCACGCCGTTCACGGGTGGGGCCAGCATCGTCTATGGGCCAGAAGGTGACGTGCTGATGCGCTACCACATGGCGGCCAGATCCGTTGGCGCGGACATCATCGTGCGCGTCACCTCTGATTGCCCGGCGATTCCCAGCGAGATGATCGACGCCGTTGTTGCGCAACGCAACGTTCATGGGCTAGCATATGCCTGCAACGTCCTGCCGGACACATGGCCGCTGGGCTATGCCTGCGAGGCGTTCACCATGCGCGCGCTGGACTGGCATGTGCACAACACCTGGGATAGCGAATCCCGTGAGCACGTGACGACAAAGATGCGCGCGGCGGCGACGGGTGCGCGGCATGTCAATGTGCCCTGCCCCTATGGCGATTACTCGCATTTGAGGTGGACCTTGGACACGATCGACGACTATGCGCGCATCGTTAAGGTGTTCCAGGGCGCCAAGGGTGCGGCCAACTTACTGGAAGTGGCGAGAGCATGATGCGAATGGTTGACATAGTGATTCATCCCAATGCAGTGGATGTTCTCTATGAGATTTTGAGCGAGCGCGCTGGGGATTCGAAGGTCAATATTTCGCACGATCCCAAGAGCGTCACCTATGAAAGCCACAAGGCTTTCGTTGAGAATCACCCCTATCAGGCGTGGTACATTTTGGAGAATGAGCACGGTGAACCCGTCGGCTCGCTCTACCTCACCAAGCCGCCGCGGCCGAGCGTTTCCGGCAGTGAGTTCGGCATTTTCATCCGCAAGAAATTCCGCGGCCAGGGTTACGGCAAGCGAGCGATCCAGACGGCGATGACGCATCATGGGCCGGGCCGGTATCTGGCCAACATCAACCCCAGCAATGGGCGCTCGATCGGGATGTTTGAGGCGCTGGGATTTCGGCATTGTCAGAACACCTATGAGTTGGTGCGCGAATGAAGATAGCCAATTTCGATTTTGCCGCCGCCCTGCGGCCGATGATCATCGCCGAGATCGGCGGCGCGCATAACGGCTCCAAGTCGGCGATGCTGGAGCTGATCCACCGGGCGGCGGGGGCTGGCGCTGATGCGGTTAAGGTCCAGGCATTTACGCCGGACACCATCACCGCCAAGTTCGATCGGCCCGAGTTCATCATCCAGGGCGGCCCCTGGGCCGGTCGGCACCTCCACGATCTCTACAGCGACACCTATACGCCGCGCGAGTGGTTCCCGGAGATGTACGCGGTCGCCAAGGAGATGAGCATCCCGCTGTTCCCGTCGGTGTTCTCGCTTGAGGACATCGCCTTCGTGAAGCAGTTCGATCCGCCCGCGCTCAAGATCGCCAGCTTCGAGCTGGTCGATCCCATCCTGATCAAGGCGGCGGTCTGGGAGGGTAAGCCGCTGATCCTGTCCACCGGCATGGCCAGCTTCGGCGAGATCCGCATGGCCGATGATGTCGTGCGCAGCCACCCCTCGATCTGGCTGCATTGCGTCTCCACCTATCCCACGCTGCTGGAGCAAGCCAACCTGCGGTTCATGCAGATGCTGATGCGCCGGCACAATTACGTCGGCTTGTCTGATCACAGCCTGGGGGTCGCGACGGCGCAGATGGCGGTCGCCATGGGGGCCTGTCTGATTGAGAAGCATATCACGCTGACGCCGGGCGGGACAGGTGCCGACGATCGGTTCGCGCTCGGGGCGGATCAGTTCGCCGCCTTTGTCAACGATGTGACCCGCGCCAGCGTGGCTTTGGGGCCGCGGGACGCGCCCTGGAACGCTGCCCGCGACGATAGCGTCCATGCGCCCCTGCGGCGCTCTCTGTACGTCGTGGAGGCCATGGGGGAGGGGGACATGTTCACCTCGAACAATGTCCGCTCGATTCGGCCGGGGCTGGGCATGGCGCCGTCGATGTATTCCAAGGTGATCGGCTCGCTGGCCACCACCCACCTTCCGGCCGGCACGCCGCTGGCCGAGCACATGGTGAAGTGGATATGAAAAAGCCCCGGATCACTCCGGGGCCTCTTTTTTGTCTGGGATGGGCGGGATGTCGAGTTTGTGCCCGTGATCCTTTTCTGCCGCCATTCTCAACAGGTTGAGCTGGTGCGGCGAGGCATCGATCGCGCTGGGCAAGACCGCCACCCAATGGGGCGGCACCTTGATCCGCCCCCTCAGCACAAGATTGAGTCTTGCCTGGGAGATCGAGAGGCCGCTCGCTGCCTTGGCGCGATTGGCAAGCAGCGTCTGGGTGACGCCGCGTTGCTCAATCAGACGCTTCAGCATGGCGCCGTACTTGGTTGGGCCAGGAGGCTTCATGAAACTCCTACAGATCGAAGTCCTGGACGGGGCCGAGCGGCTGCGGCGCCGGCTTTGGAGCTGCCGGCCTTTTCTGCATCAGATCCCAGACCGCATGGTCGGCCATGGGGATATAGGCGTCCTTGGCGGCGGCCTTCTGATCAGTTGTGTATTCCATGGTCGCGGCTTCGCCGGACGCATAGGCGCGGGTGTTGGCGGCAGTTTCCTCGAACACGCTCTGGGTGGAGACCCGATCTGAGCTGTCATAAGACACGGTTTGCCCGGCCGAGATGCCCATCCGTCCAGCCTGCTTGTAGGCATTGATGCCGGCGCCGAGGAAGACGAACTGCCAGCCGAGTTCCTGCTTTCTGCGGATCGTGTCTTCCAGGTCCAGCCATGCATACAGCTTGGAGTCGTTCTCCTCGCCGTCAGTGAGGATGGTGATCACCACCTTGGTGTCGGGCTTGTCGGAGACCGCGCGCTCCACCGCCTGGATGGTTTTCATCGCGGCATCGAGCAGCGGGGTATTGCCGCGCGGAATGAATTCCTTGCGGGTCAGGTCCGGCACGTCGTTGATCGGCAGATGCAGATGGATCTTGTCGATCCCGATGGAATCGAAAGTAATGAGGGAGAACAGCGCGTCGATTCCCTTGAGGCCATTCTTGTAGGAATTGTACCCGCCGAGGGTGTCCTCAAGGATTTGGTTCATGGAGCCGGAGCGGTCGAGCAAAAGCGTGATGGATGTTTGCGACATGTGACCCTTCTGGTTGGATGTGGCGCAAACGTAGTTATAATTATAACGGGTGTCAAGGGCCATGAGCGAGACGGAAAAATTCTGGGAAGGCGATTTTGGGGACAGCTATACCCAAAGAAATCAAAGTGATAGACTGATATTTAACAATGTGGTTCTATTCCGCAAGGCGTTGTCGCCGACGTTTTTCGCCACGCCAACCCGAGTGATTGAGTTCGGCGCCAATGTCGGCCTCAACATCGCCGCACTCCGGCAGATCAATGCCTATGCACACTGCGAGTTTACCGGAGTCGAGGTGAACGCCCTCGCGGCCAGCAAGCTGTGCGATGCTGGGGTGAAGACGTTTCAGATGTCGATGCTGGAGCCGGAAGAGCCCTGGGGCGGGGGCTATGATCTGGTTTTATCCAAGGGCCTGTTGATTCACGTCCCCCCGCAGCAATTGGCTCGCGCCTACGGGGCGCTGTACCGGGCGAGCCGGCGCTTTATCTTTTTGGCCGAATATCATAATCCTGTGCCGGTCGAGGTGGAATATCGCGGGCACGCAGGTAAATTATGGAAAAGAGATTTCGCCGCGGACATGCTGGACATGTTCCCCGGCCTAGAGGTGCGCAATGTCGGCTTCGCCTGGAGCCGCGATCCGGTCGCCCCTCAAGATGACCTCGTATATACCCTATTTGAGAAGGTCGCCTGATGCTGGTGCGCTGCAAAGAATGCCTGATGCCCACGACCCGGCCCGATACCGCCTTCGTGGATGGGGTGTGCTCGGCCTGCATCTCTTTCAAAAAACGTCATGAGATCGATTGGGAGCGGCGTAAAGAGGACTTGCTGGGTATTCTCGAATCTGCCAAAGTATCTCCTGACGGCTACCACTGCATTGTGCCGTCCTCGGGTGGCAAGGACAGTCATTGGCAGGTATTAAAGCTTATTGAACTTGGGGTGAGACCCCTTGTTGTTACAGCTACTACCTGTATGCTCACAGAAATCGGCAAGGCGAACATCCGCAACCTTGCCCGATACGCCGACACCATCGAGGCCACTCCGAACCTGCGGGTTCGGGCACTGTTAAACCGCTTAAGTCTGGAGCTGGTGGGCGACATCGGCTGGCCGGAACACGTAAGCATTTTCCACGTGCCTTGGCGCATCGCCAAAATGCACCAAATCCCCCTGATCTTCTATGGCGAGTGCCCGCAGAACGCCTATGGCGGGCCGATGGATTCGCTTGAGGCCCGGCAGATGACTCGCCGCTGGATCACCGAGTTCGGCGGCCATCTCGGCATGCGTCCGGTCGATCTGGTGGGACAGCATGGGCTGCGCCGGGAGGACATAGCTTATTACATGATGCCCGCGGACACCGACGGGATCGAGGCCCACTTCCTCGGGGCTTACTTCCCCTGGGACAGTCATCGCAATGCAAGGGTGGCGGTGGCGGCCGGCATGCAGGCAGTCAAGCCAATGCCGCATTCTTGGTGGACAGCAGAGAATCTCGATAACGGGCAGACGTCAATTCATGACTATTTTGGGTATCTTAAATTCGCGTACAATAGACTTTGCGCGCAGATTTCTGTTGACATCCGTTACGGAATGATTTCTCGTGAGGAAGCTATCGATATTGTCCGCCAGGACGACGGGAAAATCCCGTGGAACTACATGGGTATCGATCTGGTTGACGCCCTCAGCCACATCGGTCTGACCTTCAACGAGTTCATCGCGATCGCCCAGCATTATGCGAACAAAGATCTGTTCGATGTCTCGGATGCGCCGGGCCAGTGGCCGATGATGAAGCCCGCCGTCTGGGAAAATTCCTTTTTGGCTAGGTAGGTTACGGCACGGTGGGGCATGGCATGGCCGGGCGTGGATTGGCAGGGCAGGGCAAGGCACGGATTGCTTAAAACTAGAATAATTCCAGTAATTTTATATCGCGGCCATCAAGCCGTGAAAGGGAAGCAGTTCGACGGGTGGCGATCGGTGGGGAGCGTGGTCAACGCGGTGCGGGTGCATGCCCGGCGCGGGGTCGATGAGCTGGTGCTCCTCGATATCGGCGCTACCCCGGAAGGCCGGGAGCCGGATTTCGAGCTGATCAAGGAATTGAGCGGGGTGATCATGTCCCCGCTCACTGTTGGTGGTGGAATACGCTCAGTCGAGCATTTTCGCGAAGCTCTGCGCTGCGGCGCCGATAAAGTCGCGATTCGGACCGCCGCGCTCGAAGCCCCCGACCTTATCAGCCGCGCGGCTGAGTGCTTCGGAAGTCAGGCCGTGACGGTTGCCATCGACATCGTAGACGATGGGGATGAGCGCGCTTTTCAGCTCCCCGCCCTTGGGCCGGAAGTTGATGACGATGCTGGTGGCCCGGACCCGAAGAGGCTCGGTGGTCCAGTTTACCAGCTCGCCCTCGGGCAGGCCGCTGATGGTGAGGTTGCCAAGCTGATCGACGCGCCCGACCGCGCCCGCTCCGGTCCATTTCTTCGCCGTGCGGATGCCGTCAAGTTCGCGGTACAATGCGAGCATCTCGGCGCTGGGGAGCTTCTTGTCACGAGTGTAAGCCGCGACGGACTCCTTTGCGGCTACGACCTTCTCCTCATAAGAGAGATCGCTGAGGCGACGCGGATTCCGGTTGTTGCCGCTGGCGGGGCGGGGGGTTACGGCGATTTCGCTCATGCTATACGCCATGGTGCCCACGCTGTTGCAGCGGGCGCGATGTGGCAGTTCACTGACGCGACACCCCAGGAGGCATGCGAATACCTCGCGGGCAACGGGTTCCATGTTCGGCGGGACGTGCCCGGCGAAGTAGATCTGCGTTTCACGCCGCCCGTGCGGTCCGGTGTCGTTGCCAGTTAGAATCTCCATGTCGGCAAAGCGGAAACGGTATGCTGGCGGCTGGTTGATCGAGCAGAGAATATAGCGAAAGCTCTCTCCGGGCAGGACGATCGAAACATCGCTGGGGCTGACGCCGCGCGCCACCAATGCATTTCTGGCTGCCATGAGGTTGTGATGCGTCATCGGCATGGGCTGGGTCGGCACCGCCGCCTCTTCCAGGATCTCTTCGGACTCCATACTCTTTTCCTTCAGTTGCGTGGTTAGACGGGTCTTGAGGGCCTTGTATGCGGCCTCTTTTTTTGCTCGGACTTCCGTGGCTGTCATCGGCATGTTGATCTGGGGGTCGCCCAGCATCGTCGGGAAGGTTCCGATAAACATGGATGAGAAGATTTTCTTATCAAGATGCTCGCGTATGTATTTAGCGTAATCAGCCAGCAAGTCTTCATTCTTCGGCATCTTGATTGTCGTCACCGGACCCCAGCCCATAGCGTTTCTCCTGAATAGTGCGGCCCTCGTGTAGCCGCCGACGATTGCAGCATGGTCGCATGCAATATGCCAAGTGATCTGCGAGTCGCTCAGCGTGAATGCGCTGCTCACGATCCTGACCCCAAATGTTTCCGGCGATCCATCGCGCCCTGGCTTTCAAGCGCGCGGCGTGGTGCCGGCGCTCTGATCTGCTTCTGTCCCGCATCGGGTGGCCTCATCAGCTTGATTAGCGTGATGATCCGGGCTTTCAGCCAGTGATGCAGTGTCATTCCCCCTCCGTAGCCGTGTGTACCTTCAAGCAACAAGCACTTAAGCAAAGGATATCCCCATGCCTGCAAATCGCTGGGGCGCAGAGATTCAGACCTCGATCCGGGGTCGGGAACTTGGCCTCGATAATGACCGCTTCCTCGCCGGCCCTCCCGGTTTCCGTGAGCCGCTGGAGAGCGTGAGCGCCGCATCGACTCTGGACTCGGTCGGCACTTCCGTCCTGACCGGCTCCACCGCCACCTTCACACTGCTCGCCCCCGAGAAGGTCGGCCAGCAGAAGGAGATCATCAACGCTTCGTCGATCTCGACGGCGACGATGGCGATCGTCCGTTCCACCGCGAACGGGGCCTGCAACTTCCTGCCGGTGACATCGGGCACCACGGAAGGCGCAACGGAAGGCAACGTCAAGCGCCTCAACCTGCTCAACGTCGGCGCCCGCGTGGTTCTGCGCGCGATCTCGACTGCGCAGTGGGCGCCGGTCTCGTTCCCGCAGTCTTCCTTGTATTTCACCATCTCAACATCTTCGTAAGGACTTCATGACGAAGAAGATCGCTTTGATCGGGTCAGCGCCATCATCAGTGGCGCTGGCTCCCTACTCCGACCCGACTTGGGAAATCTGGGGCTGCTCACCGGGTGCGCGTCCCTATGTCAAGAAGGTCGATGCGTGGTTCGAGATCCATCTCTGGGAACCACATCAACCATGGTTTTCGCCTGAATATATCGATTTCATGGCGAAATTACCAGTGCCTGTTTACATGCTCGAACATGTGGCCGCGATCCCAGGTTCGGTGCCCTACCCCAAAGAAGAGATCATGCGCCTGTTCGGTCCCGGCGCGACCTTCTTTTACACTTCATCGCTGTCATGGATGTTTGCTCTGGCGATCGCGTCCGGTGCCAAGGAAATTGGCCTTTGGGGCGTCGATATGTCAGCCGCCGAGGAAGTCTATACCCACCAGCGCGCCGGCTGCCAGTATTTCATCGGCAAGGCGATGGAGATGGGCATCAAGGTGACGGTGCCGCCGCAGTCCGATCTGCTGCGCCCAACCCCGCTCTATGGCTTCCGTGAGCTGGACCCGATGGATCTCAAGCTGCTGGCTCGCAAGAACGAGCTGGAACAGCGCGTGGCCATGGCGACCAACACCTACGAGAACGCCAAGAACGAGATCCTGCAACTGCGCGGCGCCATCGAGGATGTGAACTACATCCGCGCTACCTGGGTCCAGGATCGCACCGCGGTGGATCTGATCTCCGGGTTCGATTACCTGCCGCCGCCCCAGGCGCCCGCGAGCGCGGAGGTGCCGACCAAGGCCGATCCGATCGCGCCGTCTCCTGCGGTGGGGCCGGAGATCATCAGGATGCGGGAGGCCCAGACAGTCACCTGGGGCACCACGCCGGTCCCGGAGTTGGTTAACGGGCTGATGTGATGACCCTCTCTCCGCTCGATGAGCTGCTGCAAAAGCTCGACAAGATGTCGCCTGCCGAGCTTGTCGAGCTGGAGAAGAGCATTGAAGGCGAGGCCGAGCAGGTTTGGATTCCCAATTATGGGCCGCAATACACGGCCTATTACCATCCCGCCCAGGAGCTGCTTTACGGCGGCCAGGGCGGGGGCGGGAAATCCGATCTGGCGCTCGGCCTCGCCTTCACCGCGCATTACCGCTCGCTGATCCTGCGCCGGCAGTATGTCGATCTGGGCGGCCTGACCGAACGGGCCATCGAGATCAACGGCTCGCGCGACGGCTTCTCCGGCTCGATCCCGCCCAAGCTGCGCACCAAGGATGAGCGCCTACTGGTGTTCGGTGCGCATAAAGACCCTGGCGATGAGCAGTCCTTCCAGGGGCAACCCTTCGATCTGAAGGTGTTCGACGAAGCCTGCCAGCATCTGGAATCACAGATCCTGTTCCATCTGGGCTGGCTGCGGTCGGCACGCGAGGATCAGCGATGCCGGGCGCTGCTGGTGTCCAATCCGCCCGTGGACGCGGCCGGCGACTGGATGATCCGGCGCTATCGTCCCTGGCTCGATCTGACCCACCCCAACCCGGCCCGGCATGGCGAGATCCGCTGGTTCATCACCAATCCCGACGGCGAGGATATGGAGGTGGATGGACCGACGCCGCTGGAATATGTGGTGAACGGCGACAAGACCACATACATCCCGAAATCGCGCAGCTTCATCCCCGCCAAGCTTTCTGACAATCCCTATCTGATCAAGTCCGGCTATCAGGCTACGCTCGACGCGCTGCCCGAGCCGCTGCGCTCCGCGATCCGCGACGGCAACTTCATGGCCGCGCGCTCGGACGCCTCCAATCAGCTCATCCCGACCACCTGGGTGATCGAGGCGCAGAACCGCTGGCACAAGGATGGCGGGCGCGGCAAGACGATGACCGCCATGGGTTATGACCCGGCAGGCGGCGGGCGGGATACCGCGGAACTCGCGATGCGCCGGGACTTTTGGTACGACGAGATCGTCACCACCAAGGGCTCCGAGACCGTCGATGGCTCGCTCACCGTGGCGCATATCTTCAAGCACCGGCGCGACAATGCGATCATCGTCATCGACAGCGGTGGCGGCTATGCCGGCCAGACCTCGCTGCGCCTGCGCGACAACAAGGTGGACTATCACCTTTATAACGGCAATCACGAGGGCGTCGGCCGCGACCAGTCCGGCAAGCTGAAGTTCTTCAACCACCGTTCCGAGGTGTGGTGGAAGTTCCGTGAGGCGCTCGATCCCGATCAGCCCGGTGGTGCGCGCATGGCTTTGCCGCCCGGCGCTGAGCTGCGCGCCGATCTCACCGCGCCCACCTATACGGTCGAGATGGGCGGCATCAAGATCGAGTCCAAGGAGGCGCTGCGGAAGCGCCTGGGCCGCTCCCCTGGCAAGGGGGACTCTGTGGTGATCTGCTGGCATGACGGCAATACCGCCAATCGCAAGCGGGCCGCCGCCAGCGAATCCAGCAATCCCCGCCATAACCTCCCCAAACATTCCACGCCCACCCGGCGTGGCGCGCTGCAAAAGCGCCGCGGGCATTAGCCCTGCGACATCTTGCCGCATTGCATATGTACTGATAAGATTTGCTTGGGTAAAAGAAGAGAATTAGAACAGTATAACAGACTGTTCTGTTCAGAAATCCCCAACAATCTCATCTAGGACATAGACATGCCCAAGCAGCGTGCAGAAAAAACTGCGATCAAGAAGACCTCAGCCGGCAAATCACGTGGCGCCCGCAAGCTCAGCGACGGGCAGGTACTGGAGCTGGTCGGCGAATACAAGCCGCGCGTCGTCACACTGAAGATGCTCAGCGAGAAGTACAGCATCAGCATCGGTTCCGTTCACGCCATCATCAAGGGCCGCAGCTATGCATGGCTGACCGGCATCGGCGTCGAGCCCGCCCTCGAAGCGGCAGCGTAAGTCCTTCGGCCATTGGCGCGCGGGGCAGCCGCGCGTCCCGTTCCCTTCCCCGTAGGAGAACCCCATGGCCTCTAAACCCAAAATGCCCCCGGCTCCGCCCGTCGTGCGGATGCCAACCCCCGAAGATCCCACAGCAGTCGCCGCTAAGAAGCGGGCTCAAGCCGCCCTGTCGTCGCGTCGTGGCCGTGACTACACGGACATGACCGGCACGGGCGGCGGAACCGACTCTGTGGATTTCCTGGGGAAATAATCACTTGGCGCGCTATAAGGACAGCCGGGCGAAGGAAATCCTGGACCTCGGCAATCACCTCTTCGACAAGAGGAAGCCGCTGGACAGCTTGCTCCAAGACATCGCTTGGCAGTTCGCGCCAGATTTGGCTGAGTTCATGGCCCCCCTCGATCTCGGCGAAGATTGGGGGGCTGACCGCATGGACAGCTTTCCACAACAGGCATATGCCGAGCTGTGCAGTCAGCTCGGCATTATGCTGCGCCCTTACAACAAGCAGTGGTTTACATCCTCGACCGGCGACAATGAGCTGGATCGGGATGAGGCCACGGCGCAGTTCAACGAGTATGTCTCGGGCGTCATGCGCCGCGAGATGTATCGCGCCAAGACCGGCTTCATCGCCGCCGCCAAGGATTGGGACCGGCAATATGTCGGCTTCGGCCAGGGTGTGCTGTCGATTGAGGAAAGCCCGGTCGATCGCGAGCATCTGTTCTTCCGCAATCATCACATCAAAGACGTCGTGTGGTTGAACAACCAGCTCCAGCAGGTTGACCACCTCCACCGGCGCGAGTCGATGAGCGCCCGGCAGATGGTGCGCACCTTCGGCGAGAACCGGCTGCATGAGAGCATCGGGCGCGCCGCGCGCAAGGAGCCAAATCGCGAGTTTCCGATTCGGTATGTCTCGATGCCCGGCGACGAATATGATGATTTCGCTGAGGACACCGCCAAGAACGGCAACTCCAAACGGCGCAATCTCGATTTCGTCAATTGCTGCATCGACGTCGAGAACTGCCGGATGATCAAGGACGGCGGCTCTCCGGTGTTCAACTACATCGTCTCGCGCTGGCACCGGCTGTCGAATACTCAATACGCCTTCAGCCCGGCAACCATGACGGCGCTGCCCGATGGTCGCATGGCGCAGATGCTCTCTCAGATCCTGCTGGAGAGCGGCGAGAAGGCCATCGACCCGCCCATGGTGGGCAAGCAGGAGGCCGTGATCGGCGAGCCCAACATCGCCGCGGGCGGTATCTCCTGGGTGGATCTCGACCACGACACCAAGCTTTCGGACGCCCTCGACATCTTGAAGATCGACGCGGATATGCGGGTCGGCTTCCAGATGCGCGTGGACGTGCGCGAGATGCTGAGCAAGGCGTTCTTCCTCGACAAGCTCCGGCTCCCCGAGACCGGCGCCAAGGAGATGACCGCCTTCGAGGTGGCGCGTCGCCTGGAAGAGCACATCCGCGATCTGCTGCCGCTGTTCGAGCCGGCCCAGGTCGAGCACAGCCGCATGCTGGACACCGTGTTCAACCTCCTCGTGACCATGAAGAAGATCGACTTCAGCCGGATGCCCGACTCGATGTCCGAGGTGGACACGATCTGGGAATTCGACACGCCGATTACCGGCATGGAATCTCGCCTGTTGGTCGAGCAGTTCCTCGATACCGCCAATGTGGTCGCGGTCGCCAAGGAATCGGAGCCGGCCATCGCAGTGCCGCTGCATTTCAATCGCGCGCTGCGCGATGCGATCCGCGGCGTCGGCGGCCCGGCCTCATGGCGCATGACACAGGAAGAGCAGGACGAAGCCGCCGCAGCGAACGAAGAGCAGATGGGCATGGACAGCGCCATCCAGCAGATCGGGGCAGGCGGCATGGCGGCCGAGCAGGTCGGCAAGGCCGGTCAGGCGCTCGGCATGATCGCTCCCCCTGGCAAGGGGGCGCCCGCGGGTGGCGCTCCGGCCGAGGGCGGTGGGGCCGCGCCACCTCCTGGCCCAGCCCCATCCGGCGCGATGCCGCTGCCGTCGGCCGCTCCAGCGTCTGGCCCAGGCGGCGGTGGCCCGGCGATGCAGGGCGGTGCCGACATCTCCGGCCTGATCGCGGCCCTCGGGGCGGGCGCGGCGGCGGGCGGCGGGCAGCCGGCGCCGGTACAATCGTCGGGTGGCAACACCAGCGAGATGCTGCTGCGGCGCATCCTCAACGAGCTGGCGGCGCTGAATGAGACCATGCAGCAGCCGCGCAAGATCAGCCTGGAGAAGGGCAAGGACGGCAAGCTTTCGGGCGCCACCGCCACAGCAGGCAAGGGCAAATTTATTGAAGGGGCGCGGGCGTAATGTCAAAAACGGCCGTTTATGAAAGCGCGATTTTAGGATTGCTATTCAATGCAACCTCAATCGCTAATATTGCCCAAAATGGCATCTCGCCGCTGACCAGTCTTTGGGTGTCTCTGCATACCTCAGATCCCGGTGAGGCCGGCACGCAGGGCACCAATGAGGCGAATTATGCTGGCTATGCGCGTGTCTCTGTGGCGCGAACCACGGCGGGTTGGGCCGTCACTGGCGGCTCGGTGTCGCCAGTGACGGCAATCACCTATCCGTCGGCGACATCCACCTCTACGGGTACGCTGACGCATTTTGGTTGTGGCGCCAGCTCTGCTTCGACGGGCGGCGCGTTGTATTACAAGGGCACCATCTCGCCGAACGTGAGCTATCAGCAAAATACAGTGGTGCGCCTGACGACGGGATCGTCGATTACCGAAAGCTAATAGGAGCGGAAGGTGCCCCCAGCTTTTGAAGGAATCGCGTTCGAATACGCGGCATTCGAGGCGAATAACCCGGATGCCAGCGTTATTGAGGCCGCCATGCTGTCGGCCGGGGCGGCAACGGCGATCGCCGCTTCGCAGGCCACTATTGATGCGGCGGCCGCCGCTGCGGGCGCGGCCACGGCCATCGCTGTTGCTGAGTTGCTTACGGCGGTCGATGGCGCAATGGGTGCGGGCGGTGTCGCGACCGCGGTGGCGGTTGGCGATAGCGAAATTATTATTCCCGCAACGCCCGTGAGCAATGCGCCGGCAGGCGGCGGCGGGGCGACGCAAATCCCCGGCGTTGCCCCGCGGGTAAAGATCCGCAAGCCCAAGGTTCACACCATTCGCTACGGCGAATGGCCGGAGGAGCCGAATCCAGATGAGATTGAGCGTCGCGAGCGGAAGGAGTTGCTCGATCTGTTTAAGAGCGCCCGCGAAGAGGTGGGCGAAATTCCCGAAGATGATGAAGAAAGGGCGCTGATGTTGATTTTGGCGCTTGCCGCATGAGCCAATTCACTGTCACGCACAATCGTGTTTCCACTGTCTCGGACTCCACCGCCAATCCAGAGCGCGTTCAGGCATCGGACTGGAACGAGCCCCACGATATTGTCGTGTCCACCCTGTCGGTGTTGCCGCAGCGTTTCCAGACCGATGCCATTTCTGGATATTTGCCAATTGCCAGCTCCGGCATTATCCCCCTGCTGATCAACTCGCCGCTCGCTGGCACTATCGATCTGACCACCGTGCTCGGCTCAATCGGCTCAGGCAGCGCCTATTTTACAATCAATGGCACGTCGATTGGCGGCACCGCGCATACCGTGTCCACAGCCGAGAATGCCCAGACCCATTCCACGGGGAACAGTTTCTCGACCGGAGACGACCTTGCCATGGTGCTTGGCACCGGCACGACCGTGGCTGGGTTCGCCTTCTCTATCGCCTTTCGTTATGGCCTCACATCTTCGACCTCCACGGCCTGACATCATGCCGATATTTCTTTACATTAATGCAATTGAGGTCTTGCTTGCGGAAATTACTTTAGCGCTTCAAGCGACGTCACCAAGCCCTGGCAACAGCTCGACCATCACACTGCCATCAGGAATTCAGGCTGGAGACCTCATCGTTATTGCCGATAGCGCAATGGGATCGTCTACGCCCGCCGCCGTCACGCCGACTGGATTCACCGCGGCAATCACTAGCGTCAATGCAACGGGCATCCGACTATGCGCTAGCTATAAGCTTGCGGTTGGGACCGAGGGCGGCACGAGTGTCACGGGCATGGCTGGCAACGGCGGGTATGCCGCGGTGAAGGTTTGCTATGTCTTTCGTGGGAATGTAGCGGCGACTTCCGTTACCCTCGGCGATCCCGGTAGTCAGGGGACAAATAACGATCCGTCAAGTCAGGTGGTGACGGTCTCCGGCGGCGTGCCGCCGCTGGTGGTGCTTGGTTTTTATACCGCCCAGCCGGGCGGCTCCGGCCTTGTCAATCCGCGCACATTTAGCACGACCAAGGACGGCGAGATCGAAGGCATATCAGACGGAACCGACGATGGCGATCTCTGGATGGCGTATAAAATTTACAATAGTTCCCCAGCAGATACGACCATTGACATGGCCGATGAAGGATCAAATTGCTTGGGCAGTTGCTACATCGAGATGAGCAATGCTTAGGATGGTAATAATTATTTGTTGACATGGCGTATAGACTGTGTATCCATTGGAGGAATACTAAATGCCCATCACGCCCTGGCTGCCCAAGTCGCTGCCCTGGCTCCCGTCCGACTACACCGATGAAGTCGTTATGGCGGTCCGCGCCGTCTTCGAGGGCAAGGCCAACGCCGCGCAGCAGCAGACCTTCTTCCGCTGGCTGATGTACGCCACCACGGCGTCGGAAGAATTCGCAGATCTGTCGTTCCGCCCGGCCGACAAGGGGGGCACCGATGCGATGATCTTCGCCGAAGGCAAGCGTTTCGTCGGCATCCAGATCCGCAAGATGCTGCGCCCCGAACTGACCCCAAAACCCATCGCTCCCTCCGTATCTCTGCCCGTACAGCAGCGCCTTCGCAAGCGCCGCACGGGCGCTGCATAGACCGGACCTGGAGTTTCCCAAGGTATGATACATGACTGATCAGGCCATCAAGGACCGCCCGACCGACGACTCCGCCACAGACGATGCCGCAGACAAGGCCACCGATAAGGCGCTCGATGGCGGCGCCGGAAACGACAAGCAGCCCGACGGTGCCGACAAATCCGCTGACGACAAGGCCGCCGACAAGGGCGCGGACAAGGCGGACAAGAAGGCAGGCGGGAATCTCTTCGACGGCCTCGACGATGACGATGGCGATGGCAAAGACGACAAAGCCGATGGCGCCAAAGACAATGCCGCAGATAAAGCGGCGGATAAGTCCGGCGACAAAGAGGCTGACAAAAAGACTGAGACTGAAGACGAAAAACGCGAGCGCCTAGCTGCCGATGCGCAGTGGCGCGATCGGGTCGCCGACAAGATGTTGGCGCCGCTGAAGGACAAGCTCAGCGCGAAGAAGTTCGAGCAGCGCCGCGAGCAGATCATCAACCAGCTCAAGCGCGCCAAGTCGATCGACGATGCGATCGTCAACGGTATGCTCGCCCAGGAAAAGCTCCGGGCCGGCGACCACAAGCGTCCGCCCGAGGACGCTACCGCCGAAGAGCAGGCGGCATGGCGCAAAGAGAACGATATCCCGGAAGCGGCCGACAAGTATGAGATTCCGGTTGTCGCCGGTCATACCTGGACCGAAAAAGACCAGCCGACCATCGACGCCTTCCGCACCGCGGCTTTTGAGGGCGGGCTCAATCAGAGCCAAGTCAACAAGCTGGTCAACTGGCACATCCTGGAGCAGCAGCGCGTCGCCGAGGAAATGGATGGCGCGCTGAAGCGGCATGACGCGGAGGATCGCGAAGCCTGCTACGACCAGATCCGCTCCGAGTTCGGCGTGCGCGAGTTCAAGCCGCACATGACCGCGATGAAGCGGCTGATCGAAGACAATGACGTATTCGGCGAGGACAATGCCGAGAAGATCATGTCAGCCCGGTATTTTGATGAGGATGCAGGGATCTGGCGCCGGCTCACCTCGATCCCCGGCGTGGCGCGCGGCCTGATCGGGCTGGCGCTGGATCGCTACGGCGACGCCGGCATGCCTTCCGGCGACGGCACCCGTCCTGGCGGCAAGTCGCGGCTGGACGAGATCAACGAGATCATGCGCGTCGATTTCGATCGCTATCATCGCGAGAACCTTGCCGACGAAGCGCTCACGATCCAGACCGAGATCGAGCGCAAGGCAGCGCGGCGCGGCAAGCGCTGACACGAAGACGGCCCCGCCTTCATGGGGTCGGGACCGTCAGCGCCTGTCACCGCCTAGGAAGAGAGTGAAAGCGGAGTCCATGAGCGAGCACGGACTCCGCAGTGAGCCGGAAGCTTGCTCATTGACGCCAGAGGCTCACGTCACCGGCACGGTTGAGATCAAAATGAATCAGTTCGATCACTAAGTGCCGGGTATTGGTATTGCCTGATTTCTTTATGCAATAGATTTGTCCCTTTTTCAAGTGACCACTCATAGCGGCTAACCTGTTTTCCACAGCCCCGCGCCGAGCGTTTCTCGCCTACCCCGCCCACGGAAAGCCCCGATAGTCCCTGCCCCCGCGGCCCTGTGTTCTGACGAGAGCATAGCCAACCCGCACCCCGCAGGCCCGACCGCTCGGCCAACCTTCTCCCGCAGGCTCGAACCCCTCCCCTCAATTTGTCTCAAGGAAATGCGACATGGCTGACTCAGCCTTTCAAACGCATTACCGCAACGAGCACATTGCAGCGTTCGAGCAGAATTACTCAGTGCTCAGAATGACTTGCGTGCAAGAAGCGGTAATCAAGGGTAATCAGGCGGTCTTTCTGGTCTCCGGCTCGGGCGGCGTTGCCGCTGTGACTCGCGGCCTGAATGGCCTGATCCCCTACACCACTGTCGAGAACGTGCAGAACACTGCCGTCCTCCAGGAGTACCACGCTCCGTTCGAGCGCACCGGCTTCAACATCTTTGCAAGCCAGGGCGACCAGCGCCGCATCATGCAGCTTGGTTCTGTCGCGGTGATGAACCGCAACATCGATCAGGTCATCATGGATGAGCTGGACACCGCCACCCTGACGACGGGCGCGGCTGTTACGGCCAATCTCAGCCTCGTGATCAAGTCCAAGGTCATTTTGGGCGTCAACGAGGTGCCGACCACCGAAGAAGACAACATGTTCGCGGTCATCTCGCCCGCGTTCGAGGGCTACCTCATGCAGGTGCCGGAGTTCTCTTCTGCGGACTATGTGGAGATCAAGCCTTTCGTCGGCCCCGCCAAGCGCATGCGCCGGTGGGCTGGCCTGAACTGGATCATCCATCCGAACGTGCCGGGTGTCGGCACCGCCAGTGAGAGCTGCTTCATGTACCACAAGAATAGCATGGGCCATGCTGCCAACAGCAAGGAAATGCAGGTGCTTGTGGACTATGACGGCAAGCAGGATCTGAGCTGGTCTCGTGCAACTCTCTGGCACGGCGCCAAGAAGCTCCAGAATTCGGGCATCGTGAAGATGGTTCACGACGGCTCCGCATTCGTGGCTTCGTAAGCCCGTTAAGCGAAGGGAACACTTGAACCATGCCTTATTCAACAGCAAACCGCCCCTTCCTGACTGTCGCGGCAGTCGCAGGGGGCTTCGGCGTCGGCTCATCAGACGCCGGTGGCAATCGCTGGATGTACCGTTCCAGCGATGCCATCGCTACCGTGATCGCCACCGGTTACTTCACCGAGGGCGGTCCGAACAAGCTCAACATGCGTCCCGGCGACATCGTGGATTTCGTCCGCGTGTCAACGGCGGTGCCGGCGATCCCGCAGGCGCTGCATACGCTGTGCATTTCGTCCTTCTCCACCAATGGTGCGAGCGCGACGATTCTTGGAACTTCGTCCTAATTCTGGGGCGAGGCCGTTACGGGGCGGCGGCGCAGGTCGCCGCCCTCTCAACCCTGGAAAATCCATGACCGACGAGACCAAGCCGAGAGACGACAAGGTTATCTCTGCGAAATGCCTGACAAGATCTTCGCAGTATGACATGACTGTCAAGCAACTCTTCGAGATCCTTCCCGAAGATATCGAATATCAGGATCTTTTCCACCCTGGCTTTTGGCGTCACCATGTCGGCCTCGGGCCGAATACATTGGTTCGCTTGCGCCACGCCCTGGGTGATTTCGACGTGATCGTGAACGTGGTCCACAAGGTGGCCAACGGTCTGCTCGTCGAGTTCTTCTCCGGCCGCCCGCCGCGCGGCATCGATCCCTACAAGGTCGAGACCGATGCCCGCAATGAGGCGCTGCGCCTTGTCGTGGCGCCGATCGCCCCCGACGGCAAGCCGGTCTGCCGCACGCAGTTCCTGCCCAAGACCGACTTCCGTGTGCTTGGCCTGGGCGGCGCCGAAGTGCAGCGCAACATCAAGACCCAGAAGGAAGCCGAGGTGGTGCTGGCCAATTATCTCGTCGCCCTCAACATGCGCAATCCCACCGATGATGAGCTGATCGCGCACGCCAAGACCAGGACCGCTGCGGCCGAAGCCGCCTCGAAAGAGAGTGCGCCCGCCTAATCTGAGGAGCCCGCTGTGGCAACCAAGCTGACCGTCTACAATCGGGCTTTGCTGGCGCTGAAATCGCGCCGGCTGGCCACGCTGACCGAGAACCGTTCCGAACGCCGGGATCTGGATTCGGTGTATAGCGAGACGCTCGACTGGATGCTGGAGCGGGCTCTTTGGAATTTCTCGCTGTCCAGCGAGGAGTGGACACCTTCAGCCGAGGCGGAATCGCAGTTCGGCTACCAGTATGTCTATGACAAGCCCGAGTTCTATATGCGCCTTGTGCGCATCGCCGCCAACGAACGCTTCGTCCCAACGCTCTCCGATTTTAGCGAGGAGGGCGATTTCTTTTTCTCCGACGTCTCGCCGATGTGGGTGCAATACGTCTCCACCGACCCGCGGCGCGGTCGTGATCCCGGTAAATGGACCCCCTCTTTTGCCGAAGCCTTCGCCATGGAGCTGGCGTGGCGCGCCGGCCCGCATATTTGCTCGATGTCCGCCGCGGACGAAGACAAGCTCGACAAGATGCGGCGCAAGGCGCTGTCCGAGGCCAAGTCCTCCGATGCCGTGAACCAGCCGATGAGCGTCCTGCCGCCCGGCCGCCTTGTCCAGGCGCGCACCGGCCGCCGCAACTCCTACAATAACATGAGGCGCACTCCCTATGCCTGATACCATCGATCGCCTGGAGGGCGCGCGCACAACGTTTGGCATGAAAAAGCCCGTGGTCGCCGCAACCACGGGCGTTATTACATTGTCGGGCGAGCAGACCATCGACGGCATCGCCGTGGTCGAGAACGATCGCGTCCTGGTCAAGGATCAGGCCAGCGCCAGCTTCAACGGCATCTATTACGCCTCGACCGGCGACTGGACGCGCGCTGTCGATTTTGATGGCGCCACGGATTTCACCAAGGGGACTTGCGTCCCCGTCGCGGCCGGGAGCGCGAATGCCGGTCGCATTTACAGGGTCACGTCATCCACTCCAGCCGAGATCGATGTAGACGCCATCGACTTTGATGTCGTGTCATTCGTCAACCCCAACGACAGCAGCGCCCTCAACGTCCAGGATTACGGCGCCGTCGGGGATGGAGTCACGGATGATTCCGCCGCCTTCCAGGCAGCCATCGATGCGGCATCGGGTGTTGACGGGCTGTTTCGCGTCTATGTTCCCAACACGGTGCTCGGCTACGCTATCGGCGCAACGCTGGAGGTGCCGACGGGCGTTGTTGTGTTTGGCGACAATCGGAAGGGACTCCAGCTTAGCCGGATCAAGCCGACCGCGGGGTTTTCATCGCCGCTGTTTCAAACAGAAGACTACGGTGTAACGCGCAAGCTTCGGATTGGAATTGAGGGGTTATACCTTGATGGCTCCTCAACAACCCTAACGGCGATTCGAGTTAATTGCCAGGAATCTCATTTTCGAGATCTTACCATCAAGAATTGCTTTACCTACGGCATTCACATTGCCGGTGTTGGGTCTGGAGCATCTGAGCAGGCCCTGAATAACCACATCGAAGATTGCTTATTTGCTGGAATAAGCGGAGTAGTTGAATTTTTTGATGCTGTTTTTGTAGATTACAATTCCGCCGACAACACCATCCGCGACAATTATATTGAGGCATGCAAGGATGCCGGCGTCCGCTCGCGGGGGTATAACGATAAAATTCTGAACAATCATATTTACAGCATATCTGCTACTGGCGGCGGGGCCGGATGCGGGATCTATTCAGAAACATCTGCTGACAAAGACATCAGCCATAACTATATCGAACTAACGGCGGCCGGGGCGATACTGATCGACGGCGGGGCATCGGATTTTGGAACGCTGGCGGCGGTTGTTAGCGGAAACGTTCTTAGAAATATCAATACAGGTGCCGGGGCCAGCGGAGCAATTGTCGTCCAGGGATCGTTTATCTCAAGCATCTCTGTTATCGGAAACGTTGTTCGTCGAGACAACGCGACATCCTACTCCACATTATACTTTGTATTCTTCAGCAGCATCACGCCTGCAAGAGTGAGAGTGCAGGGAAATCAGTGGCAGGCATCCGTTGTCACAACGGCAGAAACGAATGTTGGCGGAAGGTACTTCAACGTAACGCCAACAAGCAACAGCGCCACAAGCGAAAACGATTTGATGAGCTTTGTGCTTCCGGCTGATTTGCTTGAGCTAAGCGGATCGTATCTGAAAATGACCGCGTGGGGGATAACCTCAACGCTTTCGACTGCCGTGACCAAGCGGATGAGAATGTATTTTGGCGCCACGGCGGTGGCTGACACCGGCGCGCTGCTGCTGGCTGGCGGCACCTGGAAGCTCGACGCTCTTGTGGCCAGGACAACCACGGCGGGTACGCAAGCCGCCATCGGCGTGGCCGCATTCTCCACCGGCGCCGCGGGCGTTGCCGGCTCAAGTCAGGCAACGCTGATCACCGCGCCAGGGGAAGCCCTCTTAGGTGTTGTGACTGCAAAAATCACCGCCCTGGCAACCGCCTCCACCGGGCAGGTAACGGCAAACGGCTTTCTCATTGAGCCCTTCCCGAGGTAATTGATGGGCAAAGTCAACGCCTTAACGCATTTGTTCAACGCCGGTGAGGTTTCTCGCGCGGCGTTGAACCGCGTGGACAAGGAGATCATTCGCCTGCATGCTGAGCATCAGGAAAATCTGATGCCCTATTCGATCGGCAAGGCGATCATGCGGCCGGGCTTTGAATTTCTCAGCCGGTCCTATGAGGGGCTGCGCCCGCGACTGCTGCCCTTCGTCAAGGGGCTCGGCGACGTTGCGATGATCGAGACGGTCGCCGGCTTCATGCGCGTCTGGCTGGATGATGGGCCGATCATGCGCCCGGCCGTCACCGCGACCGTGGTCAGCGGTGACTTCTCCTCGGCGACGGGCTGGACGGAAACCGAGACAGGTGGTGCGACGGCGACGATCGCCGACGGGATACTCACCCTGGCGGCGCCGGCTCGCGGCGGCCGGGCGCTGGTGCGCCAGCAAATCACCATCAATGAAACCGGCGAGGAGCACGCCCTCAGAGTCAATGTGCTCAACGGCCCCGTTACCCTGCGGGTCGGCGCGACCCAGGGCGGCGATGAATATCTCCAGGAAACCTCGCTCGGCGCCGGGCGGCACAGCCTTGCTTTCATCCCAACAGGGCTCTCCGGCGTCGATGAGCTGACGATGCTGCTGCTGCACTTTGATGGCGCAAATGGCTCAACCGTTATCACCGACAGCTCGCAGTATGGCCACACGGCGACATGTAACGGCAACGCGTCAATTGCGACAGCGCAGTCTAAATTTGGCGGCGCTTCCGCGGCGTTTGACGGAGCCAACGACGGAATCAATCTTGATGGCAGCTCCGATTTTGCTTTTGGTGATGAAGACTTTACCATTGATTTTTGGTTTTATCGCACTGCGCTGACGGCAACCAACCATGTTCTGTACGATTCTCGTCCGTCGGGAACGACCACAGGTCCGTACCCGCTGATATACATGACCGATGGCGGCACCTCGCTTTATTGGTATATTGACGGCAACAATCGGATCACCTGCCCGGCTCCTGCGCTGGCGACATGGCACCACATTGCTGTGTCCAGGGCCGGATCGACAACAAGACTTTTTATCAATGGCGTGCTTCAGGGCGCCTTCACTGACACCTACATTTATCTGAATGGCGCATCTCGACCAATGATCGGATCGGCCGGAGCCTCTGTTAATACAGAGGAGTTCAACGGCTTTATCGACGAATTGCGCATCTCCAAGGGCATCGCCCGCTGGACCGCGAGCTTCACGCCGCCCACCAGCGCCTACAGCACCGCGGCCGACAGCGCTCATATTGAGCTGTCATCGATCCAGGAACGCGAGGTTATCGTGGATTCCATTGAGATCGAGGCTGAGGGGACCATGGTGATCGAGGCCCCGTGGTCCGAGACCGATCTGCGCGAAATCCGTCTCGACCAGTCCGGCGACGTCATCTTCATGGCCAATGGCAACTGGCAGCCGCGGACCATCGAGCGGCGCGCGGAGCGGTCCTGGTCGCTGGTCAAGTACCAGCCTGACGACGGCCCGTTTACGATTTCGCGCACCACCAATGCCCGGCTCAAGCCCAGCGACACCCATGGCAACATCACCCTGACCTCCGACTCGCCGTTCTTCCGGCCGGAGCAGGTCGGGGCGCTGTTTCAGATCGACCACGAGCGGCTCGATGCGACATGGCAGTTGGGCGGCGAGGGCGTGGCCACCGACGCCTTCCGGTCGCGCGGTATCGGCACCGAGAACGATTTCACCTTCGCCATCACCGGCACGTTTGTCGCAACCTACAATCTCCAGCGGTCCTTCGACGGCGAGGACTCCGGCTTCGTTGACGTCTCCACTGCGTCGTCAACAGCCTCCGGCTCCGTTGCGACCGCAGCGGAATACGACAATCAGATCTTCTGGCAGCGCTACGCGATCAAGGACGGCAATTACACCTCCGGCGTTATGAATGTGGCCGTGGAATATGGCGGCTTTGGCGGCGCGGGCGTCGCGCGCATGACCGCTTATGTGTCGCCGACCTCGGCCGAGGCTGAGGTGTTGAACGATTTTCATGATACAGTGTACTCGAAAGTCTGGGCTGAGGGCGATTGGTCGGACCGGCGCGGCTGGCCCGAGGCCGTCGGCTTTTTCGACGGTCGGCTGTGGTGGGCACGACGGGACAAATTCTGGGGATCAGAAAGCGACGACTATTATGCCTACAACCTTCTGACTGAAGGCGATTCCGGCTCGATCCAGCGCAACATCGCCTCGGGCGGGTTCACCAACCAGACGCAGTGGATCATGGGGCTTCAGCGCCTGATCCTGGGCACCAACGCTGCGCCGATCAGCGCGCGGTCATCGTCCTTCGATGAGCCGCTCACCCCGACCTCGATCACCATGAAGCCGGCCGCCAATGACGGCGCCGCCCGGATCAGCCCGGTCGTGGTTGGCTCGCGCGGCATCTTCGTCGGCTCCGATCTCAAGCGCATTTTCGAGCTGGCCTACAATGTCGATGCCCAGGACTACGTGGCCACCGATCTGCTGCGCATCCATGAGGATTTCGTCGAGCCCGATAACCCGGATGTCTATGGCGACACCTGGGTGGAGCTGGGCTATCAGAACAATCCCGTGCCTTATCTCTGGGCGCTGCGCGAGGACGGCATCGCTGGGCTGATGCTGTTCAATCCGGCCGAAGACGCGCGCGCCTGCTTCAGAGTCGCCACTGGACGAATCGGCAGCCTCGATGTAAATCGTACAGCA